CCAGTGTGGGCCAGAGCCGCTCCCTGATGGGTCACAGAGGTAGATTCAGCAGGAGTCTTGGTTCCAGTGGGGTTGTTACCGTCGCTATCACCCTGTCCATCACCAGTCTTGTTTCCGTTCTTGTGAGAGTCAGGAGACGGAGCTTCAGTGGTTACGCTCGGAGCCGGGTTAGTTCCGTCCGGCGTAGGAGTTGCATCTCCTGGAATGGACGGATCCGGAGCCGGAGTCGTTTCACCAGGGGTTGGGACGACGGGAGCAGGCGTAGTTTCACTTGGGTTCGGCGTAGGTGTAGGTGCCGGAGTTGTTTCCTCTGGAGTCGGGACGACCGGATCGCCGCTTTCGCTTGGAGCCGGGGTCGGCTGAGGCGCGGGAGTCGTTTCACTCGGTGTCGGTGTGGGTGCAGGCGTCGGTGTTACCTCACCGGGAGTGGGCTGAGGCGTCGGCTCAGGCTCAGGGTTAGGCGCTGGGGGAGTGACACCATCATGATCGGGCAGAGCCGGGGTCGGCTTCGGTGTAGGAGCCGGAGTAGGCTCAGGAGCAGGTGTAGGGGTGGTCTCACCAGGGGTGGGAGTAGGAGTTGGTGCCGGTTCTTCCTGATGCGGAAGAGTGACAACCTCGTCGTCTGCGCCCCAGCCATCGATGAAGTTCGCATCCATGTACTTACCCCAGTTGCCGGGCTGCTTTTGGCGATCCACGCTCCAGACCCAGACGATGTAGCCGTTATTCAAAGCGGTGGCAGGCTTGGCGATTGAGGCCGTCTTGGTGCCCGGCTCGTTAAAGTCGAGATCGGTTTCACCAATGAGCTGCGCACCAGATGGAAGCGTGTATGTAAGCTCAGGCTTGTTCTTCATGTAGTACACCTGGCCGTGGACTGTGGCCGGGGCCATTTCATGGTTGATGACGAGCCAGGGGTCTCGGCCATAGGTCGGGTCCGAGGCGACGGTCACATCGTCCTTGAGTTCATCACCATCAATGCCGTACTTGACAGCATTCGTCTTAACGGTCAGTGCCCAGCGGCAGTTGTATGCTGCGATGCCGTCGTCAGCGGGAACGGTATTGAATGCTCCCGAGGTGCCAATGAGACCAAACGATGAGCCACTGACATGAGCAGACTCACCCGGCTCAGGTGTGTAGGACAGTTCGTCGAAGGCTCCGGTGTGAATCTTGCAGTGGTCGGAGTTGTCAGCGGCTGCGGCCTTGGCCTGAGCGATCCTGTCTTGGAAGTCGTTGAAGCCTGCCACGGTGTCAGCACTAGCGGCATCTTCACTGTACTGATGAACAGCAGTAATGCCACCAGTCAGAGCTGCTGTGAAAGCGGCGGTTGCACCGATCGAGGCAACGAGTTTCTTCGTTTGCGTGTGCATAGATATTCTCTTTCTGTTGGGTTGTGAGAACTTTCGCATGAAAAACCCCTGTAGCACCAGTCTAGCTGGTACCACAGGGGTTTTGTGTCGTTGTGTGACTCAATATTCAGTTATAGTGTGCTGGTCAGAACGGGGGATTGTCCTGATCGGCGATCCCGACGAACGGCGACTGCATGTCGTCGTAGACGGGAGCCTGGGGTGCAACCTGAGCAGCAGGAGCAGCGGGGGCTGCGAGCTGTGCTGCGCGGTTGTAGGCATCCTGAGCGGCAACGCGCTTGGCGAGACGATCAGTGGTGGTCTTGCGCGACTCCAGCATCTGAACGTCAGAGACGATCAGCTTGGTGGCGAAGTGGCGCTCACCTGCGCGATCGACGTAGGAGTCGGTGGTGATGCGGTAAGCGACCTCGACAAGGTCACCCTTGTGGATCATGTCGAAAACGCCATTGTCGCGGTCAGCGGGAATGAAGCGCTCGACGGGCACTGCGTCGGTGCCACGTTCGCCGTTGCGATCGGTGAAATCCTGATCGACCAGAACGGTGAAGCGAACGGTGCGAGAACCGTCAGAGTTGTCGAAGAAGCGAGGGTCTGCTGCCAGGCGGCCAAGAGCGATACCGTGGTTGCGAGTGTTGATACGAGCCATTGTTATTCTCCTTTGTGTGTAACACGTAGATCTTTGTGATCTTGATCAGTATATCTTTGGGTGCATCTGTGATGCACTGAGATAAACTATTTGTTCTGCTTTTTCAGCAGAATTGCTCCCAGACTAGGATTCGAACCTAGACCAACAGATTCAGAGTCTGCGATGCTGCCATTACACCATCTGGGAAAAGAGCCAAGAGACAGAGATTATTTCTTGGCTGTGGGTCTCAGTACCCTTCTTCCTCGTCCACGTGGAGATAGATCTCAGGTTCCGTGGCGATGAGGTAGTCGCGGAAGCTCTCAATGATGTCTCGCCAGGCGTGACGCGACCCGAACAGGCGGTCGAGCATAGGCCACATCTCAGTATTTTCTGAGTCACCGACGACGCGCGAGGTCTGCTTCCAGATGCTGTCACCGATGTTCTCGACCTCGGTGACGAGCAGGGAGATATGGGGGTAGTCCTCGTGGTTGTAGTCCTCCCACAGTGACACGTGGTAGTTGTGGTTGTAGTCGTCACAGTAGGTCTCGTACCACAGGCGGGTATCTTCGAACAGGCCGTAGTCGGCTGCGACGAGGCCCCATTGCTCCCAGTCGAGGTTCAAGGGTGTGTGAGGCATGGTGGTCTCCTTTTGTGTTGGTTATGGTTGGTGTTGAGACGTGGCTCCCAGACTAGGGGTCGAACCTAGATTCTCGGGATCAAAACCCGATGTGCTGCCTTTACACTATCTGGGAATGGATTATAGAGAAGTGGGCCAGGCTGGATTCGAACCAGCAATGTTTCTGATGTGCTCGGTTTACAGCCGAGTGCCTTCAACCAATTCGGCGCACTGACCCTTGTTGTTAACTCGAGAGAGTCTACACGGTTCATGACTAATTTCTAGTCATATGGCATGTAGATGCTGGCGCATCTACATTGTCGGAATGGCGGGACTCGAACCCGCGACCCCCTGTTCCCAAAACAGGTGCGCTACCAACTGCGCCACATTCCGTTGTTGGCGGGTGTGCTCTCTGACCCCAGATCACCTCTGTTGGCAGGCCGGAGAGCACACCGGATGCGGTCGTCCGATGAGAAGGTGATTCACCATCGCTCCGCTACCTCCCTGTGGCTGCGTGCAGAGAGGTGGTATATATGCATTATAGCGTCAATTGTGTTCGTGTATCAATATTTTGTAGTCAGTATGGTAAACTGATTTATATGAAGGTTCGATATACGTATAGGCTGCGCCCCGGTAAGCAGGCCGAACAATACCTGTTTGCCGAGTGGGGTGCGTGTCGGTACGTGTGGAATCAAATGGTTGAGGAGTCGCGACGCCGACACGAGAACGGTCAAACTTTCGGCCCGAATGAGGCATCGAAACATCTCACGCATCTTAGGCATACGGTCAAGGATGAGAACGGTGCTCTTTGGCTTGCCGCGCATTCAAGCGTGCCGCAACAACAGATTGTAAGAGGCTTTAGTTCCAGTCGTAAGAAAGCGCTTCTGGATCGTAAGAATAAGAAACATATTCGCAGTGGGCTACCTCGTTATAAGAGTCGTCGCTACGCACAACCCACGCTAAATTATGTTGGTCGCGCATTTGGGTTGGTAGAAGTAAGTGGTGTACTTAGGTTGAAGCTCACCAAGGGGGTAACAATCCCTGTGGTGTGGTCGAGGGAGCTTCCATCTGCGCCGACCAGCGTCAGAGTTTATCGTAAATCTAATGGTAAATGGTTTGCGGCGTTTGTGATTGAAACTGAGCCGGAATGCAATATGTCTCATACGGGTAGCGCTGTGGGTATTGATTGGGGAGTGCGGGAAACGGCGACTACTGTGACCGTTGATAGCCAAGGTGAGGTCAGGGAACGCAAAGATCTTGACATACCATTCGGTGCTTATGAGCGTAAGTATGAGAAACAGCTGGCTGAAGCTCAACGGTGTATGGCCCGCCGGTATCAGAAAGACAAGCGTCGCTCTGAGCAGTCCTGTGGATACAAGAAAGCGCTGCGCCAGTACCGTGAACTCAAAAGACGTAGCACCGCGCAACGCAAGGACGCGGCCAACAAGTGGGCAGTCAAAGTATGTAGGAACAGTGACGCTATTGCTAGTGAGGATTTCAAGCCGAAGTTCCTCTCCCGCACCACTATGGCGAGGAAAGTCCAAGACGCAGCCATCGGGCAACTCATTGACACTCTTGAATGGCAGGCCGTTAAACGCGGCAGAAGATTTGTGAAGGTTAACCCGGCGTACACTACGCAGGATTGCAGCAATTGCGGTGCGAGAGCCAAACACCGCTTGAGCTTGCAAGATCGCGTGTATAAGTGTGAGTGCTGTGGGTTCGTGTTGGACCGGGATAGGAACTCGGCCATTAACATGCTTATCGGGGCTGGTTTCATCCCCGGGCCTATAAGGACGTTAAGTCGTAGCGATGCCGCTGTGCATGGCCGCGCAGTCCCTGAAAATGCCAAAATCCCCCGGCTCTAGTCGCGGGGAGGACTCAATCAGTTATGTGCTCGTCATATCCAGCATTGCCTGGTTGCTTGGTGGTTCCCTCGGTGGGAGTTGAACCCACACGTCCTTGTGGACACCTGATTTTGAGTCAGGCGCGTCTGCCTGTTTCGCCACGAGGGATTTTGATTGGTATATCAGTATTATATACCATGCATCAGTTGTTCGCTATATCTCTTGCGCGCGAGATGATCATTGTAGTATCGGGGCTATGTGCGGCATTACAACGTCGAACAATTTCTGCGAGATCATCATTAGTGTAATGATTGTCCCATGGGTCCACCCAAACGCAAAAAGGTTCATCGGGATTGTATGGTCGATGGACGTGATAGAACGTATTACATCCCGGTGGATCAATGATCGTACCGGCTGAGAAACTACTCGCCTTGAAGATATGACGAGTACCATCAGGACCTTCGGCTTCGAACATGTCGCCAGTGAGCTTTTCTGGCTCGCTCTCATCTTCTGTCATTGCCTTTTCAGTCTTTTCTGGGGTATCAATGGGATTATCCCCATTATCCCTATCGGTGATAAGAGATTTATCAATGTCGATGTTGAAGATGTCGCAGAAGCAATCAAGAGCGTAGTCGAGATCGGTCTTGACATCGAAGTTGGATTCATTTTCTTCAGAGATTTCATCGGAAAAAGCATCGTTGAGCATGTCGTTGAGAAGTTCAATGAGAGCTTCTACATTACCTATGAATTTTTGATGGTTAGTCATGGTGTATTTCTTTTCGAACCTTGTTTAGTGGCTAATCTCAGCGGTGTTGTAGTCGATGGTGTAGCCGTTTGCCGTGTTGGGCACTGTGATGTGCTCGGAGATCGACTTGTCGCATGACTCTATGTCAACAGTCACGGTGCGAGGAATCAGCTCATTACCGTTGTAATTGGGCGTGACGGCGTAGTACAGCGGGCAGGAAGCATGAGCCTGGTTATCCAGGTATGAGCGTGCCTTGGTCTCAGAGTAGGCCATACCACCGTTGTGAGCAGGGCTGATCCCGACGTTTTGCGTACGGGTTCCGGTGACAAGGTTCTCTTTCACCGGGTCGCCACCGAGAGAATCAGCGATCATGTGCGAGCGGTTCCAGAACCACCCTGTGTATGACTGCGAGCCATCGGTGATCGTGACCTTCTGGTTGTGCTTCGGCCAGCCGGTGGGGTTGACCTCGATCTTTTGACGGCCTCGAGCTTTAGCGGCTTTGCGCATATCAGTGGTGAGCAAGCTGTAGGCGCATGTGGGTCTGCCTAGAGAGTCGAGATCACAGTAGGTGATCTGACCTTCTTTTGCGTCCTTGTATGAGCGCTGGGCCTGCCCGTCAAGGCGGTAGTAATCAGCGTTGTATGTGATGCGCGGCGTGGGCTGGGTTTGCTGAGTTTGCTGGGGCTGGATATTGGTATTGTGCAGCTTATATGCAAAGGTAATGTATCCGGCAACCATGGCTGCACAGATGACAAGTGCGAGGGTGATGATTCCAATCAACCCGAGATGTTTCTTTGACATGAGAATTGTCCTTAATCAGTGGCGGTATTTGTGCGAAACGGGCGGGCACCAGCCATGGCCGGTGAGCAACCATTCGACATCGACGATGAGAATCGAGGCAAGAATATCAAGGTCTGCGATCGTGTAATCGAAGAGGTACCCGATGTAGGGTTCCATGCGAGCTGGCTCGATCGTCGGGTTGATTTGGCAAAAGCGGTCAATGACGCGGTTCAAGAATGTTTCGTGGGCGTTTTCGCTGGTCACATAGTGGATGTCGATAGCCATGGTGATGGGGCCTTTCGCTGCGTTGATAAGAGAAGAAAAGAGACCCTCTCCGTAACAGAGAGCAGGAGAGGGTCAGGGGAGAGAGTCGTTATAGTTTTCGGCGCACATCAGTGCGCCACACTCACCTCTACCCCGCTCTAGTGAAGGATGCGGTGTTCGAAATAATAGACACCCATTGCGATTTTGGGGATCAGTGTATCGCCAGGATCATGGGCCTTTTGGTTGCCTCGTGCGTGCAACCACGGGTCTTCGGCGCACACGCGTTCACTGAGTTCAGTGCCGATCCCGGTTGTTTCACCCAAAGCAGTGCAGATGCGAATGATGAGGTTCTTTTCCTCGTCGCTGAGTCGATCGGGGTCGCCTTGTGGAAGCTCACCGGGACGGATGATGAACTTGTTTCGGTGCAAAATGAACAGAAGTGGGCACACAGGGCCAGAGCGCCAGGCGTAGAAGTCTTCTGGGAACAGTGGTGCGCCCTGGTGCTTAACGAGGTGTTCTGCCTGTGCATAGAACGCGAGCCTGTGTAGTTGCATCGTTGCGATGGTGCCTGTACGGGTGAGGATATACGCTGCTACGTCTGTGATGGATTGGGCCATTATGTTTTCCTTTCTAGTGAGCGGGCGTGTACTGACGTCCGTGATCGGGATGCGACGGGTTGTAGACCCATATGCGACGGTTCCATACCACGTAAACGGGGATACCGGATTGGTGCGCGAGGTCGATGCATCCCCATGTGCCGCGCGAACCTTGCCCCTTGGGGTGGTCGGGGAAGGCCAGGCAGAGATCGGCTCCAAGGTTCACCATCTCTTTGTTACGGATGGGACCAGCCGCTCTGCCGTATTTTGTCCAATCGGCTCGATGAACCTCAGTAGGTAGGTTCAAGAGCTGTTGTCCCACGCGAGCGGCTTCGGTGTCTGCTCCTGTTGCGCCTCCATGGACGAGAACAGGGAGTTCATGGGTCTTTTCAAGGATTTCTCGCACGGCGATGAGCAGGGCGTGTGAATCGTATGAGGTCCATTGGTGGTTGCGAGAACCTGTGATGAGCAAGCGTGACATAGGGGTGCTCCAAACAAAAAGAAGGAAATAAGAATCTGTATAATTATCGGCACACACCAGTGTGCCATAGAACTATGTTATAGTTAAGTATCAATGGAAACGTAGAGCCACAAGGCTTTGAAAGGAGATTTTCGAGTGAGTGAACACGAGGCAGGCGAGCCGATGATGCGGCTCAATGTCCGTATGCCGCGCAGCATACGTGACAAGGTTGCGTATTGGGCCGAGAAAGAGAACTTAAGCGCCAATGATTTCATCATTGAATGCATCGAGGGGCATATTGCGCGTGCAAACGGCGATTATGATCTGCCGACCCTAGAGCAAGCACGCCTGGCTCAACTCGTTGATGCCCAGGTTGTTCTTGCCAGTAACGTTGCCAACCTTCACAAGATGGTCGAATCAATGGCAGGTACCATCATTGGCCTCACCCGAGGAGACAGTTACCTGCTCGATGACGAGGACGGAGAAGAATGATGCCTGAGTACGATTACGATAGCAGAGCGCCTGAGATTTTTGACCCTCGCGCTGCCATTAAGAAGCAGTTGCGCGAGCGAGGCCATAGCGATCAGCCTGTTGTGGTTTCGGCGCGTGGGCAGCATGGTGGTAGCGGTGGTCACAGCAGCGCTGCTCCTGGAGCTACGTCTGGTATTGGTGCAACACCACCACAGCTCCAGCGCGATGAGCCAGGGGATGCGATCACGGAAGCAGAGGGTGTTAACTCGTCTGCTCGTGAGAGTGAGACGCCTAGTGGCGAGCCTCAGAAGGGGGTTGATGAGCCAAGTCATGAGACGGTGCCGATGATTTTGCGTCATCGCGATGGCAGCGAGATCCCTGTGACGATCGAGGGCGATGTTCGTTTTACATTCGACGGTGATTCGGTGCGGCCACAGGGTATGCCTTTTGTCATCGGGCAAGCCGTTCGTGATGAACTCACGAGACTCGGTGCTCCTGAGCTTGGAGCAGAACCCACGCCGAAGACTCAAAGCAAAACGTTGTCGTATGGCGCACTCATCACGGCGCTCGCAATGAGTTCTCTGGATATCGAGATTCCAGGCGTGGACGAGAACACTCGTCGCGCCGCTGAAGTCCTGCGCACAGGACAGGGCCGCGTTGCAGCCATTGAGATGAAGGTAGAGCAGGTGTTGGATAACCAACAGCGCGCTCAGAAGGATCTCGATGCGATGACGAGGCGGGCGTTTAGCGCTGAGAAACAGCTCTATGAGCTGGAACTCATGCTCACGTGGTTGCTCGTCGATAAGACCGAACCACTTTTGTTCAACCAGGTGACATCTTCCGCGATCGATCTGACGAACAAGACTGTGCTTGATGCACGGGCGCGTCTTCGAGAGAAGGCTCGCGAGTTGGACCGAGCCGAGTCGGTGCAGCGGGGACGTGGGCAGATCGTCGAATGAGTGTTGCTATACCCTTGAATCAATGATAGAATTGATTCATGAACCAATTGAAACTGTTTGATGAGAATAGCGTGCTCGACCTGGTGTGCCGGGGTTGGTCGCGTGAGCGTGTCCTCGCGACCACCGGCATTGACCCCGGCTACCACAACGCCTCAGTGAAGACTGAGCTGAAAGGTGTGGATCGACACGCCTATAAGATCGAGCACGTGAAACAGCGTGTGGGGATTGGCGTTGCACGAGACTTGGTGGAACGATTTGCAACATGTGAGCTGGACAAGGCTGGTGTCTTGGAGCAGCTTGGATTGCACGATGCTGTGAACTTGATTAAGCTCGCTGATTTGTTCACGGGGTTGGGTTTGGGTGAAGAGTTCCGTGATGCCGATCGTCGCTCGCGCCGTAGTACGATGCGTGCCGGTATGGTTGCTCAGTACGGCACGGATAACCCGTTTAAGTTGGAAGATTTTCAAGAGAAGGCCGCTCAGACACGTGAAGAGCGTTACGGCGCTCGCTACACGCTTGCCGATGGATCGGTGTTTGCTGAGGAAGCTCGGAAGAAGGGTCAAGAGTCGTTAGAGCCTATACGTCGAGCTAAGCGTGAACGAACTCTAGCTCGTAAAAAGCGTGAGCGTGAGGAACGTCAACGAGAGCGCGCTCTTTATGGCCATCATCGTCGTACTTTGACTGATGAGGAAAAGGTCGTGGCAAATGAACGTCGTATTGCGACCTCGCAATCTCGTTATGGTGTGGACCATCCTTCTCAACGCGCTTCGTTTAGACAGAGCGTGTCGCAGTACATGACTGATCCTGAGAACCAACGGCGTATACGAGCAAGAACCGTTGCCACTAATCAGGAGCGGTACGGTGTTGCTTATTTTACGCAGCTACCTGAGCATCGCCAGGAGCAATCGCGTCGAATGAGCGACCCGTTGCATCAGCGTCGTATTTTATCGACGAAGCGTGAAAACGGTACGTTGTCTACGTCTTCTTCGGAAGATGCTCTGTGTGGGTTACTCGTTGCGTACGCGGACCAGCATGGTATGACCGTGGTGCGACAGTATCGTGACGAGAAGCGCTATCCTTTTGCTGTCGATTTTTATATTCCTGAGCGTGATCTGTTCATCGAACTCAATGGCTCATGGTCGCATGGCGGACACTGGTATGAGGCTGATCGTGAGATGGATCAGCGGACAGTACAGACGTGGCTCAAGAAGGGTAAAAAGTCTAAGTACTATCGTGTTGCTTTGGAGACATGGATCAAGCGAGACATACGCAAGCGTGAAGCGGCTCGCAAAGCACAGCTGAACTATGTCACGCTGTGGGATGGTCTTGAGTCCTTGTTTGATGCTCATCTGTGGTTTGCTCTAGGGGCACCAGATGGCCGGGATTGGGAACGTGAGTACTCCTGGCTTGATCTACCTGAATCTTTGATTGATCTCAGGAGTGGATTAGAGGGGCAGGCCGAGCAGTGGGCTGATATTGATGTGACGAACGCTGGTTCGAGGCAGATCTCCTGGCTGGCTCGAAGTGCGGTGTGGGAGACGTTCTATGCTCGCGAGTTGCAGATGTGGAACGACGACGAGGTGCATCATCGTAAATGGGGTCGTCTACGAGCACGTTTGCTTGCCAACCGATTGCGCTATCTCGGTAGGTTCCCTGAGTCGGCTCTAGAGGTGGTGCGAGGTTTGGCGATCAGCGGTGAGATCCGGTCGTACTCGACCTTCATTAACACGGCGATGACGGCTGTTCTCGATCAGTACAAGCCGACGAGTTTGTATGACCCGTGCAGCGGGTGGGGTGAGCGTATGCTCACGTGCGCGCAACGCGGTGTGACGTACACAGGTACGGACATTTCTGAGGCAGTGGTTCAGGCTCACCAGAGCCTGATTGATCGTCTTGGTTTGACTCATGCTGACGTGACGCTCGGGGACAGTGCTACCCGTGATATGCGCGGTGGAACGCATGAGATGGTGTTGACCTGTCCGCCGTATGGTAACACTGAAGTTTACACTGAGAATGGAGCCGAGAATCTGGATGATGAGGCGTTCTTGGGGTGGTGGAAGCGGGTTGTCACCATGAGCGTTGCACCAACGACCCGTGTTTTCGCCTTCCAGATCAGCGAGTTGTGGCGCGAGCGTATGAGCACGGTAGTGCACAGCGTTCTCGGTGATGGGTGGCGTTGTGTAGATGAGATTGATGCATCTGCTTCCCGTAACCATTTCCAACGTTCTCGTTCGCGTCAGACGCATCGCGGTGAAACGATGGTAGTTTTTGAGCGACTCTGATATACTTGTTATATTCGTATACGAACGTTTTCGACGATTAGGAGGATTTATGACAGTCGGTATTTTGACTGAGAAACCGAGTGCTGCGCGTAACTTTGCCAAAGCGCTTGGTGGTCAAAGTGGTACCTGTAACGGTGAAAGTTATGTCATCGCTTTCGCACGTGGCCATTTGTTTGAGCTGAAACAACCTGTGGATCAGGTGGATCCGTCGAAGCGTGCAAAGTACGCTTCGTGGTCACTGAGTGAGCTTCCGTGGGATGTGAACGACTTCGCATTTGAGCGTGAAAAGAAGAAGGATACCTCGAAATTACTCGCTGATATCAAGAAAACGCTTGGTTCTTGCGATGAACTGGCGATTGCCACAGACTCAGATGTTTCAGGTGAGGGTGGCCTGCTTGCTTGGGAGATTATTTCTGAATTAGGGCTTGATCATAAGCCGATTTCACGTATGTACTTTACTGATGAGTCTCCTGCGTCGATCAAAAAGGCGTTCGTCTCTCGCAAACGTTTGACTTCGATGGAAGACCATGATGAGTACCGTATGGCATGGTTGCGTTCCCGGTGGGATTTCCTCTCCATGCAATGGACGCGTATTGCTTCTGAGCTTGTTGATAAGCGTGCGATCGTTCGTCAGGGGCGACTTAAGTCGGCCATGATTGTGCTCGTTGGGGATCAGCTTAAGGCTCATAACGAATGGAAGAAAGTTCCGTTCTACGAGCCTCGCTTCCGCGATGAGAACGGCGTCATGTACATTGATTCCGATGCTCAGAGGTTTGCACACGAGAGCGACGTGGATCTCAGCGGTTTGCACGCGTCGAGCGTGACGGTGGATTCTAAGACCATGAAACGTTCTGGCCCGCCTCGGATGCTGGATCTTGCAGGTCTGTCAGCACTGCTGAGCGCCAAAGGTGTGAAGGCAGCTGAGGTGCTGGGAATCTATCAAAAAATGTACGAATCTCAGGTAGTATCGTACCCCCGCACAGACGACAAGCATGTCACCAAGGAGCAATACGCTGAGCTTGTGCGCAATGCTCCTGCCATTGCGCGAGCTGTTGGTATCGACCCCTCGTTGCTTACGCACACCGCCGCTCGTTCCACCCATGTGAAGGACTCAGGTGCACACGGTGCGAACCGGCCTGGTCCGAACATTCCGTCTTCTCTCGCAGAAGTGGAGAACAAGTACGGTAAGACCGGCGCTATGATCTATGAGCTGCTCGCTCGTTCGGCTCTGGCTGTGCTCGCGGAGGATTACGAGTACGAGGCCCAGAAGGGTCACGTCACTGATTTCCCCGCATATGTCGGATCATGCTCCGTTCCTAAGAAGCAGGGCTGGAAGGCCGTGCTCGGCGGTGCATCAATGGCGGACGATGACGTGGACGAGAACAACGGAGCAGGTCTGGGCACCCAGGCCAAGCCGTTTGTTCATGAAGGTGTGCCGTCTCAACCTGTCGCACCGACTGTCAAGTGGCTCATGAAGCAACTGGAGCGGCGCGATGTAGGTACTGGCGCGACTCGCACGAGTACCTTTGCTGAGGTGTCAAGCTCGAAGGCTCGATATCCTTTGATGGACGAGACGAAGGGCAGGATTAGCCTGACCGAAACAGGCGAGATCAGCTACCGCCTGCTTCCGGGGACGCATATTGGTGATCTGGCGATCACAGAGCGCGTGTTCTCGGACATGAAGGCCGTGGCGAAGGGTGACAAGCTTGCAGATGATGTCCTGGCTGAGGTGGCTAGGCTCGTAACCGATGATATTGCCGTGATGACGGCGAACGCTCAAACGATGAGAAAGGATTTAGGAATGGGCGACTACGTGGAAAAGGAATATTTCGAGGGAACTTGGGAGAAGACGGGTGCGCATGTGCGGTTCAACCGCACCTGGAGTGGGCACCGTTTCACTGATCAGGAGTGCATGGATCTCCTGGCTGGTAAGGATATTGAGATCACTGCAACGTCTAAGAGGACGGGGGATGACTTCACGGTTATCGGTTCGTTTGGAGAATATGAGTTTGAGGGCCGTAAGTGCATCGGTTTCATCCCTGATTTCACCAAGCCGACTTCGGCTGCAAAGCGTGGGGTTGCTCCCAAGTCGATGCTCGGCGTGAAGCTCACCGACGAACAGCGAGAAAAGATCGAAGCGGGGGAAAAGGTCTTGGTTAAGGGCATGAAGTCCAAGAAGAGTGGCAAGAACTTTGACGCCTACTTGTTCTTGGAAGACAAGCCGGATGGTACTCGCGGGATCGCGTTCTCGTTTGATGCGTGAGTCGATTTAGGCGTGAGAAAGGAGAGCGCGACGTATGGCGAAAGATCGGTATGCCGTTCCTGTATCGCTTGATCGGTCTATTCTCGACCATGAGATCAATCTGTCGAACAAGTCGTTTCAGGTTAAACCCTTGCCCATGAAGGTGATTTTCACCTACCTGGGAAGCGCGATCGTGCTCATGTGGGTATTGACGAGTACACCGCTTAAGGGTGCGAACTTTGGATTGCTCGCGCTCATTACGCTGTGGTGGATTGCGGCGACAGTCTATTTCGCCGCATACTCGAAGACGAAGGAGATGCGAGGGAGCCAGCTTTCCGCTTTGTTCGACTATCTCCCGAAGACGTCACGTCGGGTGGTCACTCGGTCGGATTCTCGCACGGGACCATTTTTGTCCATCGTCGGTATTAAGGATGTTGATCAGGATACGGGTCTCATCACGTACGTTGATGGCATGGTTGGACAAGCCTACTCTGTCGTTGGATCAGCCTCGCGTCTGCTCTTTGATCAAGATCGTGATGCGATCTTGAACCGTAACGATCGGTTCTACCGTAAGTTGGAACCGGGTGTGGAATGGGTGTTTATCACCACGAAGGAACCGCAACGCGTCTATGCTCAGGTGGCTGCGCTTGAAAAGCGTAACCAGGCCCTGCCCTTAGAGGCTCGTGACCCTGAGTTGGTGGCACTAATGGATGAGCAGTATGAGTCACTGCGCTCATATGTTGGATCGAGCTTTTTCAGCATTCATCAGTACCTGATCCTCATCGCTCGAAACGAGGAAGAGCTGCGTAAGGCGCACAACCTGCTCGACTCGGAAGCGGCAGACTCGTCGCTGATGTTTAAGCAGGTGTCAATGCTCACTTATGATGAGACGATTGATCTTCTTGCAACCCACTATGGGCCGGTAGCGATGACGAAATAGTTACGTGAATTGTTACCTGGCGCACCCCTGAATAACAGTGTTCAGGGGTGCGTTTCGTTTGGTTCTCGTGTAGAATATATTGAGTAACCACTATAATCGAGTTGTTCAATACGAGGGAAAGGAGTGGCATTGGCGAAGGGTAAAGCGCAAGCTGTACAGACTGGGGCGGTTGATACCTCAGTATGGGGCGGGGCTACGCAGCGTGTACGCGAAGTGAGTGAAACTCATGCAGCGTCCGAGGCGCGCGATAGGGCCGAGTCGAGCGAGCGTGCTTTGAAGGGTATGTCGCGTAAGGAGCGTCGAGCGTTCTTTTCACGAGCAAATAATGGACAGGTTAGGGACTATGCTCATCTTCTGGCCGTTAAGCCCAGACAGGGCTACGTGTTTCATTCCGACTATTTCGAGATTGACGGTGAAGTCGGATGTATTCTGAGCTATTTCCATGACGAGAGCGCTCGCGATGAACTGCCACCATTTTGGGGCGTGAATCTGATCCCGTATCTTCCTCAGAACGTGACAGCTATTCTCCTGGAACAAGTCTCTCGCGTGACTGAATCGTGGCTGACGAACAAGATCAAAGAATCTGAACGTCTTGATCGCCTCGATAGCCAAGAGCAGAGTGAGAATGGAACAAAGTCAACGCGTCGTAAAGCGTCGAAGGTCTCTGCTGACATCGAACAGGTGATTGCCGAGATCCAAGACGGGGCCGCGTATCTATCCGTGCATTACCGCATCTTGCTCAAAGCCCCCTCGCTAGAGATTCTTGACGACGTGATCGATGACTTGCGACGCAAATACATCGACGCTGTGGGTAATTTGTCGATCGCGGGGCACCACGGTCTCCAGCGCCAGGAGCTTGCGACTCTCTTTTCCCCGAACGCCTCGAAGAAGGGTAAAGGCTTCCACTTCACCTCAACTGAACTGGCTGGTGCTTTCAACCTCGTTACCAACGGTTTGAACGACCGGGGCGGCGAGTTCGTTGGCTACATGGTGGGCGATGTCAATAACTCTGGCGTGCTCATGGACGTGGATATGTACAAGCACCACGTCGTGGTTGCTGACGATGACAAGTCTCGCGCTCAAGCTATGGGGAATGCTCAGGTTGCTGATATGTGGGCATCGAAGATTTCTCAAGCAGCACTCATCAATAACAAGCGCGTGGTTCATATCATCCTTGATGGCGCTGATCTCACCGGCGTTCTTGGACCTCGCATGGAGACGATCACTGCTCGCATTGATATGTCTCAAGGCGATGTCAACCCCTTTGAGGTGTTTGGTGAACGTAAGGATCAGCTGTCACTGTTTTCAACGCACTTGGAGAAGCTCGTGCTCATGACTGAGCAGGCGTATGAACCAACCGATGCAGATCGCTCGATTATCAGAGCCTCGCTTAAAGACACGCTCACTCAGTTCTATGTCGATCAGGATATGTGGGTTCGCAACGCGAAGCACAATGTTGATCGCTTGCGCTTAGTTGGGATCCCTCATGACCAAGTCCCTCAGCTCAAGCTGTTCGTCACGTACCTGGATCAGCGCTATAAGGCGCTGACTGGTAAGTCGAACCGTGACGATGAGCTGTTGCACGCATACTCCGTGCTCTCTGCTGTCTTTAAAGACATGCTCGATGCAAATGGCGACTTGTTCAACGTCGTGACGAAAGATGCGATTGACGGAGCGCAACATGCTCGTCGCGTAATTTATGATTTCTCCTCTCTGATCAACCGTGGTAAGGGCGTGGCGATGGCACAGCTCGTCAACGTACTGGCGTTTGCGGCTTCTGCGCTCGGTGAAGGCGATACGCTCATCGTTCACGGAGCAGAGCTGATCGATGCGGGCGTCAAGCCCTACGTCACTGATCAGTTCGAGCGACTGTACCGCCGTAATGCACGTGTGGCCTTGTGCTACAACGGCGTGAAGGCGATGCTCGATGACTCGGAGTTCAATCACTTTGACGAAGCCGATTGGACGGCTCTGGGGGCCATGAGTGATGCTCTGGTTCCGGTTTACGAGAAGAAGCTCGCCAAGCGGATCCCTGTCGATATGACGAAGGTCATCACTCGCCGAGGCGAGGGACTGACCTTTTTGCGACGCGGGACTGTTAACGTGGTGTTTAAGCGCGATCTTGCTCTCGGAGTCAATGCTCACGTGCGAGGGACTACGTATGATGGATCGGTTGCACCTGGCCGTAATCGTGGCGCTGTTATGAGGAAACGCGTAGGTGACCAGAAATGATGAGAACAAAGGATAGGAAAGGATTGTTGATGAAACATCGGAAGGAGATGGACAGTAACGTGCGCGGAAGCGTACGTGTGCTCACAGGGTTTACCCGCGTAATCACACTGATGATTGCCGCTCTTGTTCTAGCCTTTGGTGTGACGATGATCGGCGGGAGTACTCACGCTGATCCGGGCAAGACGGAAAAGTATGATTTTTATACTCTGTCGTCAAACGTCACTGCGTATTTCTCCGATGCCGTGAAGCCAGGGGCAAAAACGGGTCTATCTAAGGATGAAGGGTGGACAACGATCGCCCAGAACCCAAGTGAAGGTGGGGATCTTGTTGGTTACGGCGATGATAATATCTCCAGCTTTACAGGTTGGTTAGTTTCTAAGACTACGGGGGCATCGAATACTATCGGTTATGATTCGCTCAAGGCTCGCGATGCGAATTCTGATGGTTATGGAGGCGTTCTCGCCTACGCTCAGTATGGATCACTGCTCAGTGGGTTAGGTCTCGATTCTACGTCAACGGGTCTTGGTCTTCACCTGACGAACGTTTTCTTTGGCGGGATTATGGTGATGTTGTATCTGCTCGCCGGTGGTATCGACACGATTTTCTCTGCTGTTGCGTGGATCCTTGACCTGCTCAACCCGTTTAGGATGTTCTATCAAGCCGTGTCTGCATCGAGTTCTTCTCTGGCTGATGGAATGACGGATGGACAAGGCGTTCCCGTGTGGATGCAAAGTCTGAGTACATGGGTAAGCGACTGGTATCAGGTTCTCGTCAATATGTCGTGGACAGTACTCATGCCACTTTTCTTGGTCACGTTCGTCACTTCTGCGTTTTTGTGGAAGAAGGGACAGGCTCTTAGTGGTTTGAAGAAGCTACTGGTACGTGTGGTATTTCTTGCGTTTGGCTTGCCTCTTATCGGATCACTGTACACAGCGACGCTTTCAACTATGAAAGACGCATCGGCTGGAGCCGGTATGGGTGCGACTCGTGTTGTTATTTCAACGTTTGTCGACTTTGAGAATTGGGCGAAGAATAGTCGTCTTGCTGTACCTGAAGGTACGACGTTGGCATGGGATAATTTCACCCAAGCGCCTACAGGAGACTCTGTGAATAAGCTCCGCCAGACAACAGCGGCTATTAACCATATTGCTCATCCTGGTAATGAATTCAAGGATGTTTCTAGTTTGGGTGTTTCTAGCCTTGGTTCACTCACTGCTGAAGCTGCGAAAGCAGATGAATCAAGTATTGGTAATAGCGCTAAGACGTACGGCGCAACAATGGGTGTGTTGTTACGATATTTAACAGCTCAACGGTATGAGGCTTCGGATTTTGAGACGGCTATTAAAGGTCGGCTTGGGAAGGAAGCATCAGAACCTACGACCGCTGGTCAGTATGTTCAACAGTGTGCTACCACGTGGTTTAACGTTCAGGTCGATGGTTCCACCAAGCCTGATGCCTCTAGTGGTGGGTCATGTTCGACGGTTAAAGCCTCGGATAACCCTATCCTGAAAGTTGGGTCAGGTAGCGGGCTTCAAGTTGATTCTAGCGGTAAGTTTTCAACCCAAGGCACTTCCAGCCCCGAGAATAAAGTGGTGTTGGGTCAGCAGCCACAGGGAGCAAATCTGTCACCACTGTCGATGTACAACTATCTGAACACCTCGTTCGATAAGAACGCATTGACTGTGTATTCGTCGAGTAATGCTGTGTCGCAAGCAACTCGTGAGTATCATGCATCGGTGAACCTTGTGGGATCCTCTGGTGTGAACTGGCTCTATTGGCTCAATGCATCGACGACGCTTTTCTGCTTCGTCGTGCTCGGTTTGGGTTACGCCCTGGGTATGCTGACAGGGGCGGTGAGGAACACGTTGCGTATCATTACGGCGGTTCCGTTTGCCACCCTTGGTTCTTTGGCAGCTATCGCCAAGGTGTTGATCTACACCTTTACGATGATCACTGAGATCATTGGTACGATGTTTATCTACCGACTGGTCCAAGAGTTCATCGTGTCGGTTCCCAGCATCTTCGAGGGTGGGTTGGAACATATGTACAACTCCCTGGGTGGATTCGGTGATTATCTGCGCAATAGTGGCTATGTCACGTTGTTCACAGCGATTATCTCAACCGTTGTTCTGCTTTGGCTTACTGTGAAGATGATGCACTTCAGGGGTGCCTTCGTTAAGGGTCTGAATGAGGCCGTGACGAAGATTGTTGATAAGTTCCTCGATGTGAATGTTTTGCCACCGGGTGGGGGCGTCAAGGGTATGCCGTTGATGAGCGGTGTTGGAGCAGGTGTTGGTTCTGCTGCTGCGAACCGTTTGATGAGCGGTCGTGGGGGCCTTGGTTCTACTTCTGCTGCTCGTGATGGCATCGCGCGTGGCCTGGGTGTTGCAGGTGGAGCCGTCGCTGGCGGTTCGTCGATCAACGGTACGGATAACCCAGATGAAGCAGGACCGGGTGCATTGGGTGCTGGACCCAGCAGCCCAGGCGGAAGCGGCGGCGGTGGTCTGCTGCTCAGTGATGGTAGCGGTGGTATTGGCGCTCAGGGTGAGGGTCAACAGTCAAGCGCGTCCACTGCTTTGACGACATCGACATCGGATCGCCAGCTTGCCCGTGAAGTGGATGCTCGTGGTGGATTGTCTGAACCGTCTCACGGGGCAGACGCTAAGGGTAAGGTCGATGCAGCTGCATCGAGCACTGTGGCAAACGGTGAAGGTGATGGCGTGAGTGCCTTTACCGGATCGATCCGGGAAACCATGGACGCTCATAGCAAGGCTGACAAGGCCCGTCGCTCTCAGCTGACCTCGGGCGTGAAGGCTGTGTATCACGGTGGTAAGGCAGCGGCTCGCGCATCTGTTGGTGACGCGGCTGGGGCTGCTCAGGATGGCAGCAAGGCTGTTGGTGAGTTGCGCCAGGCTCAGACCAAGGGCCAGGAAGCAAAGGCTCACCGTCAGGTAGCCGAAGCTCCGCGCCCTGTGCGCCGGGTGCAGCCACAGGTCCAGCAGCAGAGCAGCGCTCCGGCGCAAGCCCCTGCTCAAGCCCCTGCTCCAAGGCCCGCGCCGGTACAGCCTGCTGCACCCGCTCGTGGTCGCGCTCCGCGTCTGGCGGCTCAGCCTTCTAGTCCACAGGCACCTGCGTCACCCCACCTGCCTCCGACTGCTCCACGAGGTAGGACAGGGATGAAGCCCGGTAGCGGCTTGCCCATCCCTCCTGTGAAAAAGTAACGGGTATGTGAGACGGGTAACGCCCTCGGTTGTATTGGATAACCAACATGATCGAGGGCGTTTCTCTTGCTTGATGTATGGGGATTGTGTACAATAGTTGTAGGTCATGAGTGGATGTATCTGACAACCAGATGATGCTCTGGCCGTCAAAGATACGTACGTACGATTGATGAGAAAGGAGACTTAATATTATGTCTCTCAACGTTCTTGCATCTGAGGCGATGACTCGTCTTATGGTGCCTGCATCCGGGTGGAGTGCAAAGACTCTCTTGGAAAAGATGTTCAGTGAAGGAAAGACCTATCTCGGTCTGGCTCTTGGAATCTTTGGCCTCGTCTTGATCGGCTGGTCGATCTTCAAACTTGTTGGTAAGTTCATGCAGACCCAGGGTTCGCAGCAAACCTCGTGGTTCATGATCCTTCTGGCATTCATGTTCGGTGGCTTGCTCCTGTTCGGTGGCGTTTCGATGGTGATGAATATTGCACAGGGTGCAAAGGAATCATTCGAAGAACTCGGTGGCGGAATGATTCTGCCCTATGCGTTGACGTTCTTGCCGTAAAGACGGCGTGATGTCACGACCTATCAACACAGCCGGGGCCGGGGAACCGGCTTCGGCTGTTGTTGTTTTATGTGCGTCCCTTGATCTCGGTTTATTTATGCGAAAGGATCCTATTATGGCGTGGAATCGTCGAAAGAAAGCTCAGGGGGAATCTACCCAGCCTGGCACAGTAGAAAGCATTGGTGAGGAAGTTCCGTCAGGTTTTTCCCACAAACTCAAGCAATTTCAGACGAAGTATAAGTTTGATTCCCACCATGCGATTGAACGTTTTGGTGTAGCTGTTGCCATTTTTGGCTTTACAGGTATTGCTCTTTTTGCAGGAGCGGGTGTGTCCTCGTATGCGAATGGACAAGAAAAGCTCGGAGCAACAGCTCTTTATACTCAGTCGTTTACCACCTCGCGTACCCAGGTAGGTGGCTCTGTTATGGGCGTGTACACCGATCCGTCGAAGACGCGCACGATGGTTTTGTTGTCGGTTAAGGATGATAACCGTCTTCCCTCAAGCGCTGATGATTATCAAGTCTTCCTCACCGGCACTGACACTGAGATGGGCCATCACTCGCTCAAAGGTCAGCCGATTACGGCGCGCTATGTCACTTTTGGTAATAATGCGAAGTACATGGGTGTCGTACTCGATAACCCGAATAAGTTTGATCTGCGCATTCTCGATATGATCGTGCGTATTAACCGTGAGGTTTCGTATAAGGACACGGGTGATGGTTCTGGTGCTCAGGCTGGGCCGTCGTCGGATTCAACACAGAATTCAAACACCAAAGGTAAGTCGTTTGAGAGGTATGATCAGATCAGGATCGCGTTTAACCCTGTAGCGACCGGGTCTACCGAGATGAATCTAGGTGTTGCTGGAAGTGACTTCAACGCCGGTAACGTCTACCACGAGGCTGTGACCCGTGACGCTGAGCAAAAGTTGCGTGACAAGATGGATGGTCAATTGCTCCAGATGCAAGCTGACTTGGCGAAGATTGATCAGTACAATTCCCAGATTGTAACGACCACTGTCAATGACCGTGGGCCCATCTTGAAGTTGAACGATCCGCCCGCGCCGGAGATTATTGCGGGCGATCAGGTGACGGGACAAGACGCGAAGAGTAGTAAGACGGGACAATCGACGCTGGCACTTGTGTCCAAGAAGGTTGTTCCCGGTGGTTACGACTTTGACTGGCGCAATAGTAACGTCAGCGAGGGATACCTCGATCGGATCGTCCCCAAGGGTATGAGCTATGTGGACTTTATGAAGGCTCAGTCAAAACTCACCGCCCCTGCGCCCGTCTGGGATAAAGTCGAGTTTACGTTGAATAATGGAACGCCTCTGAGCGTTTATACCAATCGGGATACTTTTATCAAGCCCTTGCTTGACTTGCGGAGTAATCTTATTGCCTCGTGGCAAACATATTACGAGCACAAGAAGGAGTATCAGGTGACGTCGTATTCCGACTTGCTCAATCTGGAGATTGAGTTGCGTAATGTACGTTCGAATACGACTCAGAATACGAACGCGAACGTTTTGACACTGTACTGAGAGAAGGAGATTTGTGATGACAGTGAGTAAAGGCGTAGCTGGTGGGCTAGATCCATTAAAGGGCGACGCTTCTACCCCTGAGACGATTGATAAGCCTGATCGTTCTCCATCTCAAAGTGATGCGCCTGAAAAGGTTGATACAGGCGCTAATGGTACCGATGTGATGGGATCGGGTGGGGCAGCTCCTGGTGGAGCGCCCGCTGGTATCGGCGGTGCTCATGGCGTGGGTAAGGGTGGTAAGGCTGCGACAGGCGCGGCTGCTTCTGCTGCCGCCCCCGTTGCTGCGCAAGCTGCTGCTCTGGCGACGTTCCTCAACTGGTTGAAAACCGCGATGATGACAGCCGTTGCTGCTGCTCAGTCGCTGTGGTCTATGGCAGCAGGCGCTCTCGTCGCTGCTGGTAAGTCGGTCGTCGGGTTCTTTGCGGGTCTTGGTACGTCGATTTCAAGTGCAATGGGTGGCATGGTTTCGGCGGCAACAGCGGGCGTTGCTTCGTTTGTCGCTCTAGCGGTTGGAGCTGTCGGTGTGGTTGGTGGCGCTCTTGCGATGCGCGATGGCGACACTGCCTCTCGCGATGGATTGCTCCCTTCATGCACTGTTGAAGTGAACAACGCTGTGAAAGCATCTGAGGGCGCTCAAGGCGATTTCTCGGCTCAAACAGAAGAAAACGCCAAGACGATTTACTCTGTGCTCTCGGCATGGGGAATGTCGAATGAGAATATTGCTGGCATCCTTGGCAACTGGTCGCATGAGTCGGGCATTGATCCAACGAGCGTTGAAACGATCTTTGATGAGAAGTTCACGATCGGGCCGCGCAAAACCGATGCTCAGCTCAAGAACTTTAAGATGGCTCAGGTTGATCCGACCTACGCTGCTCGTTTCCCTGCCATTGACCTCATGGGTATTGGTCTTGGACAGTGGACGAATGGTCGTAACACGCTGCTCACCGAGTATGCAAAGTCGATTGGAAAGCCCTGGTACACGCTGGAAACCCAGCTTGGCTTCATGGTCTCCAAAGACGATCCAACCCGCGTGAATCAGGTAAAGGCTCTCATCAATAACTCTGAGGGTGGCAGCGTGTCTGCTGCAACCTCGTACTTCCTCACGAAGTGGGAAGGTATCAATGATGGAACGCTGGGAACCCGTGAAGCTGCTGCTGGTACGTGGTTTGCCAAGATGGGTGGCTGGTCGAAGAATCAGTCACTCGCTGACTCGATTCTTGCTCAGTCGGGTAGTGCAGTGACAGGAGCGAACAACGCTTCTGTTGCTCAGGCGGCAAGCCAATGTAAGTCTTTTGCTGGACACGTTGATAACTCGTCGCTGGTCAAGGCTGCGCTGTCCTACGCATGGCCGTACAACGACGAGGGCAAGGGCAACGATGGCACTGATTTGTACAAGTACCTCCACAAGGAAGTACTTGGCGAGTCGGATCATTTCTTTGCTTCATGTGACCGTACGGTTGCAACCGCTGTGCGCTGGTCTGGAACAGACGATAGCTATCCCGCTGGTGGCGTATCGAACCAGCTCGCCTATCTCCAAGGTGAAGGCAGTTCGAAGTGGAAGCCGGTTGATTACAACGGTGACAAGTCCAAGCTCCAGCCTGGGGATATCCTCTTGCGCACAACTGGGGGCGTGTCGCACACAGTCATGTACGTGGGTGAAGACTCGGTGAAGGAAGTTTGGGGCGAAGGAAATTACGAGGCTCATGGCGAGATCGTTTCCGGTTCGCTCAACGACCGTTCGCCGACAGTTGGTCAGTTCTACACTGGTTCAACTGGTCTCGATACGGATTACCTGGCGTTCCGTAACGTGACAAAGGAGCAGTCTTCGAAGTTCACGTCTGTTACTGTCCCGTCCTCTATGCAGAAGGGGCAGGGGGATAAGGGTACGCGCCTGACCCCTGGACCGTGAGTTGTTGCACTGATTGATCACAGGCCCCGTGCTAGATATTGTATCTAGTGCGGGGTTTTGTGATACAATGGTTGTATTGATACACGAGTGAAATCGCGTCAAACGAAAGGAAGTGATAGCCGTGTCGAAACTTGATGACTTGATCGAATGGTCGCATACCCCGACTGAAAAGCCGAAGCGCACAACTCGCTCAGATGTCGCCGAAGAATGGGATCGCCGTCGCGCTGAAAAGGAGCAGAACCCTCAAGAGGGTGCTCGTTCTCGCGTCGGCCTCAAGGTTGGAGCAAGCATGGGTCTTGCAGCTCTCGGTATCGGCATTGCTGCGTTTGGGATGCAGGCGAAGCCTGTGGACCGCACGGCGGAGATTAACGATTTGAACGCTCAGATCTCTAGCGCACAGCACACCGAGCAGGCTGTTCCTGATGCGAACGTGGCGAAGAAGGCCGTGAGCGCTTTGCAGGAAAAGAGCCAGAAGGTTGCCGATCTCCAAAACGAGTACCGAGGGTGGCAACCCAGCACTGCTGCTGCACAGGCACAGCAGGATGCGCAGAAGTCTAAGTCGTTGTATGAGGCGTTGGCTCAGTTGGTTCCGAGCAAGGCTGCTGGACGATGGTTCTCGCCTTTGGTTAAGGACGGGTCTGGCGGGGCAAATCCGATGCCCGCCGATCAGTACAAGTGGGAATCGGTTGTCACTTACGATGTGACAGACACATCTGCTCTACCAATCGCATGGCTGTGCAAGGGGAGCGACGGCACGCTGCTCGCATGGACGACAGCCACGTATGACGCCGGGTCTGGAACGTTCTCAAAGCTGCATACTGGCGTGACGAGTGCTGGAGCACGCTTGCTCATTAGTGATGACACGGCACACGCGAACGGAGTTGGTTGAGATGACACAAGAGAATAAGTCCTCATGGGTTGTACGCTTTGGCGCACTGATCGCAGGTGGTGCGATTCTGTGCGGTGGTATCGGTGTTGCGGCTGTTCACGGAAATACCGTGAGCGCCGAGAACGCACGCACTGAGGCATATGTCCAGCAGTTGCGCTCTCAGCTGGGTTCGGCTCAGGCATCAACCACTACGGCGCAAGAGAACGTGACCACTGAGACCACTGGCATGTCCCCGGCGCGTAAGGCCAAGGATGATGAAACCGTTGAAGCCATCATGAAGCAGGCTCTCACGTGGTCAAGCGGACAACAGTACATTGATGCGCGAAAGGCGCTCATCGACCGTTGGCACTTGGATGAGAACTCTCAGTTCCTCAAGTTGTTTATGCCGGGTGAAGATGCAGGCGCGTGGCGCACAGACTCGTCAGGAAAGACGTACTTTGCCTATGAAGGTGCAAACTCGACTCTCGATTCGTTTACGAGTGCTGTGACGAACATTAACGGCACGAAGTACTCCTACTTTGCCGTGGTCGGTATCAAAACACGAAGCGTTGACGGTAAGGCAACCAGCACCTCGTACTCTACGATGAGCTACACCGTGGATAGCGATGGAAACGTTACTGATCTCATCGGTTGGGCCGGTTCTCCTGGTCACGATCGCACGTACTAAGCATGTGCAGTCCCACATGTCATTTTGTTGAAACTATCTGAAAGGAAATCTCGAATGAACCTGACTTCTTTGGTTAAGACCTCCCGCATGCCCATGACTGATGATGAAAAGGGCGCAATCAAGCGAAGTGCCCGTATGGGCCTCTACGTTGTTACCCGCGTCATCGGCTTTGTCCTATGGCTGTTTATCAGCCTGTGGATCACGATGTGGGGAGCGCTGAAAGTTGTTCCAAACATGGGATCACTGATCCAAAATGCACTGGGCGTGACGAGTGCAAATGCGCCGAGCAGCGAATCGTTCATCACGTACTGGGTTGCTCCGATGCTGCTCACAACTTTGGTGATCTCCGCTGGTGTGATCGCACTGTGCGCGTGGATGTGGCGCGTCATGAACCGAGGTTTTGTCTCGATGAAGCGATGGGTTGATCGCGTGGGTGTTGTTGTTGACGGTGAAGTAACTCCGTCACTGGGCCGTGCCAAGAAGGTTGATTCCCTCGACGAAGACGAGCCAAAGAAAAAGAAGAAGTCGCGTCGGCGCTAAGAGCCGATCGTTTGATCCCTACTCAAGAAAGAGAGAATTATGAGTACCGTTACCGGAATGCGTCGCTCGAATCGCTGGGTACAACGCGCCCTGTCGATGCGAGACGTTGAAACCCGTGAGGTGGAAGGCGAAGCCGACATCAAGGTTCTTGTGGACACCTTGTATTTCACCAACCATGGACCAACCTCTAACTACCGACCCGTTCTCCATGTTCGTGGTCGTCTTGTTGGACTGGTTCCTTATGACTCACCCGAGATCGCCTACGGCGTGACCGAGGTGACTTTTGATCGGAACATGGATGGCGGTGACTCAACGGTCGATGCGTTCTATGAATTCTCCGATGAACAACTGGTCGCCCTTGTTCAAAAGGGTTTCTTCAACGAAGGTTTCGAACCCCCTGCCGACCTGCTTAACCAAGTGTGGCAGCTCCCGGCTCACTACAAGGGCATTGCAATTGCACCCCGAAACGAAACGGAAGCACCACTGGTGTTCCTTGACGTTGTGGACCGAGACGGACTTGTTATTGACTCCGAGAACTCCGGCCTTGATCTGTCCGACTACTTCCCGGACTACCTCAGTGAGATTCGCTCTCGTGAGAGTGAAAACAGCCTGTCTGCGGATCGGAGCATGGAGCGAACCTCTCAGGTGAACGACATGTTCGCCGGTATGGATCTGTCTGAGTATGACGAGGACGGCTTAGAGGGTCGCACCAACGAGGCAGAAGGTGCGTCGATTTCTCAGGCTCTGAGCGGTGCTTCTGTGACCTCTCTGCCTGTCATGGAATCGCCTCTGTTCGATGCGCTCATGCGCAATGCTCAAAACAAGGCAGCGGCTCAGGAGAGTGAGGCCGAGGTCAGCGAAGAGACGCGCGAGGAAGAACCGAGCGTGGAGTCTGCCAAGGAGAGCACACTGGACTCGACGTTCAAGTCTGTATTGGGTGATTTTGTCGCCTCTCAGATTGCCGAGAACAGCCCTGCTGTCACCGAGGCTTTGAACGATGACTCGATCCGTGAAGACGTCGAAGCACGTCTGCGTGAGAAGATGCCTCATACGGATGAGAGCGACGAGAAGGATAAGGGTGCGGGAGACAAGACGATCCACGCTCTTGACCTTGACATCGAGGACGAGGAACCCGAGTTCTAAGATGTCTCAATGCGGCAGGGGCGGTGAGATTGCGCCGCCCCTGCTCTTATATTCAGACGTTACAGAAAGGTTGAATGGTGAGCCTTAAGAGCAGCATCGTTGTCGTCAACGAGTTCAGCGTGCCCACCCCAGGGTCTGGTAAAGGCGGATCACGTGGTGGCACCCCCGGTACCTACGTGATGCGCTATATGGCTCGCAAAGGGGCAACCGAACCTGTGACGCCGATCCGCAAGCGCGATACGGAAGACTTTATCTTGCGATACATGGCTCGTGAGAGCGCAACGGAGAAGGCTCATTCGCGCTACGAGGTCAAAGAGAGCGTGCTTCATGTCTCTGGGCTGGGCGGCGTTGCCTTTGGTTACGGCCAGCCCTCGCTCTCCGATGAAGGCGTACGCCGAGCAAGCGCTGATATTCAACGTCTGTTCGACGAGGGGCACACGGTCATGAAAACCGTGTTGTCTTTTAGCCCCGAGTATCTGCAAGAGATGGGCGTGGTTCCCAAGGGTTTCGTGGCACAGAACAAGGGTGATTACCGAGGCCATATCGACCAGATGCGCCTGCGCATGGCGATCATGCATGGCTTGGAGCGTATGGGGCATCGTTTCGATGACCTGCGCTACGTGGGCGTGATCCAGGTGGACACTCTGCATGTTCACTGCCACCTCGCAATGGTTGATGCAGGCCGTGGTAGAACAGTGCGTACGGGGAAAGGCGTCCAGCAAAAAGGCAAGCTGACGAGCACGGATATCTCGGTGCTTCGCCGAGGCGTGGACTCGTGGTTAGACGAGAACCAACACGTGGCTCATATGTCGAGTGCCGTGGGGTATGAACGACTCAATGTTGCAGCGTTTGTTAAGCGATGGGCACACAAAAAGGTGCTTGAAGAGTCGCTTCCACAGCTGCTGCTCGCGTGCTTGCCTGCTGACAAGACCCTGTGGCGTTACGGATCAAACCGAAGCGAGATGCGACGTGCGAATAGCGTTGCCACAGAGTTGGTGAGTGAGCTGCTTGAACAAGAAGGCTCACCGATGGCCTCTGCCATGCTCGCTGTCGAGACTTATGCAAACCGACGAGCACAGCGAGAAGGTTTGAGTGAGCAGGCGTGTAAAGCGCTTGTTCAACGTGGGTATCAGACCATTATGGAGCGAGGTGTCAACGGTTTGTATCAAGTTCTTGCCTCGTTGCCACCAGAGATGACACATGTGCGCACGCCAACTCTGGACGTGATGAGCCAAGACGTGGAGACCCTGATGGCGACTCATGCCCAGCAGATCAAGACGCGAGCTGGGGGCGTGAGCGCCGAGGATGATCTCGTGGGATTCTCATTGCGACTGCGCTCGTATGGAACGAGGATGCGGGAGCATAATGCTCAGCGTGAGATGTGGCGTCAGCGTGCCTCAGAATGGGAGTCCGGCTTCCAAGCAGGAATCGTCTCGTCAACCTCTGAGGCCATGCATAGGCTTTATCTCGAAGAGGAAGAGTACCACGCACGGTGCGTGAGCAAGTACCGCTCGCTGCTGGGGCCGCTCGCCACAGGGGTTGATGGTGAGAGCGGTGATGAGACGTGGAAAGAGGCGTTGTCTGCTGTCGATCAGGCACGCGGGGGTGTCTTTGGTCTAGAGGGGCTGCTGGGGGACCGTTCCATCCCGAAGATGAAGGATGCGAATGAAGCTGAGCGTCTCGGTCAGGTCTCTCACGGCGTGAGCGGTGGACGCTTGCTGGTGGCCGGTGGCTCAGCGGGGCGTCAGACGCTCAAGCGGCGCTTGGAGAAGGCGCGTGAAACGCTCAAAACCCGTATGTCAGACCTCGTGTCCACCTTGTCGGGCAAAGGTCTTGTCATCAAGGCTGTAGGCGATGAGACTGCTCAGGAGAAGAACGATGAGAATGCCCTCGCTGTGGTTCCAGGGGAGCGCTGGTCATTGTCTGAAACCAAGGGTATGGATCTGCACGACGTCAGATCGGACACGGTGGTGGATATGGCCCTGGGACGCCACACGGCTCAGGGCTTTGTTCAGTGGGCGCGAAGGCGGCAACGCCTGGTTGATGAGGCTCGAACCTACCTGGAGCAATCAGGCCAGAGCGACATCGTTGACGCCGTGTTGCCCCTGGGTGACGTGCGCCGGATGAACAAGGTGGCTGACGACCTTGAACAACAGATGAGCAAGAAGGCTGGAGACCTCGTGCTCACGAGTGCGCTCAGCGATGTGGTCCCGATGAAGAAGAGGGTGCGCCGGAGTGCAACGGTCAGCTTTGACGAGGGTCTGGCTGGCATCGTCCGTGACAGCACATGGCGTGAGACGGCAGACTTGGTGCCTCAGATTGAAACTGTTCTGGACACGCCTGAGAGTGACACCATGGATGTATCCGACGATATCGAACTTGGCTGACGTTCTACTTGACACTCAGTGTTTTCTCCTGTTATGATGAAAGAGCGTTGCACGGGAGGGGCCCGTGTATATGAGAGGGCTGATTAACCCTCGACTGACGCTCTGCGGAGCGGGATTAGGAAGGAGAGTGGCGCAATGGCTATTCTACGTGGTAAGGGTTCGATGAGTGGTGTCGAGCTGGTGGTTGTCGAATACCCCAACGCACACTCAAAGGCTGGCGATCGTTTCTTCCTGGATGCACAGGTGCGTCCTGTTGAGGGTGTTGCACCCCAGCAAGTTCCTCACCTGGTGTCGAAGAAGCGTGAATTGGATGGTCGAACGGTGTATGATCACCAGGCCGGTTACAGTGTGTCTCAGCGAGATGCTATTGTTGCTGCGGCTGGCGATAACTTCGTTCAGATGCCTGAGCGTGACGGTCATCCGGGACCTCGCGTTTACGCGGTGAAGGCAGACGTGATGCCTGCATCTGGTAAGCAGACTGGTCTTGTTATTAACACGAAGACTCTTGAGCCTTCGGAGTTGGCGATCGACGATAAGATCTTCGATGAGCTGCGTGCAGCTTCGAAGGCAGCTAAGGAAGCTAATGAAGCTCGCAAGGCTGCTCAGAAGGATGCCGAAGCCGAGGTTAGCGCCGAGGCACAGGTCGAAGAGGTCGAGATCGAGAACGACGAACCGGAGTTCTGATCGTTTGGTAGGTTTACACCTCCGCATGTCACCCCTGCTAGAGAAATCTGGCGGGGGTGATTTTTATCAGCAGCCAGGTTGTGCTAGAATGTTGGTATACCAAGTTAATCGATTGGAACGGAGAGTTAATGTGTTCGACAATGATCGTCTGAATGAGGCTTATCCCATGCTGCGAGATTTTGCGTCTCGTCTGGGCAAACCCGCGCGTGAGGTTGTGGGCCGTGAAAAGGAGAAGGTCTCACTGATGAGCGCTCTGGCTCGCCCCGAGATGTGTAACGCGATCCTGCTTGCCCCGCCTGGAACCGGCAAGGCTCATCCAAACGATGAGCTGATTCCGGTTGCAGACGAGCGTGGGTACGTGCGCATCGGGATGCTTAAGGTGGGCGATCGTGTCTTTGACGAACATGGGGATCCCGTGACTGTCACAGGTGTGTTCCCACAGGGGATGAAACGCGAGTATGTCGTTGTGGTCAATGAGGTCAATGATGGCTGGGCTGTGCATTGCAACGATGAGCACCTGTGGACGGTGCGCCGCGATGGTGGACAGTGGCAGACTCTGACGCTGCGCGAGATCATGAACCAAGGTCTCTATGATGCTCGTGGGGGTCTTGTGTGGGAGCTGCCTGCGTCTGGAGCACTGGTGCGACAGAGCCGTCTGCTCCCGGTTGATCCGTACGTGTGTGGCGCATTCCTCGGCTGGGGCGTGCGCATCGACGAGCGCGGCTACGTCAGTATGCCGAACGAGGCTCCTGATGAGGTGTTCGTTGTCATTGAGGAGCGTATGGGATGGAAGCGACAGATCGAGAAGTCTCGGTCGATCTTCATTCACGAGGGAACAGGCAAGCGCGTCGAAGGCTCACAGGTGATGACGCATCCGGCATTCACCAGCCTGATCGTAAAGAATGAGAAAGAACGTCGTATTCCGCGTCTGTATATGACGAGTAGCATTCATGATCGTCAAGAGATGGCACGTGCGTTGCGCGAAAGTATTTCGTATCGGAGGGATGATCCATTTGACATGGATGTACTACCAGACGCTTGGATGTGTCCGTGGGCCGTTGACTATGATCTATCGGAGTTGGAGCGATCCTTTGAGACAAGCGGAGAAATGATCTCGTTCGCGTCCGACATTGGTCGCGATGTTGAGATGACGTGCATCATGGTGGACTCGGATACCCACTTGTACCAGGTGGGCCGGGGTCACGTGGTTACGCACAACACTGTGCTCGTGCAGTCGTGCATGGAAGATGATCCGGCTCGTATTTACCTTGAAGTTGACATGGCGAAGATGATCTCTGACCTGTCGAACCCAGAGGAAATGGCTGCACGTTTGAAGGCATTGTTCGATGAAGCTGAGGCTTTTTCCAAGGCCGAAGGCCGGGAAGTCGTGCTGTTCATCGACGAGTTCCACCAGGTGGTCCAGCTCTCCGCTGCTGCTGTGGAAGCGCTCAAGCCTTTGCTTGCGGCTTCTGGTTCGCGTGGGATCAAGGTTATTGCGGCAACGACCTATGACGAGTTTGATGCTCATATTGCCTCGAATCTGCCTCTGGTCGAGCGTCTTGCGCGTATCAATATCCCTCAGACGAATCGAAGGGTGACCATCGAGATTCTCAAGGCCATGGCACAAAAGTATGGCGTCGATCAGGGCATGATCAGCGAGTCGCTCTATGAGCAGATCTTTGACTACACGAATCGCTACGTGCCTGCCTCTGTGCAGCCGCGTAAGTCGATCCGTGTGCTTGATGCCATGGTGGGTCGCCACAGGTACCTGGGTGAGCCTATGGACAAGAAACTGCTCGCAACAGTGTTGAAAGTCGAGTTCGGTGTCGAAGTCGAGATTAACGTCGATGCTACGGCGATTAAAGCCGAGCTGGACAAGCGCGTCTTTAGCCAAGACTTTGCCACGACGTCGATTGCACGTCGTTTACAGCTATGCGTGGCCGGGTTGAATGACCCGGATAAGCCCCAAGCATCGCTGTTGTTTACGGGGGCTACAGGCACGGGCAAGCAGGTCACCGATTCGACTCGTGTACCAGTCTTTTCTGAGGACGGTTCTGTGTTGTGGAAACGCCACGGTGATTTAGTTCCAGGGGACCGTGTGTTTAAACGTGACGGTTCGCCACAAGAGGTTCTTGCTGTGTTTCCACAGGGGGAACAAGACATTTATCGTGTTCACATGTGGGATGGTCGCCACCTTGATGTTGGTGGACCTCACTTGTGGGGCGTTTATACTCGGTCGATGCGTGAGCGTAAGCATAAAGGTGAAGATGTACAACCTCGTGTCATGACGACATTGGAGATGTTGGAAGCAGGTGTTACATATATTTATCCACATAGTCCACAGGGATATACGAAGTTTTTTATTCCGATGAATGAGGCTGTACAGTGGCCCGAAGCTGATTTGCCGGTAGATCCATACGTAGTTGGGGTATTCATTGGAGATGGGTGTTTGACTCTCAATCAGTTGACGCTATCGTCTGATGATATCGCTGTGGTACGTCGAGTCAGCGAATCTATTGGTTTTGAGTTTAAGGCAGCAAGCTCAGCTAATAAGTGGGGTTGGGTATTTAAGACTGGTGAGAAATTTGGTCGAAATGACAAGCTAGTTCAGACGAAAGATCTATTTGCTAAGATTCCTGAGCTAATTGGTGTGCGTTCGGTTCATCGTCGTATTCCACGGCAGTATATGACAGCATCTATTGAGCAGCGCTGGGAGCTAGTGCGTGGACTTTTCGATACGGATGGGACTATCGTTAACCGTCCTGGGGAATACTCTGTTAGCTATTCGACGTATTGTCGGGGCCTTGCTGAGGATGTGCGTGAACTGTTGTTCTCGTTGGGTGTATCTAATACTGTACGCGTATCTACCCGCGTTAATGGTAATGGTCGTGTGTCGGTGGAGTATATCGTTTACGTTAAATCCGAGCATGATAACAAAGCTCGTTTCTTTTGGTTGGAGCGTAAGCGTGCGATCGCTGAGGAAGCACGGTCTGTGATGTCAGGCCATAAGAATGCTAAGAAGTTCGATATGGTCGGTATTACCAAGATTGAGAGACTTCCGTACCAAGAGTCAGCTTCATGCATCTACGTTGATGGTGACGAGCACCTGTATCAAGCAGGTGACTTCATCGTTACGCACAACACTGAGGTCACTAAGCAGCTCGCAAAGATCCTGTTCGGTGACGACCAACGTCACCTCGTGCGTTTCGACATGTCGGAATGGGGCAGGGACGACAGCGTTGATCTCTTCCGTGAAGAACTCGCTCGTCACGTGTGGGCGACAAGCCACTGCGTGTTGCTTTTTGACGAGATCGAGAAGGCGTCACCGCTCGTTGTGCGCCTGTTGCTCCAAGTGCTCGATGACGGTCGTTTGTCTGATAAGGATGGTCGCCAAGTGTCGTTCCTCAACACGTATATCGTGTTGACCACGAACGCTGGCTCTGAGATCTATCGCACCATCGGTGAATACAACACCGATGACCACGGGAGCGAAGAGACGATGCGAGATTACGAGAAGATCATTGAGACCTCGATCAAGAGTGAAGATGGTGGAAAGTTCCCACCAGAACTCTTGGGCCGTATCGATGCGATCGTTCCGTTCCAGCCTCTGTCTCGCGCCACGCTGCGCAAGATCATGACGAAGAAGCTCGCCGAAATGATCACAGACGTCAAGCGTAAGCATGGCATCCATGTCACCGTCGATGGGCGTGTGTTGGAGTTTCTCGTGGAAGATGAGGCGCGGAGCGACTCGGACTCTGGTGGTGCTCGTGACATGGTGCGACGGATGCAGCGATTTGTGACAACGGAAATCGCCGCGTTTATCAACGAGCATCCGCATGAACGCAACATTGCTGTCAGCATTGAAGGCACATTGCGGAGCGAAGATGTGTCGATCTTGAAGTCGGATGCACGTGTTGTGGTCCAACCTTATGATGCTGTTCTTGCATAAAAGCGAATATGCTCGTATATCAACATCGGCGCACAAAAGTGTGATATGCTGATACACGAGTGTAAACCTCGCGATGCCGGTACCATTCATTACCGTGGTGGGGTGGTGGTACCGGCTCCATCACCTATTTGATCAAACGAAAGGATTTCAATGTTGTTTGGCAAGAAAGACAAGGCTGCTGCCGATGGCGGTGGCGCAATTGAAGAAGCCCAGGCAGCCGTTCCTGCTCAGACTGATGCGAAGGCACCAGCCGTTGATGCACGCGCTGCGAAGGACTCGCTGACTTTGGTCATCGATGAGACTGAACCCGGCGCTGCCCTTGATATTATTCGCCAGAACACCGAGTGGCTCCTGCCAAACGGTATTGGCGTGATCCTTGCGCTCCCTGTCGATGCTTCAATCGAAGATGGCGGTATCGGGGGCCTCGGTAAGGTCTCGTCCAAGGGTAACGAGGACAAGGGGTCGATCCTCCAGCGGATCGCTGACGATAAGATCCAGGTGTGTGCGACCGAAGACATGCTTCGCCACAATATCTTGGGCGTGATCCCCACCCCTGCTTCCCTTGGTCCTGATGGTATGGGAGAGTACACCCTTTTTGACCGCGCGAAGTTCTTGCTCACATCGGTGACCCCTCGCCCGGATGGAACTCTTGAAACCGTTCCTGTTCATTTCGATGAAGCAACGGGTCTCATTGAGGTTCCTGATGGAGACATCGATACTGTCACCCTGGCTCAGGCTCAGGAGATCGCATCGGGCAGCGTCACCCTGGCATCGCTCATCCCAACGCTGTGGAAGCGTCTTGGTGGAGACGGGGTTGAAGAGGAAGCTGTAGAAGAAGTGGCACCCGAAGAGGTGCATGAGGACACAGCACCGGCTGCTCCGACCCTTCCGCCTACCGCTGCTCAAAGTGAGTCTGTTGAGGCTGTTGAAAACCTGCCTCATTTCGATCCCGATGATATCCCGGATGAACCGATGGTTGATGAGCTGCCTTCGGATGAGGGTCTGTATGACGAGGATGATGAGGATGAGAACCCCTTTGATGACATCGAAGAGGCTCCCGCCCCTGCTCCGCATGTACCGACCCAAACCGAAGAGGTAGAACTTGAGCCGGTCGCTCCGGTGGACGAGCGCGTCTTTAATAAAGACGCTGTTCGCACAGCCGTTGCTCGTCGCTTCCTTGATGACAGTCTGGATTTCGCCGTTGATATGACGCCTTTTGAGACCTTGCTGGGCTACGAGGTTGATACCCCAGCTCAGTTCTCGCTCGATCATCTGGACAGCACCAACTGGCTGGACAGCCAGATCAAGATGCTCTCTCAGCAGGCGAATACCGTCCTTGCTGATCAGCGTCGTCGTGATATCGAGGAACTGCGCAACCTGTTCTTCTCGCTGGTGTCGCGTACAGGTGATGAGATCAGCGCTCAGATGAGCACTGATGAAGATGCTGAGAACACGTGGGCCAAGACCATGGCTGAGGTCAATGGTAATGAGAAGAATGCTCTTGCCGATTTGAGCGAGATTTCTGAGAAGCAGAAGGCTGTGCTCGCCGATCAGTATCAACAGGAACGTGAAGCCTTTATCCAGGCTCGGATCGGAGAAGAGCGCGTGCGTTACGACGAGCGTCACAAGCCCGCTCTCATTCGCCGGATGGATGACTTGGAAGCATCGGTTCGCTTGGACATCGAGTCCGATTACGAGGCGCGTCGCTATGAGATTCTGCGTGCTCGCAAGACTTCGGCACAGGGTGCGTTCGATGCGGCCATCACCAAGGTGATGGATCACCTCATTGAAAAGCGCGCTGAGCAGGTGCAGCGCGAGGCTGAATTGGTCGAGAAGTTCCGCGTCGAGATGAGTGACTTCCTTGATGAGAATCGTAAGGAAGACATTGCTCGCACTCAGGCTCTCCAAGAGCAGCTCTCGCGTCAGAACATTGTCGAGGAAAAGAGCGCTGAGTTTGCAGCTCGTGAACAAGAGCTGCACGAGCAGATTGCACGTGAACGCGATGAGGCTCACAAACGCGTTCTGGCGGCACAGGACGAAGCGAACAAGGTCTTGGAGCGTATGCGCCAGGAAAATGCCACGCAGCTTGCCCAGGCTCGCGCTGAGATCGAGCGTGCGAACGAGCGCGTGAAGGAAGAAGCCGAGCGCGTGGGTGTTGTTCGTGATGAGATCGCACGTCAGTTCCAGAGCCAGGTCGAGTCGCTGCAAACCGACAAGCAGCTGCTCATGGACCAGATGGATCGCGAGAACCTTGTTGCTAAGCGAGCTAACCGTCTCTACATCGCGTTGGCTGTCTTGGTGGCTCTGGCGTTCCTCGCACTGGGTGTGATCATTGGAATGTTGATGCCAGGCGGGGCAAGTTCGAGTGCACACGCTGCTTCAATGATCTCATGGGTGATGAATAGTGCTGCTGGTGGTGGTACATTGGGTGTCTAAGCACCCGTGCACCACTTGGTAGCGTAAGAAGGGGATACGGTCTGGGAAATCTGGGTCGTATCCCCTCTTTTTGTCTTTGATACGACCTGTGTATATCTGATATGATTGTCTTGGTGTACCAAACGAATTAGAAGGAAGGTAACGATATGGGTTGGCGTCGAAAGGCGGGTAGGCAAGCCCCTCGTGAAAAGGGGAGCCAAGCGTGGGCACAGCTCGGTCAGCAAGACGAGCTGGACTCCTTGGCGTACCAGGATGTCCACGGGGATCAGCAGCTTGAGCGTAGTGAGATTGAAGCAAAGCTCTCTCCTCGCTCTCGTGAGATCGCCTCAGCAGCGGTGGGCATACTTGTTTTCATTTCCGTCTGGGTGATCATTTCGTTTGGTTCGATGGGGATTGCAGCGGTGAAAGACTCGCTGTGGCATTCGTCTGTTCCAAGCTATTCGGTTGAGAATAAAGATCTGACAAAGGCTTTGCATCGCTCTGTGATCAGCGAGGTGTGTTATTCTCCGGCTCTAGAGGATGGGTCGCCTGACCCATCTGATGAGACGTGTTACGAGTCAGCCAAGGACGTTCCTGAACCACAGTGGCATAAGGACGCTGTGGCAGCAGAAAAGGCCGAGCGGGATGCTCAGATGGCTGATCAACCTGGGAGTGCTCTGGGGTGGATCTTCTCACTCGGTTGGATCAAGTTCTTTGTCTCCGCCTTCGCTGGCGGGGCAGCATGGGGAGCGCTCCGTTTGGTGCTCATGCGCAACCTCAAGGCTCAGAACCTCATGCGTGATACCACGGATATTAACCAGTACAAGAACGATCAGCACGTGGCCTTGCCCGAAGAGGTGCGTGAGCGTTTTGACGTTGTTCCCGATGTTGGTGCACACACAGGAGTGAGTGCGACAACGCTCATCTCACACTCGATGGTGGCGAATAAGGGTATTAAGCCGGTGGCGTTTGCCAAGCGTGCTGAGACAGACATTCTTGATGAAGATGACGATGTGGCCGTGTTCAAGGGCGAGGTTTTGACCGATGAACACGGAACCCCGATCACTGACATGGTTCCGATGTTCGATGAAGCCTTTGGAACGGCTCTGTGGGACGCGTCGGGTCTGCCTGACAACGATAAGTTGCGTCGGCGTCTTGATCCCAGCACTGTTCCCTACAACCCTGGGAACGCGAGCCGAGATAAGCTCAAAGGCTTTGCCACGCTTGCTGACCTCGTAAACGGGGAGTGGGAGCTTCCGACGTACGAGCCTCAGCGCCCGGCTGGTGTCTATTACGTCGATACAGCTCCTGCCAACACCATGATTTTGGCTATGACTCGTGCTGGTAAAGGTCAGACGTACATTGAGCCGATGCTCGATATCTGGATGCGTCAAAAGCGCCCGGACAACATGGTCATCAATGACCCCAAGGGCGAACTTTTGGTGAAGAATTACGTCCGCGCCACCATGCGCGGGTTCCAAGTCGTGCAGTTCAATCTCATCAATGCCATGAAAACGGACATTTACAATCCGCTTGGAATGGCAGCGGAAGCAGCACGCGAAGGTGACCAAACCAAGTGTGCGCTCTACGTTGAAAACATTGCAGACGTGTTCTTCCCAGTCGATGGAGCGGAAGACCCTGTGTGGCCGAACGCTGCAAACAATGCGTTTAAGAGGGCCGCATATGGTCTCATCGACTACTACCTGGAAGAAGAGCACCAGCTGCGTCAGTACGCGATGCGACATGGCATGGACCAGAAGGTTTTGGAACAAAAGCTCGATGCCATGTGGGGTAAAGTCACGCTGTATAACTGCTATCAGCTTTTTGTGCAGCTCACCTCGAAGAAGCGCAAGTCTCCGATGACTCAGATGAACGAGCGCCTCAAGGGTGGGTACTACGACCAGATTCAGGACGAGGACGAACGTCAGGAAGCGATCAATCACGATCAGGCACAAGCCGAGCGTATCGAGTTCTTGTGGGAAGACAAGCCTGAGCTGGACCTGCTCACCCTGTTCTTTAACGCGACCGAGGCTCTACCTCAGTCGACGATGCGCACGCTCATTGCCAATGCGAACAACGCGCTTCGTGCAATGGCAGGAGCAGAGAAGATGCTCGCGTCTGTGTATGGTATTGCGATCACCGCAATGAGCTTCTTTACCGATCCGACGATCTCGACACTGACCTCTGGTACGCCCTCCCAGAACACTGACCTGGGCGGGTTGTCGTTCCCTCGTCGTTTCGGTGTCCGTTTCGCACAAAACTTCACCAAGCGAGACGGACTTATCGGTGCTCAGGCAAAGTGGGATGCCTTTGATGATCCCGAGTTGACACACAACCTCGGGAAAGACTTTGAGCACGAAGACACAGTTGTGCGAGAAGGTTGGGCGCGTTACTACTTCGATGGGAAGTTCCCTCACGATGTCGCATACTTGCGATTGCGTTTGTTCAACCCGCATACCGGCGTGCTGCTTAAGACGTTCTACTTCCAGTTCACGAAGGGGTACCAGTTGTCCCTGAATGGTCGTAAGTTCGTCAAAGACCCTGTGACAGGAAGCAAGATCATCCGTAACGGTGTCCTCGTGGAGATGGTGAAGGGGCCGGATGGAAAACTTGTTCCAGGTCATCTGAACTACCCCACGACTCGTCTACTCGACAAGGCTGGTAAACCTCAGACGGTGCGAGAGAGCGTGCCTGCTATCATCTTGTCCTCGGTGCGATACTCGGAACAGCCCAAGGCTGTGTTCCTCGTGACGCCACCGCATTTGATGAAGTACGCGAAGCTCGTGCTGATTCTCGTCAAGCAACTTGTGGACTTGAACTTTGACAAGTCGTACATGACCAAGTCGAGCCAGAAGCCGTTGTACAAGACGCGCTTCATGCTTGACGAGTTGGGTAACTTGCAGTCTGAGGGTCACGGTATCGCCGGGTTCGAAACCATGCTGTCAATTGGTTTGGGCCAGGAGCAGCAATTTACGTTGATTCTTCAAACGTTGCAGCAGGCTCGTGATGTTTACGGAGATTCGGTAGACAAAATCATCCAGGGAAACGTTGCTAATATCGTCTTCTTGAAGTCTACGGACGATACGATGATTGAGACGCTGGCGAAGATGTCGGGTACGCGCCACCGTGCCGTTCGAGACTCGAAGACGGTGACTCAGGATACTGAGCGTCTGATCGAAGGCTTGAACGTTGAGGGCAAGGTTTCGTACACGATTAGCGCAAAAGAGGAAAGTGTCATCGGGTATAACGATCTGGCGTTCCTGCCTGAGCGCAACTCGATCATTTTCTCAGCGGGTATTTCCCCTATTTGGAACCGCAACGCTGAGATTCTTCCGATGTCGTGGCGCTTGTTCAAGGACACGATTCAGCATCCGGGGCACACGTATTCGCTCCAGACGATTCCAACCTTGTCGTCGGCCCTAGAGTTCGATGTACGCTTGAACCAGCCTGACTTTGTCAAGATGTTGGACAAGCGTATTGAACAGGCTGCGAACGCGGCTGAGGCAATGAATCTGTACCAAGATGCCTACAATCTGGATGATTACGGCATCTCGATTCTGGATCCAGACGTGTACTCGGCTGAGGTCATGGATCTCATCGCCTCGATTGAGGCAGAACGCCAAGGTCAAAGTGATGAGTCCGAAGAGTACGACATGATGAGTGAGGACGCGTACCGTGCTTTTGTGGGAGCGGGTTATGACGTCTTTAGTCAAGACGACGTGATCAATGAAGACGTTCAGCAAGAGATTGCCACACATGAAGCGATCAAGACTGATCGCGAGAAGAAGCGGTATGCCGAAGGTCAGATTAGCCGATCTGATTTCATCGGTGACAATGGAAGCGTGATCCATAGCCTTGATGATGAGATCATCGCTGCGTACCGTGATACGAAGCGTGAACTTGCAGGAGACGCCCGATTCTTTAGGGTTGATGCGAACGGATCGCTATGCTCGCTCGAAGGCCGGGTGTACATTAGCCAGGGCCTGTCGAGCAGCGAGCTGCGCGCGATCCAGGATGCATCGTCTGATAGCACCCAGGGTGTGTACGGGGATGATGAGTCGATCACGAATGCTGCTGAGCTTGGATCGTGGCAGGTTCATGACGCGTTCTACAAGTTCTTGAACAGCTGTGAGTCGTGGGAAGATCTAGGTAATGGCGCTTTTGATCGCGCTATGGCCCGTATCCATGAGCGCCGAGAGAATGAATGAGCGAAAGGATAATTGCTATGAGTACGGATGCCAAACGATACTACTTGGCTAAAGACGAGACAGAACTCGTAGAGCAGGGGTATGTCCCGCATATCATGATTGAGCGTTATCGACCTCTTAACGGTAAGTGGTGGGGCCGTCACGTAGAGGGGTTAATAACGCTGAGTGATTGACGTCTGATCGCACGCAAGAGGGGTGGTAACGTATTGTTACCACCCCTCTTTTGCATTCAGCGTACAGCGGGTTTGATCCGGCTATAGTTAGAAGTTTGATGTTTACTCATGACGGAGTTTGATTCTGCCTGAGCAATACGGGCATCGAGTCTTTTTAGCCGTACGGTCATATGGCGTTGCTTTCCATGTGTGATCGGGGTTTGTGGAGCACCGCCAGAGTACAGATGTGTTTGATCCGGCTTTGAGAGTGATAGCAAGAGACTGATCAACGAGCTGTGCTGCCAAGTCGGGATGCGTGGTTGCTAGGTCGCTGTGACCCGAAACAGGTTTACGGCCTGAGCATTGAGGGCAGCGCGTCCCTTGGCGCGCGACGTTGCTTAGAGGGGCGGTCCAATGGTCATGCGTGGGGTTACCACACCAGAGTTCAACCCTTTTGTTCGACGATCCGGTGAGCTGGGTGCGTAGGCTTTCATCAATCATGAGAGCGGCCACGTCGGGATGAGTGGTGGCAACGTCGTTGACACCGGGGATCACGGTCTTTCCGTTGCATACGCTGCATCCGGTGGGGTTCTTTGCGTTGGTACGGTTCATAGGGCTGGCCCACCACACGTGACGAGGGTCAGTGGGGCAACGCCATTGGACTTTCTTGTCTGAGCCGCGAGCGATGGAGCGAAGGGATTGATCAACGAGCTGGTCAGCGAGGATGGGACTGAATTGTTCAAGGGTTTGAGAAGGTTTTCTTGGCATGGTGTGGGGCCTCCAGATCGGGTTTTTGTGGGATGTTGTTTACATGATCCAGTGTATCATAGATACGCGTTTGTTATGGTAGAATTGTTTCTGTATCCATTGGTGTACGAAAGGAAAGGTGTTTGAAATGACAGATTTGGAAATGATCACTACGGAGTGTCTTGACAAACGGGATAATCTCATCACGACCGCCGAAGAATTGGAGAAGTTGATTAGTGATACATCCGGATCAAAGGCTCTAGAAAAACGTGTTGCGGCGTTTTTGGACGAGTTTTTTGATTTTATGGCAATTGAGAAGAAGTATTTGCTTTCTATGGGCGTTGTCTGTGACAATCTTATGGATGTATTAGGTGTGCCGTCTCTTGAGCCTGAAGCATGATGCTGATCAAAAACAGTTTGTACAGCTTGCGGATATCGTCTCGATCACAACACGGGTGCGTGTTGGTGTAGATCTGCCATGAGGCGTCATGGAGCGCTGTGCTGGTGGTTCGCATACGGTGAGAGTACCGCTCGGACACCCAGTGCAGCGCTTTTTTGCGAGATTTAAACCGTGGCATCGCGCTGTGGCATAGTGGGCACAGAAGAACGATGTTCCATGGTTTATCGTTTCCGCACTCGCAATGGTTTTGCAGGTGAGCACGTTCAAGAAAACGGCTTGCGCCCTTCCATTTGAAACCCTCGTGAATCTTCACAGGCGGGATCCAGCCGCACGCGAAGCAAAACGGGATGTTCCATCCGATAACTACGCCTTTCATCCAGGGCTGAGGATGTTCGCGCCAGTATTTGACGACTGTTGCAACCGAGGGCATGTGTCGTTTGTAGTGGTGTTGTTCGTCCAGAACAGGATTGGAAGCCATGATTACCCTTTTGTTGATGTGGTGTAAAAGGAAGCGGCGGCTCGCACAACATGTGTCATACGAACCGCCGCTACTCGCGCCCTGTGTGAGGTATTAACCCACGTTACGCTTTCTGAGAGCCAGAGTCAAACCCCCAGCCAATGCAGTCGCGCTCAGGCCAAACAACGGAAGAGTTGTGGAACCCGTGTGAGCGAGACTCGTGTGAGTGACAGGTGTCTTGATGCTACTAGCGCTCGGAGTGGTACTCGGAGCAGTCGTCGGTGGTAGCGTCTGAGACTCACTCGGAGCAGGAGTGGTGACACTCGGCTCAGGAGAAGGCGTGACGTCGCTAGGCGTCGGTGCCACGCTTGGTTCAACAGTGGGTGCAGAGACGCTCGGTGCAGGCTCGGGAGCCTTGGGTAGCTCAACAACCTCATCATCGGCAGACCAACCATCCGTGGTGTCCTGGAGAAGGTACTTTCCCCACTCAGTGGGTTGGTTGTTCTTCTCAATCGACCACACCCAGGTGACATATCCGCCTTTAAGCGATGCAGGCTTATCAATGGTGGCAGTTTGAGTGCCAGGGGCCGTGAAATCAAGATCGGTTTCTCCGATCAAGGTTGCATTGGCTGGCACATTGTTGCCCTTGATAGGCTTTTCCAGCGTGTAATAGGCACGACCATGAGCCGTGACATGAGCCTTTTGCCCATTGACGATCAGCCATTCATCGTTACCGCACGTGGGGTCGGAAGATAACGTGACATCGTCTTTCAACTGAGGAGCGTCAGTGGCGTACTTGATTGCGTTCGACTTCACGTTGATGATCCATCGACAGTGAGCGGCGATGACAGGGGTCTTACCAAAGCTCCCAATCCCGATAATCGACTGCGGAGCAGCGACGTTCACGAAAGCTGGGTTGAAATCATACGGTGATGAAGTATGATCAATTTTGTAGGCTTTAGCTTCATGGAACAGCCTATTAAGGTTTTCTTGCGTGTGCTTAGACGGCTGGTTCACATAATCAGGGAGGAACGGGAAAGACCCGTATGAACCATATTTATGTTCAGTGAGCGCGCCAGCTTGCGCAGTGTCCCGTTCAGTGTTGGTCCACTGCCAGTCATAGCTATCTTCCAGCTCACTGTAGGCCACCTTTGTTTCTGTGTATACTTCACCCGTCTCTGTGTCTTCTCTGGATTCAGTTTTCTCTGGAACCCATGACGCAGGGGAAGCTCCATCGGTCAAGCCTTCTTTCAACGTCAGACAGTGGTCACTGAACACATCAGTCAGTCCGGTTTCTATAGCATCAGCGGCTTTGACTTGCAGGTCGTTGAATGCGTCTGCCGCGTTAATGCTAGAAGCCGTATCGTAATGTTCATGTACTGCGACGATTCCGCCGGTCAACAGTGCGGTGAACGCGGCGGTCGCACCAACGGTGACCGCCACGCCCTTAACTTGAGTCATTTCCATATTTGTTTCCTTTTCCGTTATCAGCGGCGACGCATGAATAGCAGTCCACCAAGGATGCTGAGAGCTTCTATGACTAGGAGTGCGAGCGGGATGGTAGCAGAACGAGTGTTGTTAGACACTGAGTCTGGGATGTTTACCATCTCAGCCTTTTCCTCGGGAGCGGAAGCAGGTGTGTCCATTGCACTGTGGTCAGACAGAAGCATTTCTTCCACCTTGGATGGCTCGGTGGTGATAGAGGGAGCCATGCTGCGAACCGATGTTTCTGTGCGAGAGGCGCGAGTGGCGGTGTCCCCTCCATTAACAACGGCGGGAGCAGTAGGAGCAGCAGCGGCTGTGTGCGTAGCAGTCTCAGCAGGCTGCGTGGTGCTACTTACCGGAGCGGGCTTCGGCTTTTCCGGGACGTTCACGGTATTAGCGTCTTCCCCGTAATTAGTGGAAGCAGCTTCGTTGTCCATGTAATCGGCCCAGTCACCTTGCTCGGAGCGATCAACAGTCCATACCCAGGTGATGTATCCACCGTCGAGGTTCTCGGGCTTAGTGATGGAACCCGTTTGGGTACCAGGACCGTTGAATGTGAGGGTGGTTTCACCGATGAGCTGCGCACCTGCTGGGACAGTAGAGGACTGCGCGGGAGCCGGGGTAGCAGAGTAGTATGCACGCCCGGTTGCCTTGACAACAGCCTGATCGCCGTCCACGGATAGCCACGGGTCTGAACCGTATGACGTGTCGTTTCCGACGGTCACATCGCTACGGAGAACACCGTCTGCATCAGTCTTGTGGCTGGTTGAATCGGCTTCAACGGTTGGCATCCAGCGGCAGTGCGCTGCGATAGGAGCGAATACGCGTTGTACGTTGTACGGGTAGGTCTGAGCGCGCTCAGGAGAGGGGTTACCCCAGCCGATCATGAGATGTCCGCCGTTGTCACCCGCCTTGATCTGGTTCAACCATGCGTTCAGGTTTGCCTGGGTGCGGGTGGCAGGGTCAGCAACGATAGGCGAAAGCATCGTGTAGGTTGTGCCAGTACCAGGCACAGCAGCCTGATACGAGCCGGTGACACGGTTCACCCACTGCCAGTTGTACGAGCCAGCCAAGTTGTCGGTGTCAAGAATGTTTGCAGCAGGGTGAGTATTCCCCCATGCATCATCAATAGGCTGACCGCCGTTCTCTGGCTTTTCGGGAACCCACGAGATGAGGTCCATTGTCCAGTCGCCTACAGTAGCAACGAGGCAGTGGTCGGAGAACACGCCGTGTTGCACGTCTTCTGCGGCAACCTTCTTGGCTTCCATTTGGTTGAATGTGTCCACAACATCGACTGATGCTGTGGCTCGTTGCATGTGGTTGTATCCGACAAAACCGCCGACGAGGAGTGCGGTTGATGCCGCCGTTGCTCCAACGGTGAGCAGAGTACCTTTTACTTGTTCGCGTGACATGAAAATGTCCTTTCTATTGTGTGTTTGAGAGGGGATGCTTATTGGGGTTAGATAGCGTGGCGCTTCCTGGAAGCAAGTGCGATGCCAGTTGCCAGCAGGATGGTGCTTGTACCAATGAGCGGCATGGTCAGAGAACCTGTGTGAGCAAGGCTCGCGGAAGTCTGAGAAGACTTAGGGGTCTTGACACTATTGGTCTTTGGAGAGTTGCTCGGAGCGGATTCTTGCGATGGAGTAGCAGATGTGCTTGGAGCAGGTGTCTGCGACGGGGTAGCAGGAGTGGTCGTGCTCGGGGCAGGAGTCGGTGATGATGTCTGAGATTCACTCGGTTGAGGTTCAGGAGTGGTTACGCTTGGCGTAGGAGTAGGCTCCGTGACGCTGGGCGTTGGTTCCGTACTCGGTGAAGGTGATGGCTCCGTGGCATTAGGTGTTGGAGCTTCACTTGGTTCAACAGTAGGAGCGGCCACGCTTGGCGCGGGAGTAGGCAGCTTGGGGAGTTCAACGACCTCGTTTTCTGCGGCCCATCCGTCAGAAACAGTGTCGTTAATTAAGTACTTACCCCACGTCTCAGATTGCTTGTTCTTTTCAACGCTCCACACCCATGTGACGTAGCCTCCGTCAAGGTTGGATGGCTTGTTGATGGTTGCGGTTTTGGTGCCCGGCTCGTTGAAGTTCAGATCAGTTTCACCGACGAGCTGAGCGTCTGCCGGGATATCAGTACCCTTAACAGGCTGGGTTGCTGTGTGATACGCACGACCATGAACGCTCACTTGGGCTTTCTTGCCATCCACTGTGAGCCACGGTGCGGTTTCACCTTCTGCAAGATCCCAGACGGGAACAGCATTAAGTGTTACGTCGTCATTAAGAGTAGAGCCTTCACTATTTGTGTCAGCATTACTCGAAACTTTGACATCCCATTCGCAATGAGCTGCGAGAACCTGGGGGATGGCGGGGTTGGGTTGACCTCCTGGGTGATAACCGATCTCAACGCGTCCAACACGGAAGTCGCTGTCCCAGATTTGCTGATACCACGCATTGAGGTTCGTTTGTGTGCGACCTTCTGGAGTGGAGACGTTTTCTGGGGTTGTTCCGACGACATCAGGAACCTCAGCGCGCACTCCGGTAGGTGATACGCGATCCTTGTTCACCCATTGCCAGTCAAAGCCGGTTGCAGAACGCGACGGGGGAACAGGTGTGCCGCGCAATGACGTGTTTGAGGTCGTATAACTCATGGGGCCTACAGTGAATTGCACACCTTCACGCATGACGGTGCAGTGATCGCTGAATTCTCCGGTTGCTCCGGTGAGAGCGTCGGTTGCTCCATTAGCAGAGTGCGCTTCATTGAAAACAACAGCCTGTTCATCGGCTGCTGCGGTGGCTTGAGCGTGGTTATAGCCGACGACTCCGCCAACGAGGAGCATGGTTGATGCTGCTGTAGCACCTACGGCAAGGAAGGTCCCTTTGACTTGTTCGTGCGACATAGGTTGTGTCCTTTCTGTTGTGTTTGTGTTGAGAGATGGTCATATTGCATGTCGGATATTACACATGGAAACTGAGCTTCCGTGACACCGGGGTATGCGCCATGGCATCTATGTATTTATTGTACTCGATACAAAAGTGTTTTGACAGTGTTTTCGTTGAGAAACGTGAGTTTTTCAGGTAATATGTAAGGGTAATTACCCGATCGGTCCAACTGGGCCGAGCCTGAAAAGGAGAACGTTATGCAAACGAGCAATGCCGGTTTGCGTCGGTACATGTATGAGTACATGATCGCCCGTACGATCAATCGAACGAGTGAGCTGATCGGTCAGCCGATCCTCGTCTCCCAAGGTCGTCACTTGCGCGATCTCATGGAAGCCAAGCTTAATGAAAATGGACGTTCGTTTAACGATGGGGACTTAGGCGTCCCCGAAGCACTCGACGCTATTCAAAGCGTCATGAGTGAGAACGTCCCAGGATATAAAGCTTTGTTCCAACCCGCTGATACATCGAGCAAGGGTTACAAGGCGTTGTATAAAGACTTTACGGCAACGATCGGCCTGAACGGGTCCGCTGGAGCAGCTGGACCGCGTTTGCCGATCTCTCCTTATGATCCTCGGTGGGGAACCCGGCGTAGCGTCAAGCAAGCTGGATCGTCGATTCTTTATATTCTCGACGATGACATTGCTGCGTTTGCAGACGGCAAGCCGAGCAGCCTGGAAAAGGTGACGTCCTCGGAACTCAAGCTCTATCGCTTGAACGAAGACGGTGACGCGAAGGAAGCAGGTCGGGCACTGAGCCTCGATGACATCTCGGGTCTCACTGAGTTGATGGGTCGTATGTCAACGGCTGAGTACAATGATGTTCGTCAGTGGGTACTTGACGGTGCACGCAACCCTGAGACGGGCCGTTACAATGCTCGTCAGTTTATGAGTACTCAGGCTCTGGCTCGTTCCCGAGCTGTGCTCGATATGCTGGCCGAAGAGGGTATCCCTTACACGATCGAAAAGGACTTGCGTCCTGGTCAGATCCGCGCCCGTCTCACGGGGACGAACATGACCGTTCGCCTGACTGACACCCGAGATAAAGAGCAGTGGGTGGGCCGTGTCTATGACAACGGTGCAACACTGTATTTCTCGACAACGGCTCGCCGGGACAATAAGCAGGTCGCATACACACCGACTGTTGATGAGGTGTGCGATCTTGTGCGCGTTGCCTTGGGACGACCTGTGGAACGCAAGGACGGTAAAGGTCTTGTCGGCCACGTGGGTCAGCGCCAAAGCAAGAATAAGACTCTGCAAGAGTCGTATCTGTCCACAGACACGCTCACGAGCGCGTATAAGGACATGCCGGGAGCAAACGGTGAGCAGGTGGTCATTCGTCGTCAGATGAAGGAGCGCTCTGCCTCGTCCCGGTTCTTTGTTGATACCCCCGAGGGTCAAGCCCAAGCATCGACGTTTATCACCGATGCTGTTCGTAGCGCTCGCATCAATGTGGAGCAGCAGCTTGATGTTGACGGTTTGATCCGTCAGCTCAGTGAGCATGAAGACGCTGCACGCGAGGGAACGTATGTTCCGGTGCTTTCAGGCGATCCTGATCTCGCTGCTGTTGGCCGCGCGTATTGGGACGTTCTGCGCGGAGCAGAGACCACATTGCTCAAGCCTGATGCAACTCGGAGTGAATACGCCGAAGTAACAGGATTGCTCGATGAGATGGACCAAGAGAGTGATCTCTCTGGTGTCCATGACATGTTGGCAGGATCTGTTGCCTACACGGGAAGCCCCGAAGAGCGCGTTCGTGCACACCTTCGCGATCTGTTGGACGTCCAAATCGGTGTCGATGCACCGATTGACTCTGATGAGTTCGTTTTCGATCCCGTGCGCGTTGGTCGTTACATGACCAGTGAATACGGTCAGTGGCGTAACAACGATGATCTTGTGGCTGCAATGCGCACTGCGCGCTTGCCGAAGGAAAAGATCGTTGGGGAATCTTTTTATTCCAACACGTTCCGGGATCGACTGATTACTTTCGATGAGTCCACGGCGTTGTCGATAGACGTTGTGGACGATGAGTTCACCAAGTCGATGCTTCAAGTCGTGTCCGACACGCTGGAATCGTGCGCGGTGACCCCTGGATCGATCCGCGTTGATGCAAACGGCGTTGTCGAGTGGACCGGCTCGATTATGCGTTCCCAGACGGGCCGAGAAGAGCCGGTGAGCGGGACGATCGGTCAGATCTTCGCTCGCGGTGAGAATGGAGAGATCATCACTCGTTTCAACTCTGGTAACGATCTCATGATCGTGCCAGGCTTTGAGGCGCGTGTTGTCAGTCAGAAACCCGGAGAGAACAAGTCTCTCGAAGAGCGCACTCGGCTGATCGGTTACGAACAGCAGATGAGTGATGCGATTCGCTATCGGGTTCAAGCTGACGTGCTCACAGGTCGGTCACGCGTCGGTGAGCCTGCCTCTCTTAATGGTGTGTACCGTAGGCTGACTGATACGCGCCACCGCGCCGATCATTATGAGCGAGCACTCGAAGAGGGTATGGATCGAGAGGTGCTCGATGCAATTCTTGCCACCGAAGCGCGTCGCGTGCGCTATCCTAACGCTTTGCGTGATGGGTCAACGATCGACGCTGATTTCCGCGCGTCTCGTGCACGTGAACAGGGCTTTGGTTCAGATCCTGCCAACGACACGACGATGGATCCGTGGGTACTCACGGGCGGTCGTAACATGTCGTTGCTCAGCGAGGAAGCGGATGGATACTTTGATCCGATCATGACATCGAGCGGTGTCAACCAAGGCGTGACTCGTTATCTGGTTTCTGGTGCTCAGGTGAACGCCGATGGATCGATCGTGCCTTCTGATAAGGACGATCGCGCACCGCTCATGCTCACGAAACAAGCTGAGTTCATGAGTTATGATCCCTTCGATCGTCAGCAGATGACGACATCCAACCTCATGAATGCCTCGTCTGTGACGAAGCCTGTGGGCACGGCGTTCATGACGGCAGGCGGCTGGACGATGGAAGACTCCATCGTTGTTTCGGCTGATTTCGCGCGCACGTATCGTGTTCGCGGAACTGATGGTGCGATGCGTGATCTCATTGTCGGTGACAAGATTTCCGACATGCACGGCAACAAGGGTGTCATTTCACTCATTGTTGATCGTGATGCCTCTTTGTCTGCCTCTGAGATTGAAGATCTGTATGGATCGACCGACATGATGGATCTGTTTAGGCAAAACCCTGATCTGGATGTGGTCATGGCTCCGTTTAGTGCCGTGTCTCGTTTCAACGGCGGCTCGGCTCGTGAAGCCATGCAGAGTACCGCTCCTTTGTACCTGCCAAACGGCGAGGTCGTTGAGAACGGTATCGGTCAGGTGTCCTTCATCGGAACACATATGACGGTTGATGCGAAAACAGCGGCGTATGACGATGCTGCTATCCGCGCTGGTCAGGGACGTAAAGCCTCGTCTCAGCTTGCCTGGGCGTTGCAGTCCCAGGGCTGCGACAAGGTTCTGGAGCAGATCTACGGTGGCAACCTGCAAGCCCTTGCTCAGCTTCGTGAGATGGCTCTGGTGTGTGGCCTTGACATCGAACCGGATGGAACGCTGCGCGAGGGTCACGATGATCTCGCTGTTGGTGGTCAGCGCCGTCTCATCGAGATGGGCGATGTTCCTGTAACAGAGCGCGGATCGTTTGACGTGCGCAAGGTTCGGAGCGATTTTGCTGCGCTGATCGGTGACGCTGGTGGTGATATGGAGATTCCATTCCCACTCACGATGCCAACGGGAGAGCGCACACCTCATGCAACGGATACCACGTGGCGTGTTCCGGTGCTCAGCTCGCACTTGCGCTCGGGCCAAGACCTGGATGATGGGTCGTCAACGGTCCACGACTACACGTATCGGTATCTGACGATCCGTGAGTGGGCGCTGCGCTATAAGCACGCTGCTGACCGCGCTGCATCAGGCGAGTTGACGGGCAAGGACTTGGCCGATGCTCGTCAGACGATGGCTGAGGCCATGCACCGTGCACAGACTGCGTATGACGGTATTGCCCAGGACATCATGCGCCGCCGTTTTACGGGCAAGCACAATGTCTTCAAGGAAGGCTTGATGGCTTCTCGTTTGCCTCGCAGCGCAACAGCCGTGTGGACGGGCGATCCTCGTTTGAATATCGATCAGGTTGGCATTGGCCCAGAGCTGGCGAAGAAGCTGCGCCTACGCGATGGTGATTATGCATTGATTTGGCGTGATCCGGTGCTGCGTGATGCAGGCATTCGTTACATGCGTGTGAGCATCGACGAGCGTCTCACGGGTGTGAGTGTAAACCCGAATATGGTCAAGTGCTTCGACGGTGACTTCGACGGTGACTCGGTGGCAGTTGTGAACTTGGGTCGCGGTGCGGCTCACGAGCAAGCAATGGAGAGGCTAAGCGTTGAGGCGAATCTCCTTGATCTGGGTCAAGGCATGGATGACGAGGGTTGCTACCCTCTGGCGATGCATGATGCGCTAGACGTCAAAGTGTCTCAGCACTACGATTTCCGTCACGGCGAGGCGATGGCCGCTGTTCACCAGATGGCAAACGACGCCTACTATGACTTTATTGAGGGTGAGTCAACGCGCAAGGATTTCTTGGAACTGAGCCGTGAGGTGAGTGCTGATATATCTCGGATGTATCACGATGCGCTGCGTCATCAGTATGGCGAGGCTGTACTATCCTTTGGTTCGGTCCAGGAGCACATGGACTCTGTTGAGAGGGCATGTATCGAGACCGGGGCAAAGGGTTCACCCAAGAAGATGCTTGATTACGCCAAGTACATTGGGTATGACCCTGAGACACACGCTGATCTACGAACCACTCAGGTTACGCGCGAGGATCAGAAGGGCACTATGTATGCAACGGCTGTGAAGTCGTTTGGTACAGGTGTTGCTGGTACCTTCTCCCAGCGAGGGGTGCGAGCGCTGCGCAACGACGAGTTGAAAGCCGTATTGGAGCTGACCTACCCGGTGACTCAGAGTATTTTGCAAGCTAAGCATGACCCGGTGGATGCTCGTCATCGTTACGAGTTGCTCATGGGGCCTGCTCGAAGCCTGTGGCGTGGACAGATGATTGCTCAGGATCAAGATGGTGTGTGGAACACTGTCATGGACGCTGAGCACAAGCCTGTTCAGGCGACGAAGGAACAGTGGGTCGAGACGTTCTCTCGTTTCTATGGTGACGACGGTTTGGGCGTTACTGTGAACGTTGAGAACATCGAAAAGGTTGCTACGGCTCTCAGTGACAGCAATGGCATCATGGTCAATTTGGAAGATGAGAAGGTCATCGAGAAATTGGCCTCACCGATGGATCGCCTGGCTTACGGTGGCGATTTCACGACGATGCAAGCCTTGGCTCACGAGCGAGCCGGTTTGTTCGAAGGAAAGTGGAACAAGAGCTTTGCTCCTGCTCGCGTGCGTGAGGTTTTGGAAGCCGATGTGGAAACACAGGCGGAAGCGCCTGTCATCGCGATGGAAGACACCGTGGCTCGTGAGGTAGCAGAGGAAACCATCGGACGACGCAAGTCGACGTCATGGGCTGTTCCTGTTCGCTCGAAGACGGGCACGGTACATGTGAGCAGAGGTACGACGGTTCAGTACCGGGTGCCAGCGCCTGTTGCTGTCGAGAGTGAGGACGATGGCTTCGAGCTGTGAGTCATCAGTCGTGGGAAGCGGGTTGTTTCATGATTGGAGCAACCCGCTTCCTCTTCATGAGCCGGTGTATCTCAATATGGCAGAGATAGTAAGATATACTGATATACGAGTTGAAAACCCGCTTTGAGAAAGGAAATATGTATCATGTCTGTGTCAGCTATGTCAGTGTGGATGGCGAAGTTCCCCCAGGATTGGGTCAAGATTCGTTATGGTCTTGAGGCTCATGAGTGGGCTGGTTCGCTTTCTGATCGAGTGATGGCGATTATCAATAAGAATGATCCGACGCGAGAAGATCAGGTCAATGCATTGCTGCGTGATAATGCCGTGCTTCTTGAAAAAAGGTTTCAGGGTTATAGGCGGCCAGGACCTGACGAGGACTTTATTGATTATGCCGAGTTCCGTGATGCTATTGCCTGCGTTGTAGAAAACGGTGTTTCTATTAACGATGAAACCTATTCGCAAATCCATTATGTGGATAGTGCATGTGTACGTTCTCTTTCAAAGGCGCTGCTACGTCCTTATCACGAGGTATATCCCAACGCCAACGTACAGGTTTATTATCGTCGTGAATTGCGCGAGCAAGGTTATCAAAAACCTGATGATTCATATATCAAATCTGTTTATGGTCTTAGAGGTGACGAATGGACAGGTACATCAGCCGATGTGGAGAAGATCATCAATGACAAGATATCGAGGATGAGGCCGCGTATAATGGAGCAGCGTGTCAATGATTTCTTGCGTGACCAGGTAGCTGTTTTCGAGATTGGTATGGAGAAGCTTGAGGCTGAGAACGCAACATATAATGATATGGGAGCGGATGCTTGTGTCTATGGTTATGATCTGCGTGATTCAATCAAGGAAGCCGTAGAGAATGGTATTTTGATCAATGCTGAAACGATAAATGCTATCAAGAGGGTAGAGCATAACTACGTGACTCCCTATGCTCCTGAATTGTTGACGCGTCAATATGACGAGTTGTGTGAACTTAATGATGCACGGAAGCACTACCGTGAGACCGTACCATCGCTTGTTTCGTCGCATGCTGAGAAGAAACCTGGGTTATCGAGACTAGCGGCTCAGGAAGTTGCTGATTTTTCGATAATCACAGGTGGGCGTAGTCGTGGCAAAGAGCAGATTCAGCTCGCTAATGCTTTGGAGCAATGGATGTCCTCAACGGGGCGTGACACTGATGGCCAGCCTTTAGCTTCGCCCACTCCATCCCAGGGTTCTCGCCAGGGGTCTATTGCGGCGGCGCTTCCCGGTAGCTCGATTAAGGTTGGTCGCCAGACGCCTCGTGTACGGTCAACGTCTGCGTCTCACACGTCAGCACCACAGAGGTCGGATTCGTATGAAGTTGGCGATGGTTTTGAGCTGTAAGGCTTAGTAGCGACTCACGCAAGCGGGTCATGCTCATGCTCTTGTATCAAGGGCTGAGCATGACCTGCTTTTTTATGCTCGTTTGGTGTGAGTTTTCAGGGGATTCGTCTCGTTATTAGTCCGTCTATACGGTACAATAGTAGGTGGATGACATGTACTATTTTCCGAAAAGGAGACAATTATGTTGATGAATCGAGATCTCACGAACGATGAGATCAAGCAGCGTTATGGTCTTGAACCATACGAGTGGACCAGCACGCTCGATGGCACGATGGCGGCAATTGTCGGTAAGGACATGCCTGATCGAGACGTGTATGCGAACGCTCTGTTGCGAGACGGCGTGAAAGCCTTTGAGCGGGAAATGGAGCTTGACGAGTATGAAGGTCGTGTAGATAACGAGTTGCGCGATGCCATCTCTCAGGCAACGTGGGGTGGTGTCATCATCGATGATCCGACGATGATTGCCATTGAAGACGCTGATGCTCAATATGTTATTCCGTTTGGAGCAGCTTCTCTTGCGAGTACATACTATGAATTCCATCAGGTCGATGATGCGAAGCTCGCTGATCTTAGGCTCGACATGCGATTCCCTCAGCCTACAGAGGATGAGATCAAGCAGTACTACGGTCTTGATCCCCACGAATGGACAGGATCATTGGCCGATAAGGTCAGGACTGTGATCAATAAGAACGAGCCACAGAGGGATGAACATGTTAATGCTTTGCTTCGTGATGGAGCTATCCGTACTAGCGAAAAGATTCAGTACTACGAATCGGACTATGTGAGGCGCGGATGGTTAGAACCGTGTGTGGACGATGAGGGTGACAAGCTCTATGGCGCTGCTATGGAAGCAGCCTGGAGCGGTATTCTCATTGACGATGAAGCCATGGCTGAGATTAGTAAGGTGGAGCGTGATTATATCCGCCCCTACGCTAAGGACACGTTGGTGCAAGATTATGCGCAGCTCCATGATCTGAATAATGCACGTGCGTATTATCGTCAGAACATGGCTCAGATGCAGCAGAGCCAGCATGAAAATGTGAGTTCTCAGCCTGCTCAGGCTCCGTCTACGCCTGCGCCGTCAGGGGCGAGTATTCGTGCTCAGCGCGGCCCAGGTCAGCCTGTGCGTGTGGGTGACGTTGCCAAGCAATGGATGGCGTCAATGGGTCGAGGCGTGGATGGCCGACCTCTTGCTCCCTCGTCTGAGTCTCAGAAGGCGTCAGGGACGATTCAAGCTGCACTGCCAGGGAGCAGCATAAAGGTTGGTTCTGCTCCGCGTGTTCCTTCGACCACTCGTCGCATGGGCGCTCCTGCTCCGCAGCAGGCGCGTCGGGACGAGGCGAGTTTCGAGCTGTAGAAAAGGAGAATGAGATGAGTCGGCCACCTCGTGAGCTTCCAGCACCCCGCTATGGCGGAGAACCTCGCAAGCCAGCAGTTGACGAGAACGTGACGGAGACGATCGTCATTGAGCCGGTGATTGAGCCTGAGCCTGAGCCTACCCCTGTTCAAGGCGTTCCGCGTCTGGACTGGGGACAGCAGCTCCGCCGTGAGATGCGTAGCCATGCTGATGGGTATTTACACGCGTTGAAGCAAGTGAATCTGAAAGGTGAGAGGCGTAAGGCTGATCTCGCCTCTCGTGCGAATGACCTGAAAGGTAAGCACAAGGCGTATGCGTCCATGATGGTGCTCAGCGCCTTGGTGCCTCTTAAAGACGGTGTGTCGATGTCGGCTGTTGCCGAGTCACTCGGTATGGGCGTGACGATGTGGTTATTGTCGCCGAACTTCCGTCAGCAGGTAGGGTCGTTTACGCGCGATGCTCGCATGGCGATTGAAGACATGGCTAATGCCAGGCGCAAACACCAGCGTGAGCAGGTGAACCGCGATATCCAAGAGCACAAGGAGAAGCACGGCGGTGAGCTGCCGTGGTCGCTCAAGCGTCGCTTGGAGCGTATCGAGGCGGGTGAGCGAGGCGAGCGTCTTCCGTTTAATGAGATGAGCGCCGCGCTGACCCATATTGGCCTGAGTGAAGCAGCGTTTGAGCAAATGCGCGCTCCTGGGGCTGATCCATCTGAGGTGCAAGAAAACTACGATCGCCTGATGGAGCGTTTCTGGGACGATGTGCAGCTCGATGGCTTGGATGTAGATCGCGTAAGCGCACTCAGTCGTATGTTCGTGGGCCAGCGTATGGCGTATGAGCCTGAGTGGGCCTATCGCTTTGTCGAGACGGCCCATGGCGAGGTCGATATGGATATGACCGAGCAGATTGATCCGCGAACAGGTGAGCTGGGTCGTACATGGTCGGGCAAGTGGTCGACGCGTGCGGGCGAGTCTGTTATCAGCGGAGCCTTTACTGTGCGACCCCCGTACACAGACATGCAGCACGAGATGTCGCTCAGCGTGACTATGGCTCGTGAGATGGAACGTGCTGCTTTGGACGGTAACCTTGTCGATCTTAATGAGACGTTGATGGCGTATGGCTCAGCATGGTTTGTTCGAGACAAGGCTCTTGACACCCAAGCGATCCCAGGTCAAATGGGTGAAAAGATCCGTCGCGCTCAGCGTGGGCTTGAAGCTATGGAGTTTGACGGCTTTGGCCGAGATCTCCAGCGTGATGTCTATTCGACGTCGTTCGTCCATGCAATGGAATTGGTCGCGAAGGCGCATCCTGATATTGAACGCCACTGGGCACAACAGTATGGGTCTCAGTGGAGGGCGGAGATGCGGGATTTTGCAGCATCACCAGAGGAAACGTATAACCGTTGGCAGCGTGGGGAGTATTACTCTGATCCGCGTGAGTCGCCTGGGCATGACAATGCTCATGCGGATGCGCACACGGAGCGAATGCGGAGCGATAAGGAACGCCGTCGTCATGCGTATAACCGTGCTCGTGACAACCAAGAGTACAACGAGCATGAGACGTCGGCATTCACAGCTGAGACTGATTTTGAACTCAACGATGTTGACGATGGGTTCGAGATGGGTGAATCCGATCAATTTAAACGAGAGGATGGTGATGAGCCGTCACTCGGGTAAGATTGATACGCGTGGTTAGTGAAAGAAACGTAAGAGAAGGGAGCGGGCAATGCTCGGTTTTCCAACAGATGATGGGTTGATGGGTGATCTTTTTGGCGTGAAGCCAGAAGATCGTGATGCATGGAATCAGGAGCGACAGAGGCGTCTTGAACGCCAGCGACAAAGTGCCCCGTCGCTTGGCGTGCTCAATCGTGCAGCCTCGGCCATGTATAACATTGGCGCGACGGGTATTACCTCTCAGATGCGAGCTGCTTACATTGAAGAGCAGCGTGGCACGATGAGTAAGAAAACGGAGACGACAACGACGACTGTTACGCGCACTCAGTCTCACAATGTTGAGCCAGAAGACGAAGTGGATTCGCCTACCTACGGGTTCTAAGGCTCGAAGCGCACTCTAATAGCCCCACGGAGCTTACAGCTTTATGGTGGGGCTATTAGAGTATGTTATACTGGTGTATGAATGTAATCGTTAGTTTTAACGGAAGGATTGAAACGAGGATAGGTTATGGTTTCGACACACAGGAATCGAGAGGATGGTCGCCTGACAAAGACGAAGCTCTTGCATCGCGTCTCTTATCGGACGCACGTCGATATAGCGACGGTACGAGCTGTGTACGGCGCTCTCATTGACGAGATTATTGAAACCGTCCGCTCAGGCGGGTCTGTCATGCTGACAGGTTTCGGACGTTTTTACAGGCTTCATAAGCATGGACATGCTGTGCAGTTCACGAAGTCAGGCTCGGGCCGAGTGCCTGATTACGACGTTTTGAAGTTTTCGGCGTCACTGACGTTGAATCGTTCGCTTACCGCATCGGATGATCACGATGAGGATGCAGACGAATAGAGTCATACGGCAAAAACAATACCCCGGGCACATGACCGTGCTCGGGGTATTGTTGTATGCGAGAGCTACTGGTGCACTCGTTTGAGAATACGCTCGCGGTAGTCCTTGATACCGTCCTCGTCCTCGCTCAGGTATTCCAGCGAAGAGAACACGTCATGTTCGTGGCCTCGCATCGCGTCTGCGAGCTGGTCGATGGAATAGAGGGCCAGATCGCCGATTGCGTCAGGGTCGTTCCACGCGAAGTAGTTCATGAAGTTTTCGATACCTTCACGTGAGAAATCCGTGTAGAACGAGCCATCGAAACCGTATTCTTCTAGGGATGAGACCGAGAGATCATCGGATGATTCATCACCGATAACGGTTACGGTGGTGTCAAAATCTCGGCCCTCGTGTTTGTGGTAATAGGCACAGCCGCTTGCAACAAAGGCTTGGCCGAATTCGTATTCACGCCAGATGAGCGTGACGTTGAACCGCGAGTTTGTCAGCGTATCGAGGGTCTTTGCGTCGATAGGGTCGAGATTTTCGTTGATCCAGGGGATCATACGTTCAGCATTAGTGGCGTATGTCCACCGGCCTGAGCCGTAGAAGGACACAACACCGACAATGTCACCATTGTCGTCCAATGAGACTTGGATGTCGTCGGGGTTGAACGTAGTGTCATAACCGAAGTGGTTGGCGGTGTTAAATACTTCGACAACCGCATCAAGTGTCGCTTCGTTGGGGGCTTTGAAGATGATGACACCTTCTGCGTAAGAAATGTTAGCCATGGTGCATATCCTTTCGATGAATAGTAGAAATGCGCCTAGTTGATAGCTCCGGTGCGATAATCGATGGTTTTTCCGGGTACGCCGTTAGACAAGATGATGTGCTCGGCATACCCATCTGATGCGAACATGTCGATAATGAACTCTCGGGGAATCAGCTCGTCACCTTCATATACCGGGATGATAGTGTATGTGAAATCAAATGATTTGTGGGTGCATACATCCGGTGGGAAAGGGTGATTTCCTCCTGCGTTGCTCATGAATCTTTTGAGAGCATCGTATTCAATGACGTTATACAGTGAACTCTGGGTCTCTTTTGTCATTGGAACGATGTTCGATGCGTTGGTCGAAGCCCATAGTTGAGATGAAATGAGGGGTGCGCTGACCCATCCATCACTATGGGGCAAACCAACAGCAGTCACAGGTTCATCTTGCTGGGTTCGCACAGGCGTACATGCGTTGAAATGTACGCCCGCCCCGGTTGCTCGACCTAAAGCATCGGTTGGACGATACGTGGCGTGTCCAAGATTATTGTTCCACTGAGTTTGAACAGGTCGATCAGAATACTGCGCGATTAAAGAGTTTGTCACAATGTCTAAGCGAGCATAGGAATAACCGTATACGCCGGTTCCACCGATGATAGTAATGGATATGACATATATACAGATACGTGTGATGCGACCAGAATTGTGGGGTCCATATGTGTAAATAGAGAGAAAGGGTGCGGTTATCCCCACTACTATCGCTACAGTGAGTGTGCTAACAACCCATGCCGCGATGTTGGAATCATACATAAGTATCAAAAGCCTTTCTGCTCACGCTTGATGCATTTCAGATGCAACAAGGCCCGGTGGAACGTCGAATAGACGTGCAATTTCAAAAACACTCAGGCCATCGACAATGCACATATCGATCTCAGGATGAGGGAGAAGCAGTTCCTTGGCAAAGGTGTCGGCATAGAGTTCAGCCATGTCTTGATGCTCGTCACTACCGCATTGATATCCCATACATGGCTGAAGAGCATAGTTGTTTGCAACGTAATGACCAAGCTCGTGCGCACACGCATAGCGAGCACGCACAGGTGGGAGATTCTCGTCGAAATAGATGTGTGCCGTCCCACCGAGGTTACCGAGGATCATTCCCCAGGCGTAGCCGGGCAGAGGGCTTTCGAAAACTCGTAGGCCCATTGATCGAGCAATGGCGATAGGTTTGACGGGAATGCGAGGATGCTCGGCGTATGCGTCAAGGACATCTCTAGCGGCTTTTCTGGCGTTTCTTTTGATGTACCTGAGTTGCGTGGGTGTGGGTTCCATTGGGTGCCTTCTTCTTTTTCTTTTTGGTCTTTTTCTGAGCGGGTTGAATTGGCGGCGTTGGTGGTGTTCCAAAAACTTTATTCAGTTCCTGATACATCGATGAGTGCTCGCTGTGCGCACGAATGGCTGTTGCGAGAGCGTCACGTTCACGTGCAATCTGGAGAATAGTCTTTTTCAAACCTTCGATGCGCTCAGAGTAGTTAATATCGTCGTTCAGACTGAGTTCTTGTTCGAACAGATCAATCCCATGAGCCGAAAGTTGCTTTTCCCATTTATGCAGAGCTTCACCCGGTTTAGCACCACCTAAACCAAGAGCGAAGGCAATACTGTTTTGGATGTTGTAGAGATCAAGAGATGATACACGTCCGATGTATTGGGTCAGACGAGACGTGTCGATATTGGTCACTTGATTACAGATGGCGATGGAACGTTGGTTGTTCACATGAACGACCACGTGTGTAGCAGACGCGCGTCGCTTGTCACTTGACGTGAGGTACACGACCTGTACGACGCCAGAATGTTGATTCAAGGTGTCGTTGCTGACGATGACGCCCGGCCTTCCTGACCACATCTCGTTGCCGACAGTTCCGCCTCCTGGGACAGGTGCGGGTTGAATGAACCAGATGTCGCCTCGGCGAATGTCTTGCATGAGAACTCCTTTCAAAAAAAGAGAGTAGTATAGAGCTTTGTGGTGTTGGTGCCCCGTTACCCTTGTAATGACACAGAGGTAACGGGGCAATTTTACAGACGATGACTATGCGTCGTCCTCATCGTCAGTTGCAGATAGACCAGGAATGGTCTGGATGCTGGCGACGAGAGCACGAGTAGCAGCAAAACCATCGGTATCGGTGGCATTCGCGCAAGGAGTGTTATCCTCGCTGGGGACATCATCTTCATTCACCACTGTAACAGTGGTGACGGTATCCTCGTCTTCATTGTCTGTAGAACCTGGCTGCGTCAGCGAGTCAACGATCAGGTTGTAGTCGCTGAGGATTCGTGCAGACAACGTGACGCCATGAGAGAGGACGAATAGAGAGTTCTTCGCGCGAGTGAACGCAACGTAATAGAGCCTCTTCTTTTCTTCGCTCATGTCGGACTGATCCTTGTAGATGACAACAACGTTGTCAAACTCAAGGCCCTTGACTCCGTGAACAGTGGAGACAATGAGATCAGCGTTTGTCTCAAGGTTACGAATCTTGCGCTCCTCGTTGTTGCGGTGCATGAGGGCATCGCGAATCGAGTTGTACCGGATTTCGTAGTCAAGGATGCACTTCTTCAAGCGATCGAAGAAGGTTTCCTTGGTGATGATGGCCGATTGGTACTCGTAGACCCATCCCTGGATGGCCGAACCTGATTCAGTCCACCACTCGCTCGCCATCTTTGCCAGGGCTTGCTGAGCCTGGGCATTGCTGGCGGGGCCTCGTGCGATGATCTCCTTTGCAAACACGTATGCGGCGTTTGCGGGATCCACAGCCTCGATGTCAGACCAGTACATCTTGATGAACGCCGAGAAGAACGTCGATGCGCGACGGCGGTCAGAGATCATCGAGATGACAGAGCGGCCTGGGAACATCTCTTCCAAGCGCTTTTGAACAGCGAATGCTTCTCGGCGGGTAAAGGCCAAGAACGCCACCTGTTCACCACGGCTCAGGCAGTCCTGAACATAGGTGTAGGTGTGCTGGGAGAGCAGCTTAGGAAGATCGGTGATGAACTTTGCATCAGAGGTGTAGTGTTCATGAACGACATGAACCTTGTCCTGGAACGATTGAGCCGTCACCGGAACGAGGGAGTTTGCACGAAGGCGGATCTGCGCAAGCTGGTTGGCTTCGATCTCGCTCAAGAGGTGGACATTAGCCATGTCCAGAACCTCTTGGTTCGACCGATAGTTGGTCTCCAGCTTGTAGGGAGTGAAGACGCCCGATGCCTCAAGAGCATTCAGGGCCTTCGGGTTTGCCGAACGGAACTCGTAGAGCGTCTGGCTTGCGTCCCCCACGATGAACAGCGATGCCTTGAGCTTGCTTACCAAGCGGAGCAGGTAGATGAACTCGAACACCGAGTTATCCTGAACCTCGTCAATGATGAGGTGTCGGATGTTCAAACCGGTAGGCAAGGGCATCCGATCAATCATCTGGTACGCCAGAATGATCTCCAGTTCCAAAGACGTCTGCTTGATGAGATTCAGAGCGTCAACGGTTTGCTCAAGGTGTGCCTCGATGAAGTTGTTCAGCGAGGTGTAGGCACCTTGTGCATCACGACCTTCCAACCGACGAAGACGCTGAGAGAATTGAAGCGCGAAAGCGTCTCCGGGCATGTAGATACCCAGGGAGTTTGCGATAGTTTCAACAGAGCTGAGTTCGTGGGTGGGGAAGTAGGTCATGTAGAGATCATGGATCATGCGGGCAATGGTCATCGAGCGAACGTTGGGGTTCTTTTTGATGATGTTGTCCGCCGCCGCGTTCGTAAACGACAGCACAGTGATGTCCGAGGGGGCCACCCCGCACAGCGTGAGCTGGTTGATACGAGCAAGGATTACCGTGCTCTTACCAGCGCCCGCTCCTGCCTGAGTGATGGAGAGAGGCTCAGTCGAGCACACAGCGGCCTTCTGCTGAGGTGAGAGCTGGCCTTGGATCGGAGTGGTTGCCATCGACTGAGGTGCACGCTCCAGTTCGTCGCGGTGAGATCCCAGCTCGTGCAAGGTCTCGTTCATCAGCAGGTTCATGTTCTGCTTCATCAGACGCGATGCAGTCTGAGGGTCACAGAGTGTGTTGATGGCCGTGTAGACTTCGCGGTAGGCAGGCAGTGGAACGCTGTACTGCTCCATGTAGCGAAGCTGGTAGACCATCTGAGCCAACTGATCGTCGTTGTAGGTGCGGGTCTTGGGTACAAGAGCGGCAACAACGTCTCGGATGTCCTCAGCGATACCATTGCTGGTCCACCGCTGCGCACTGTACGTAATGTTCTCGTAGACGCTGTAATCAGCGTAGAACTGATTCAGAGTGTCACGGAACTCGTTCTGGCGCGAAGGATCGATACCTACGGCGCACAGGATGTCGTTCCACGGTAGGTCGATGGAATCTTCGACGGGAGCATAGCTCCAGTCAACAATGGCCCAGGCTTGGCCTTCGACACTCATGCGATACGAGAGGTTGCGGAAGTTGGACGCCGACATGTTCAGCAGGGTGGCACGAGTGCGGTAGTCATCGTCTACGCTCAGGACGAGTGAATCGACAGACTCATCGTCCAAAGCCATGATGTCCTCGTCGCTTGCGTCGATGAAGTCTGGATCATCGATGTCGCAAGAGGCGAGATCCTGGTCGCACAGAGTGTCCATCTGAGCTTCCAGGTCGATGGCGTCTTCGTCCTTTACGGGCGGAACGACGTAGAGCATCGTGCGGTACGAGACGGCAAGGTCCTTGACCATTTCTCGTCCGCTACGATCCTCGCGCATGACGAGGCCCTGTACGTGGCAGGATGCGTAGATATCGAAGTCGTCGGTATCGCTCGTCAAGCGCACGGAGAATGCGTTCGCCTCAGAGGGGACGGGAACCTTCATATAGCCGTATCCCTGCTCATAGGCGCGCCGAACGACAGTGCCGATGGGGATAATGTGGCTGGTGACGTTGTTCGAAGTGCGACGTTCCTTATAGCGAATGTCGGTGCTTCCCATCGTTGCACGGCTCAGACCCATAGGGTAGAAACCGGGGACAACGGAAGAGTTCAGCACGCCTTGCTTCTTGCCCTGGCCGGTCAGAGACGAGGAAAAGAACTTAGGGGTGACAGCCTTGATGGTACGGGCTTTACCTGCCTCAGCAATGGTATTGATTTGAGCGGCAGCGGTATCAATGCTTTCTAAGAGGATGGGCATGAAAGCCTTCCTTTCTGAATATAAATAAGTGTATGAATAAGCCATCAATCGGCCAGTGATGGTACTGACCGATCGATGGTGTGGGTTGTCTCAAAGGTTATGCGATCGTGTAACCGACGATGGTGAGATCGGTGTCCTCGTCAGGATTGACAAGGGTTCCTACGTCGGACAAATCGCTCAGCGGTTGGGTGTAGAGACACCCCTTGTTATCGGTGTAGATGATCTGGAGAGACTCAAGGTCTTTGTTGATCTGCGGCTTATGGCCGGTGGACAGATCGTAGAGTGCCAATGCAGCGTCCATTTGCCTCTTCCACGCCGGGGCCAGCGTGGTGTTAATCAGAACCGAGAGATCGTTCTTGGTGCGAACACCCTCTAACATGTCTGGTGTCGTGCGAAGGTACCTGGCTGCGCGACGACGGCTGACGGTGGTGATGAGCGGGCCATCGGCTTCATCCTCATGAAGCCAGAACCATCCATTGTCAAGTGCGTACATTGGTGCGCCTGTGTAAGCGTCGGCAAGATGGAGTTCCATGAGAGGCCCTAGCCACGGAAATGCCTGCTTAATATCATCGCATACCTGCCCGCACTTATCGGGATCAAGGTTGGCAAGCGGGGTTTGGTCATCATGGTTGTAATAGACCTCACCAGTGACGCTTACGCGGTTATCACGAATACCGTAGTGAGCGACGATGGTCGTCTTAGTTCCGTCAGCCTCAGTGAGAGTGCGCTGAGCAGTACGAATGGTGGACATGGTTGTTCTCCTTGAATAAGTTGTTTATGGATAGGTGGTTCGCCCACGAGGGGTGAATTCCCGTGGGCGAACCGGATGCGCTCTATGAGTTCGCTGCCTGAGCAAGCAGCATGTCTTCGATCAGAGCGCGGATGGCGCGGATGGCCGGGCGTGCGCCCTGGTCAACGAGCCATGTCTCATCAACCAATCGAGCGATGGTGTCATCATCAATTGGGTCAAAGCTCAGGTCTGGCCGCTCGGTACAAATACGCTTTACTTGGCGATCGTATTCATCGCGCAAGATTTGTGCGTAGTCGTCGGCTCCAAGCGGCATGAACGCGATGAGATCATCGAAGCGTCCGAGCAGCTCTGCGTCAAAACTCTTTTGGAGTTCTTTGGTCAAAGACTGCTTGCTCATGATGTGCTTATGATCCCCGAAGCCCATCTGGGAACCAGAGAGCTTCTGCCTACCCGCATTAGTCGTTGCAATAACGATGCAACGCGAGAGGTCAACGGCTGGACCGTTTGCCATCTGAATCTCGCCGGTATCCAGAGCGGAGAGGAAGAGTCGCTGCACTGACATATCGGCCTTCTCAAACTCATCGAGGACGATCACGCGGTAAGGGTTCGATGCCAAGGTATCGAAAGGTCGTTCCTTGGCGCTGTCCGAACCGACGTATCCCGTTGGGGAGCCGATGATGCGATTGATCGATGCAGAGTCGTGGTATTCAGCCATGTTGAGGATGATGGGCTTTTGTCCAGTCACCATAGATGAGATAATCGTGGCTGTTTCCGACTTGCCGACCCCGGATGCCCCGGCGAAAAGCCATGAGGTGGGGCGAGTGCTCGGGAAGACGTTCAACTCGCGTCGGCGTAAAGCGTCAACAATGCGGGGAAGAACCTCTTCTTGACCCCTGAGCCTGGATAGCTCTGTTTGGAGAGCTGTCACATCAAGGTGTGGGGGCTGGGATTGTCCGGTGACAAGAAGCATGGCGATTGTGTTCAGTCGCTTAGCCGTCAACGGAATATGAGTGATCTGTTGGAGCATCTGTGCGCTCGTTGTGTTTCCAGAGGCGAGAGCTTCCTGGATAGCCGCATGGTGGCTGATGACGGAGTGGCTCAGTGCTCGGTCGAGAAGTGTAATCGCCGTATCAGGGCGGTGTCCCGTACTCATGAGACGGTCGGCTGTCATGACGATTTCGTCAAGAACATCGGGGGCAACCGTGACCTTATTCTGATAGTGGCCCAGCATACCGGGCAGAACAATGTCAAGAATGTCACGGGTCTGCTCGCGGGTGAGTTCATCGACGATGACAGACGAGAAACGGCGCTTGAACGCCGGGTCGTCATCAAGTTTCTTCGCCTCACCCATGGTCGTTGCTGCGATCACGCGGATGTATCCTCGGGCCATGGCAGGCTTGAGGATTTGTGCGATTTTGGCGTAGGTCGTGTTGTTGCTGTCTGCAATCAGGTGAATTTCATCGATGAACAGCAATGCATCGTTGTTTGCATCCTGTGCAAACTTGATGATCTCGGTGATGCGGTTTTCAAGATCACCAACTACACCTGCGCCTGCAACGAGAGTTGCAATGGGTAGCTCGTAGATCGTCGTGTTTGCAAGCTGCGGGGGCACAGAAGCCTCTTTATTAGCAATGCGCCTGGCGATCTCTTCGACAATCGCCGTCTTGCCAACACCAGCTGGGCCAACGAGTAGAGCGTTCGGCTTGCGAGAGGACGAGATAATGCTCATGGTCTGGGTGACGATCTCATCACGGAAAAGAGCAGGTGTGGCGCTCTTGTACGTCTCGTTGTAGTTAATGAGCATATCGTTAATGTCGGAGCCACCTGTGAGGGTGGGGCCGAGTAAGGCTGACAAGGGGATACTTGGTCCGCCAGAGCTACCCGATCCGCCACCAATGTCTGTGGGCGTAAAGTTTGACAGGCCCATAGGGGCCTCCTTTCACGTGAATAAAGAGATATGAATAGGCCCTTCCTTCCCCAGGTGATTATCCCAGAGAAGGAAGGGGTGGGCAGATTGGTGTGGCTTAAATCAGTTGGTCATACCAAGGATTCGAGACCCCGTACTCGGATCGATCTTTTCCATCGAATGGACAAAGCTCATGGCGCTGTTACGCAACGATGAGTAGTACCCAGATGGAACAGAGATTGGAACGTAGTACAGATTTTCTGGGACATCGATGTGGTATGACCCAGGCCACCACTCAAAGTCAGTGATCACCAGGTTCAAACGACGCCTCAGAGTGGGGTGTTCATTGATGAAGGTGTAAATCTGCTCGTAGTCGGTTCCACCGGAAACCTTCGGCACAGCCGCGAATTGCTTCCACACCTGGTTCACCGAGCGGTCTTTGATTCGAAGACGCACAGGGGTGGACATGATGTGTGAAAAGCTCGTGAAGTACAGATCAACGCCCATCTTCTTGGCGAAAGTGATGAGCATTTTGATCGTATCTTCGTAGTTTTCGGTGGAAATGGACCCTGACGTATCAAGGTAAATGTGGATGTCAGGTAGGTATTTGCGCGAAATAACCTTACCCGGCTTGTTCGGGTCGTTCGGTTGACGCCTGTTGGCTCGAACGAAGCTCGTTGTGACGTTACGAATCGAGTTCAGCGATTGGTTGACCTTTGACATGCGAGTCAGAACGCGCATGACGGATTTGTAAATGTCAACGGGGCGTGTCGGGCGCTTGTGGAATACCACGCGACCACTGCGACCCTTTTGCTGATGCGCGTTGGACAAGCTGTTTGCGGCTTGAGCAGATGCTTTTTGCTGCGCACGGGCAAGAGCCGTGAGCTTGCTCAATTGACCAGGGGTGACGAGCTTGACAGGTGTATGGAGAGACTTGTTGATCAGTTCCCACTCGTTAATGATCTTGCGCATGGATGCTCGTGCATGGGCCTCCACGTTGACGAGAACGAGAGTCCTGGGCAGAGCCATTTCAGCGATGCTGAATGGGAGAACGCCACATGTCTGGGGTGCTCCTGCTTGGGGAGCGTTCGCGCTGGTCCATGTCATGAGTGCCCACATGAGCACACGTGCAAATGAGTACTCATCGAGAGCCTGGGAATCATCTGCTCGCAAGATGAGCGATTCCGTCAGATCGGTGAGCGTGAGCGCATCGAATTGCTGGAACATCCGCATATTAGCAGCGCTGATGTTGGATGCAATCTTGGCAAGTTCGCCTTGCAGCCATGCCTTGAACGCATCGAACTCGGCGTTTGTGCGGAACCAGAACCCCACGGTGTGCGGGTGGAAAGTCCAACCCAAGGACACCAGGAGAAGGTCTGTTCCAGCGTTTCCTGCGAGCACGTCCTTAACGGCTGGAATCACGTCGGATTGCGTGGTGTACAGCGCCTTGCTTGGGTCAGGGAGCTTGCACGTGGCTGCTGCCTGCGTGATGAAGGCTTCATCGACAGGTGATGATGCCGAAGGAATCCACCTGGTGAGAGCCTGCTCAAAGAGCGTGTTCATCACTTCTTGGGCAACGGGGTCTAGAACCTCACCAACTGATCGAAGGAGAAGTTCGTTTGCACCGTTACGGTCGATTGGTTGATTATTCACAGCCACAGCGACCGTTTGGTTTGCGTTCAGTGGCTCAAAGAGCGTGTGGGTCACCATAGCGTCGAGCAAAGACATAGGGTCGCAATCTCCGGTGAAAGCGGGGATTGCTGTGTATGGATCAAGATGACCTGGCTTTTGTCCAATGAGGCTAACGGGAATCGTAGCCATTGGTACCCCTTTCTATGAATATATCGGGTATGTGTCGTATTCGGTGCAACTGTCGGAGAATAGGGCAGTTACACCGAATACGATCGGTGTGCACAAAAGACTCAGTCGCCCAGACCCATAGCCACGAGAGTGGGCGTGATAGCTTCCGCAAAGCCAGTGTTCAGCCCAGTGAAAACTCGGCAGTTATGGGAGTTCAGCGCACCGGATGACCACAAGGTGATGAGATCATTCAAGTGGTTCTTTTCCAGACGGCTTAGGCGGTCGTTCAGAGCCTGAATGATCACAGTGTTGTCATCGCGTTCGTAGAGAGCAAAGACGAGGCATCCTGATGCGTCGTTATCGGTCATGGTTGAAATGACCTGAGTAACGTCATCGATGCTCGTGGTGGTGGCAGCCTTCAAGGTATCGTAGATACGCGGCTTGACCACGCGCTGAGCGTTGGTCTGGGTCGTGCCCTTGCTCAGTTCTTCACTGATCACACCCATTAGGAGCGTGGTGAAAGACGTGTGTCCAGTCAGACCTTCAATGGTTTCTTGAAGGTAGGAGACATGTCGTCCGTCGCGAGTGGTTGCAGCAGTTGCCATGAAGCTCATGAGCTTTTCGGTGGATAGAGCAGTGAGATACCGCGAGACACCATCGATGGTACGAGGGGTGGCGAAAGGCCGGATTTCCTCAGATCCGTCGAAAAGGTCAAAGACGGAAACAGTGGCGTTTTCGTCGTCATCATCAGATCCTTCAACAGCCTGCTGGTCATCAACGTTCTTGACGAAGATCGTTTCGGGGTGCTTTTCCAAGACCATCTTGACCCACGGGTGAAGGTTGTCTCCCAGGACATCGATCAGGGTATGAGCATCAGGCTCAACGTTGATGATGGCGAAACGTGAAACGGACGCATCATCAAGAGCGGTAACGTTACCCTTATCGTTGCCCGCAACGATAATACGAAGGTTCTTCGGCAAAGCCTTGTCACCGATACGTCGCAATGTCACGAGGGTCAAGGTACCCGAGGTGACATCAGAGGTCGTACGGTTGATTTCATCCAAGAACAAGATCGGTTGTTCATTGGGGTTGTTCTCGGCGTAGTGAATTGCCTGGCTGATGACGGAGTGGGGAAAGAACTTCTGCGACCATTCTCCGGTAGATTCATTAAGAACAAGGCGTGCACCTGTCAGGTCAGCCTTGTCAGCCAGCAAGTTGCACGGAAGGGTGAAGCATGTGGTGTTCGTTCGCCGGGCAACGTCTTCGACGAAGGATGACTTGCCGATACCGGGTTCGCCCATCAGGGCAGGAACCAAACCTGCTTCAAGCAACAAAATAGTGTTGTCAACGAGATTCTTGTCAAACTTCATGGTGGGTACCTCCTGAATATAAAAAGAATTGAATAGAGAACCAGGCAGCGCCGTCAGGCTGTCTGGTTCTGTCGAATAGATCTCGGGCCGTACTTTGTACGGCTTGCTTTTGAAATAACCGTTTGTGCAACCTGCACAAAACCCTGGTTTTCCAGTGAACTACGGCGACACTAAAGATGTCACCGCTTCCTGATTCATCGACGAACTGCGAAGAGTCGGAAGGTGATGCCTATCCTACCCATCGTCTAACATTCATCTCCACAGGAGTTTAGCTACGTTCCATAGCCATTGATTTTGATGTTGTCGGGAGTCGCTAGGAGAAACATGTTTCGTGCTGCATGAATATCTCGCGGAGCAGAGTATCCACATGACGGACACTCGAACTCGCGCTGCGAGAGATCATGTGGCGTTTTTACACCACAGACGCACGTCGCGGTCGTTGCCACGTTCCGCTTGAGAACCGTGACTCGTGGATGACCGATGAGCTTCGTCTTCACTCTCCCGAGAATTCCATACTGAATTGCTCTGGAGCCTCGTGCAATGCTCGATCTCTGTCTCCACGACGAGATGTTTTCGTCTTGCATGAATACATGTTCATGCCCGAGAATCCAACTCACGACCTTGTTCGCGGCGTCATTTCTTCTATTGACCACCTTCTCGTATTCTTCTCTGATGTGCCGCTTTGTTTCTGCAAAAGCCTTTGACCCCTTCTGCTGGCGACTGAGTTTTCGTGACAGTCGCTTGAGGCGGTCTGGTTCTTCGACTCTTGCATTAACGGTGGAGCCGTCAGAAAACGTGATATGGGTTGAGACGCCCATATCTAAACCGATGGTTGTATCCGGGACAAACATCTTTGTAGCCAAAGAACTGTGTTCCGCTTTCTCTCGGTACACGGTAAAGGCGACGAAGAAGTTATGACCACGTTTTATGAGGACAGCATTAGCAAAGTCGTCATGTTCCATATTGAATTGGCTGAGGCCATTCACTCTCATCCATCCTGGAACATTGGAGACTTTGACCTTACTACCACGAATCTTATGGGTTCCTCCGAACTGCTTGAGAGGAATCGAGGTCATTTCTGAGATGAACCTCAGACCTCCGATTTTTCGACCGTGATACTTGAGAACTTTTAGCCCTTTGAGGTTATCTCTCATGCGCGCGAGGATACCCTGCTGTATTTGTCCACCGAGGACAGTGAGTTGTCGGCGTTCGATCTCTCCGGTTGGAAGTTTTACCTCAACCGTATTGTCGAGACTCCTGCGGAATTCTTCATCAAACCGACCGTGAGCCAATGCAGTGTTATAGAACCATTTCCCTTCGAGGAACAGTCTTTCGAGGGCTTCCAGCTGAGCGCGAGAGAGTTTATTGCGCTGAATCTTCACTGTGCGAACGAGAATGTCTTTATTCTTCCGTCGCTCACGAGTCTCTTTTTGAGACTGAGCGATACGTCTATTCTTTTCCAGACGTGTTGATTCATCCATCGATTTTGTGTGCGCCGCTCTTATTGTCACTGGGGTCCCTCCTTCCGTGTTCTTCTATAGGATAAGTTATAGAATGATTATAGGATATAACTTAAATGAAAGGAAGGGATATGGGTTCGGTCAGCAATCTTCGGTATCATCTCGTTCTTACAACCAAATATCGCCGTCCAGTGCTTCAAGGAATCGAGCAATCGGTTTACGATGCATTCCGAGAAGTGGAAAAGGTGAGTGACTTTAAGATTATCGAGATGGATATTAAGGATGGCAATCATATTCATCTAGTGTTGAAAATGTCACCGAGATACAGCGTCTCGTCAATGGTCAATCGAATCAAGGGGATAACGACTCATCTAGTTTGGGAACGAGATCCTCAGCACCTCTCCCGTTTCTATCGGAAAGGGAAGAGAGTGCTCTGGACCGGAGCGTACTTCTGTTCAACTATGGGCGACTTTTCTAATGATATTGTTCTTCGGTACATACAGAATCAGAATGGTTCAAACCTAGGTTTTACGAAAGGAACGTGATGAGGGGTCCATATCACATCGTTGGTGGGGTAGCGATGCTCGGTATCGGTCGCGCTGGCGTGATTGCTGGCGAGCATCTGGCACAGTCTCATGAAGGTGAGTATTCTTCGTGGGTTTCAGGTGCGTTAGATACGCTTAGTAGTACCTTTTCGTCATGGAGCACGTGGACTCATCAGATGTTTATTCCATCTGATGATCAATGGTTGACAAGTGTAGCCATCGGGCTACCGCTGTTTATCATTGGCACGGTGCTCCCTGACATTGACCTGCCCTATTCATTGGCAGGTCGTTTTATGCCCTGGGGGACGGTGTGGTGCTCTCCCAGGTCGCGTATGGGTGGATCCTCACCTATGAACCATAGAGGGTGGACACACACGCTCTGGTTGCTCCTTGGTGTCGGTGTGCTGACAGCGTGGGTGTGGCCTGGTTTCATCTGGCTGCTCGCGGGCATGATCACTCATGATCTACTCGATGCTGGGAGCATGGCCGGGTGGATCTGGTATTACCCGTTGTTCCCATCGACATGGAAAGTGATTGAGCGAGGTGAGACGCGCATTGTCGTGTCCACTCGTGGCCGAAGCATCATGGGTAACCTTTTGCGGTATCAGCAGAGCAAACCATGGTTGGAATCCATGTACGTTGCGCTGCTGATCATTGGGGCCGGGCTTGCAACGTGGTACACGTGGTGAGCTTGGGTGAATGCGAAACCGTTGCAAGCGGTGTTAGTCATTAAGAACTAGCGCTTATTTGCAACGGTTTCGTTTATCCAACCCTTAGTCATTGACAACTTCTAACCATGCAATGGCCGAAGGTATGATTGTGCACAAGGTCAAGCCATTTTTGCCGCTGATTGCCGTAATGCTGATTGGCAAGTTTTTACTCATCGCATCTGCGAATCTGCTAAGTTCCCGGTTAATACTCTCCCAGAATCGCGGTTGAGTGCGAATGACACGATTGTTACCCTTAAGACCTATTTCAATATGGCACGTGTGATACCTCAGTATGTCTTCATTCTCAGAGGGGTTTTTACAGATGAGTTGGGGATCATCGTACTTAAGTGTGTATGGGAATCCGTAGTCTTTGTCGTAGCCCAACCGCTCAGCGAGAACCTGTTCAGCGTCCTCAAGAGTTTCTGCTTCGATGGTGACGGATGCAACGTAATAATTTAAAGGCTGGTTCATTAATATTCCTTTCGTTTGGTACACGAACGTAGTTGTGATAATATTTGTGTATCGACTCCTTTCGGATTGATTTCCTTGTCTGGGTTCGTTCATGTGAATCACCCCGGTACCATTTGAGATTTCTGGTACCGGGGTTTCCTTTTACGCGAGTGGGTTAAGCGATTTCTTCCATCTTGTCTCGAATACCGCACATAAGTGCGGCGAGACCCTCGGCTCCGCTTGCGTTTCGATCGTATGTGATGTTTCGAAGGCCGCATGTGGTAGATAGTGCAACACTGGCACCAAGGGAGCGAACATCGTGGAGCACTTCTACATAATCTTCATCGCTGAAAACGTCGATGTACACGTCATCCAACCCAGGGATAAGCAGGAGAAGATCACCCGCTTCTCGCACTTGATCGCCAAAACTGAGGCCGTCATTGTATGATTCGAATGTTTCGCACATCTCGTCGATCTCATTGATGACTTCGGGACGAGTGATCGCAAGGTCTTTGAGCACGTCAAGCATGGTGGCTTGAGTCGCTTTCATAAAGCTCTCGGGATAAGGCTTGGTCTCATGAATAGAGAGAATGCGCGCGGGGTTTTTACCTCGCATACGCTCGCCTTGGAGAATCGGCTCGCTGTAAATAACTGCTTCGGCTAGTGTGGGTGCTTCAATGGTGTAACTGTTGGTTTCATCAATTCCCAACTTTGAGTTGTATCGTTCGACAACAACGATGTATGTCTTATTGGGTCGCTCGGAGAGTAACATTAGTGCTCCTTTCTTTGTATTAAACGCGCGTGCGATAGGGGTTATAAACGACACGGACACGGTTCTTAGGGAGTTGTTCGATGAGGTATTCCTTCATCTCCTCGTTCGTGAGCCTTCCGCCCCATGCATCAATCCAACCATCTTGGGTGCGCATATGCTCAACCTCGTCAACGGTGATGACGGTGCCAAATGAGGCAAACAGCGGAGTATCCTCAGTGAAAATGATCGGGTAGCATGACGTGATGCCGTCTACGTCGATCGTGTATTTGCACGGTGTTTTAGACATTATGGGCCTCTTTTCTGTATCGAGATGGTTTATTTGTCCGTTTCTCGTGTGATGACCACGCGAGAGGCAAGGTTTAAAAGCAAAGGCATCCCCTCGCGAGTTTCATCGTGCTTTGAACGATGGTCGAGATAGTGCATTAAGGTGTCGTAGAGCAACCATGTCGCTGTGGTATCGTCGATCACGATGGAGTTCACAGCGGTTGGTCCAGAAGGCAAGTTAATGGTTTCTGGACTGAGACGAAGCTGATTGAGCTTATCGTAGATGTATTGCGCATAAGCCCATTCGTAACGGGAATGGTCATTATCGAAGCGTTCAGGGGTGCGCCCAAAGAAGCGGCAGCGTTGAACGAGCATGAGCAAAACAACGTCGTACCACTCGTGATCCGGACGAGTGTTTTCATCAAGATTTGCAGCGCGAGAGGTCACAGGTTTGTTGTTGGCCGGTTCAGCGACACTTCGCCAGATGTGATCCCATAATTCGGTATCAACGGTAGACGAGACGGGCACAGGAGTCGGATTGCGCGTGTACGTCACAAAGTGGTTACTTTGCAAGATTTCCCACCACCCATGTGGGCCTTTAAGAACGGCCTTGTTTGCGGCAATTGATAGCTCAGGAAACGACGAGGGGAGAGGCAGCACGAGGTGATAGCCTTTGCCCGATAGTGAGGTTTCAGCGTAGAGAGCACCAATAGCAAGAAGACGATCACGCTCTTCGGGTGGGCATGTCTTCTCGATATCGAGAACGACGCATCCTTGTGAAGGTGCGTCAATGAACATGGCACAGTTGGCTGCTGTTGGTAGACCGTTCGTTAACTCGTCGAGAGCCACAAGAACGCGCTCATCGCGTGCCCATGCACCACGAACAGGCTCGGGGTGGGTACACCCGTTGCAACCATCCAATAAATGACGGATGTCAATGGGCTTTTTTGACGTTGGGTTCGATACGGTCCAAATCGGCATCGGGCCAAGAACTTTGGTGATGATCTCGTTGGTGTAAAAGTGCGGAAAGGCTAACCGTGGATCAAAAGAGATCGTCATATGGGGATCCTTTCGTGGTGGTGTTTAATCACATAAACGAGACGGACGCTGCATCCACTGATGCGTTCAGTGCGGTGACAACGTCCGTCTCGTTTATGGGTCAGGGGTTATTGGCTGGTATCAGTCAATAGACCACGGGGAAGAAGCCGCTTCCTCAGCAGGAGCAGTCGGGGCAGCAGGTGCGGTGAAAGCCGAACCAGACTGCTGCTGAGCAATCGCGTTCAGGATCTGGAGAGCCTGCGGATTCAGAGCCTGGAGCGCCTGGGGATCAAGCGCTGCAATCTGAGCGGCAGGAGCAGGTGCAACGGGCTGGGTGACAGGTGCGGGCATTGCCAGACCGGAAGCTGCGTCAACCACGGTGTTCTGAGGCGCTGCCTGCGGAACAGCAGGGACAGCAGGAACGGCAGGGGCAACGGGTGCAACCGGAGCCGCGACCTGAGCAGGAGCAGCGGTTTCAGGCTCGTTTGCGACAACGCCGCTGTGAGCAACGATGGGGCCAGACAGGGTAATACCCAAAGCCGCAAGAGCGGTGTTATTGACCGAGGACGATCCGGTGTACCAGCGAGGCTCTTCATTGAAGATGATCGCCTGGATACCAATACCCTTGTTGACTCGCTTGGTGTCATAGACGTTGAGGACAACGGTGACCAGCTGATCACGTTCAGGTTCGGTGGGCAGCGAGGTCGGCGAGGCCGGGATTTCGTCATCGGTGATCTGGCGTGCAGTACCATCGACAGTCTTGAGCAGAACCGGGAGAACGGTTCCCTTGTTGTCGATGTTCCAGCGACGACCAAGCTCGGGCTTATTCTCGGTCTCGAACATACGCTCCCAGACGTAGTATTCTTCGGGGGTCATATGACCACTCGGATCCTGGGGAACGACCTCAGCGTGATGGAGTGCAAGACGGGTGATCGGCTTGTTGACATCAAGAGGTTCGGACTTGGTACGTGCCCGGTTGAGCTTTTCGATGTCGGCAGGCCCCAAGAGGGAGCGGACACGCGCATACTCGATCTGGCCTCGGAGAATGATGGTTGCTCCGGGACGGATCTGAGATGCGGAAATTTGACGTGGAGTGTGAGCCATAATAGTGGCCTCCTTTTCATATGTTATGTGTGGGTGCGGATATGGATTATCCTGTGTTACCAGTATAATCCACCTCCCTTTCTTCCGGTATGTGTATACTAATATATGGTGGAATTTCATATACGCTTTGAGAAGAAAGGAAGGCGACGATGCTAGGTGGACATGAGAAGAAAATAGACAAAGACTTTGAGAATAACCCTAATAGCATTTTTGCACTATTAGGGGCTATCGGTTCATGTGTCTTTGTTGCCTCGATGATGCTGTGGGGTTATTTTGCACCCCACTATGCATCAACGCCGCCACCTCACGGGAGCGAGGTGGGGCACCAGGTTTCTTCTGGGTCACCCTCGGGACGCGGCAGCGCCCCCGGAAATGGACAGACGGTGGTGACACCGTCGAAACAACCTAGTTCTGCTCCGTCACATGGGGAGACACATATGACGAAGACAGAACCAACCCCGTCTCCTTCTGCTGCGCCCACGCCGGGCCAGCAGGTGTATGTTGTGCAAGACGGAGAAACTCTGTCGAGTATCTCCGCTGCAACAGGAGTGAGCGTTGACCGTCTTGCCGAGGCTAATGGTATTCGTAACGTTCACCTCATTTATCGAGGCTCTGCGCTCGTGATTCCTCAGCCATAAACACTTTGGACAGCACGATCAGCACCTGGCGAGAAGCCGGGTGCTGATTGCTATTTACAGGGCATCATCGGTTGCATTGATGAGGTCATCAATAGCTTGAAGCCGTTTAGCGATGATCTGTTCATGTCCGATTCCAGAACCATCGAGTTGGAACACGTGAACGTCCGGGTGATCGAGCAGATCATCGGGTAGATACGTTTGTTCCACCACGTGGTAGGGATAGTCGTGCGGATACTTGTATCCCACGCCGTTGCCGTAGAGCGTATTTGCTCCTTTGTAATGAGCATCAGCCAGATGCTTGGGTACAGGCAATGAGCCTGTGGTTCGCACAAGGTCGATCGCTCGGTCAATAGCGACGTATGTCGCGTTTGACTTAGGAGCGGTTGCGACAGCGAGGGCTGCTTCAGCAAGCGGGATACGCGCTTCTGGCATACCAATCAGTGCAACGCATTGTTGCGTGGCGACAGCCAGAGGGAGCACAGAGGGATCAGCAAGGCCTACGTCCTCAGCTGCGTGGATGACGATGCGCCGTGCTATGAATCGCGGGTCTTCGCCGCCTTCAATGAGTCTGGCGAGCCAATAGAGCGTTGCATCGGGGTCGGATCCCCTCATAGACTTAATGAAGGCCGAGACGATGTTATAGTGCTGGTCTCCATCGCGGTCATAGCGTTGGATCGCGTGAGGTGCCAAAGAGGTGAGCATGTCGAGTGTTGCGATCTGGTCACCTCGGGCTGTATCGAGGGCTTCAAGTAGGGTGAGGGCCTGGCGAGCATCACCTGATGCATTCATAGCGATGACGCGGAGAACGTCATCTGGGATGTCAACGCCCGGTGTGCAGCGAGGAAGTCCATCTGGATGGCTTATTGCTCGTTGTAAAATCGCGTAGATATCATCATTGGTCAAGGTGCCCAGCGAAACGATGGCACAACGGGAAAGCAATGCGCTGTTAACCGAGAAGCTCGGATTCTCCGTTGTTGCACCTACGAGACGAATAGTGCCGTCTTCTACGCTTGGTAGCAAGACATCCTGCTGCGATTTGGAGAAGCGGTGGATCTCGTCAATGAAGACAACGGTAGGTGTTCCATCCCTGTCAAGATGGGTGCGAGCCTCAGTGATTGTTTTACGAATATCAGCAACCTTGGCAGAGGTTGCAGATAGCTCAACGAAGTGGATCCCTTGAGTGTGGGCCATGATGCGAGCGATTGTGGTTTTCCCACTCGCTGGCGGAGCGTACATGATGAGGCTTAGGGGCGGAGCCAATGGGTCGAGCATGTGGCGGATCAGAGAACCCTCGCCTACAACGTCGTCTTGACCAATAACCTCATCAAAGGTTGTGGGTCTTACACGTACGGCGAGTGGCTCAGGTGGGTGAGTCATGAGTATCACCTTTCAGTCGGTGTTGCTGCGCACGGCCCATATGGGAGATATAGGCCGTGGCAGCGGTGTGGTTAATCATCGTTCGATACGATGTCATCGACAGTTTTCTCCACGGCGTCGATGAGAGACTGTTGTAATTGCTCCTTTTTTCCAAGAGCTGTCGGCAGTTTCTCGTCAATGGTTTTAGCCGTGAGAATCTGGTAGATGTTCACCGGATGCGTTTGCCCCACTCGATGCAAGCGCTTGTTCGTTTGCATGTAGTGTTCCAATGACGATGGCAGTGTGTACCAGATCAAGGTATGCCCGCCGTCTTGAAGGTTGAGACCGTGCCCAGCGGATGCCGGGTGGATGAGCATGACAGGGATTTCTCCCCGGTTCCATGCCTCATACATGTCACGGGTGCCATCAAAGACGCGAGTATCGTAGCCATGGGCACTGAGGTACGCCCAGATGATGTCTCGATCGCACGTGAAGTAGTACGCCACCAAGACGGGACTTTTTTGCTGAGCGATGACATCGAGCAGTGCAAAGAGCTTTGCGCTGTGAACAATCGCGTATTGTCGTCCGTTATAGGCGGTGAGCGATTGTGATGCGGCAGGAAGCATGGACACATCCAAATGGACGCCGAACTCATCTAGCTCTTCCTCGGTTTCCATGTCCTCGTTTTCATCGAGGTAAATGGTTCCAGAGGCAAGCTGAACGAGTTTTGTCCTCAGCACAGCTTTATTGGTTGCCGAGACGGAACTCAGCGTTGGGTCATCGTGTGGATCAACGCCTGATACCTGAGCGATGTCTAGGACAAGCGTGCGAGCCAAGGTCTTGTATGCCTCGCGCGCGTCGGTATCCATGTCAACCATGAGATTGTGAATCTTCATGGGTGGTATTGGTTTGCGTGCTACGGTCGGCGCACTCATCACCAGATGGTCGATGCGTGCGTAGATCGCCTCCTTTGCACCGGGGCGCGGTTGCCAATCGACCGGAGTTCCGTTTGCTAAACGCCGGTTCGATTGGAAGAACGCTTCACGGTAGTTAGTGAGCGATGAGCCAAGAGAGAGACCTTGGTCGAGCAGATAGACCTGCGACCACAGGTCTTCAAGACCGTTAGGTGCGGGTGTGCCCGACAGGAGAATCATTCGTGAGATCTGAGAGCGCACTGCGCGAATTGCCTTAAAACGTCGCGACGTGGGGTTTTTGAAGCCCTGCGATTCATCGATGATAACCGTTGGGAAGGGCCAGATCGGTGTTGGAATCTTCTTGCGATCACGCGGATCAAGGGGCGGGAGCCAGGTGACGAGATCATAGACGAGTTCTTGGTTAATGAACCACAGCGTTGGTGGAGTGGCTGGATCCAAGACCTCAGCGTAACGCTCTAAGCGTTGCTTACGTGAGAGTTGATGATCCTTCTCATCGACGATCAACGAGCGCGCCCTGACAGGAACGTCCCACTTTTCGATCTCGGAGATCCATGACAGCCTCGCGATCTTGATCGGTGCAATGATCAGTGTGTGACCACGCGGTCCAATCTGAGTGAGCGCATGGAGCGTTGCTAAGGACTTGCCACCCGACATATCCAGAAAGACGCCAGCATAGGGCCTCGTCTGTATGAACTGCGAGGCGGCGGCTTGCTGATCCATGAGAGTGGGGAAAGCCATGCTAGGTCTGTCCTTTCTTTGAGGTTGATCGATCAGTGGGAACTATGAGTGCCAATATGCAGGCATTTGAGTACAAGCTCTATTGTGCGAGCATTCGCATAACCTGGCGTGATTCCGCATTTTTCATATGACACGAAAATAAGGTCTTTGGTTTTACCGAACGTAATGTGTGTCAGAATTTCTGAAATGTGTTCACGCCAACTTTGTTCTATGGAGATTGTCGTGACTACGAAACCATTGTCGGCAAGAAGCCGACTATCTGCTTCGCTCAATCGAGCAGCGGCTTGAATCAGTGTTTCGCGGAAGGTGGCGATGTCGTCACCTGGGAGTTCCGTTTCAAACCACCGGGCTAGGCGATCGTCATATCTCGTGTCTTTCTTATCGCGAATGTACCGATGTCCGTTATTGGTATGGGTGATGTACGTGGCTTCACGCATAGCTTTCTCCGTTCGCTTGGTGATGTCGTTCATCCTTAATTTTGCATCCAAGGGGTTTAATGGCAGAGATGATGTTGCTGCCCATATGCTCAAGGACGGAGAGTACGTCGTAGGGTCTGTTGTTGTGGGTGACTTTGTACTTTAGACACGCTTTGTTCATTGCATCTAAGATATCAACGAACATAATCGAAGGCGGGAACGTCAGGTTATCTTCGTCCCAGACCACAGGGATGGACGTTAAGACGAAACCGTTGCTGGCAAGGAACTCACGATCTTCACCGTTTAAACGCACGGCAGCTTGGATCAGAGCTTCGCGGAAATCAGCGACCTCATCCCCGGGAAGTACGTCTTCACCCTCGAACCAGAACCTCAAGTAGGTATCGATCCTCTGATCGTGCTCATCAAGGATGTAGTGGCTATGTGGTTCATGGTTGGTATCGGTGAGGTAGGTGACTGTATTCGTCATATTTTGCATGATTTTTCCTTATTTGACATTGATGAGTGGTGTGCTAATATGAGTGTTATCGAGATTAACCATCTCACTCTTTCTAACGGGTTTTATTTATTCTCGGTAGTGGGAGCTGGGTTGGTCGGTTTCTTTCCTTTCTGATATCACCCCGGCGTACCTGCGGAGAGCGTCGGGGTGATACTTTTTGGATCGTCACTTTCGAGGACGTCTCAGTTCTCGTTTCTCCTGTTTGGTCAACGAATTGTTGTGACGAACATACATCTTCGCGGTGTGGCGAAGAGCTGTGCAGGTCCACATCCACTCAGGTGAGATGTTTAAAGGCGGCTGATCCTCGGGACGAACAATTGTCGAACCTTGAACGGCCATGTCTCCGATAACAAAGAACATGTCCAACAGTTGCGTGAACGGTGGCTGTTCTTTGTCTGGAGAAACCGTGTGTGCAATTTGGGTCAACATCTCTTTGATGGTGGGTTCCCACATGTTATCAGGGACGTTAAGACGTACCCATCGCATCACGGCTGGCCTGATATCGAGAAGGAACTGTTTCATGTTCCATCGATAGATCAGTGCAAACTTTTCGCGCTCAGACATATCAAGGAACTGCGCGCATTCACTGTAGGAAACCTTCGGCTGGATAAGGACGCTATTCATGATGTCTGCATCTTGCGATTGAAAAGTCACCGTCTGGATGCGGTCGCCATACACAGTGACAGACGCGGGCGCAAGGTGACATTCAAACGCAAAGTTCGCCGGACCAAGAGGGTCATTCGGCCAAAAGAATGAGAGGTTCTTATGGTCTGGGTCGATGGTGGTCACGAACATGCTGTACCGGGATAAGCGCTTTTTACGATTGATCACGTCTCGATATGACAGCGTTGGATGTGTCTGCATATGCGCGTCCCATCAGTCAGTGCGAAATCGTCTTGATGCGGTCGGGCCTAAAACCCGTCCAGAAGGTGTAGTCGCAATAGCGCGGCTCAGGATCATCGTCGGAAACGGCGCTTACGCGAGCCATAACGACGGGTGCAGCCTGGGCTTCGAGAACGGTTGTGCAAAACTCGTACGGAGTCTTGTAGCCCTGGTCGGTGAGTCGGATTGACATGTCTTCAATGTTCACCTCGTGGAACGAGATGCCGCCGCGCGTCAACAGTCGCTTGGTTTGATCACATTGTACGCAATTGGGCTTGGAAAAGACGATCACATCGTGATCAATGATTGATTCATGAGTTGTTTCGGTAGTCATGTAAAAATCTCAAATCTGGTTGTATGTAGATAGTTCTTCGATAATAGCGTCTACATCGGCCCTGGTATGAGCGACGTAGACGTGTGCTCCGGCGCGGCGCATCAGTGTGATGACTCTGATTTGTTGACGCCGCACGGAGCCGACGTCGCTTTTTGTTTCGACGAAACAGGTTCTCGCTGGGGTGACAATGATCTGGTCAGGCACCCCGCGCATACCGGGGGAAGTGAACTTTGCAGTCCACCACCCCCGGCGTCGACATTCGTCGACGAGGTAGCCCTCAACGTAGTGCTCAGGGCGTCCCATTGGCGATCACTTCTTGTTTATGAGTAGTGTGCCAACGGATGCGAGCGCGGTCAGATGGCAGAGGATCAGACATCGCTCCGCATGAGCACATGGCTCGTCCGGTGATGGTTGTCTGGTCGTCTGGTCCGACCTCGGGGTAGATCCGATCTGCCCACTTGGTGAAAGGCTTCCCTTCTGCGATGAGGGTGTGACCCTTCACGCGCATCTGTTTGTGGGCGGTCATGAGTCGCTCCTTTCTGTGTTGTCCGATTCTTGTGTATCGTTATCGCTGGTCTCAGTTTCTGGAATCTTGTTCATCCAATTGGATTCGAAGGATTGGGCGAACATCTGCGCGTAGGTCTCAAGATCGAGCCTGTCAATGAGAGCGCGGCGTTGATCCTCGCTTAGGCACATGAGATCGTGGTTGACGATCAGCATGTGCCACGAGGGTTCAATACCCGTGATCTTACGCGTAGTAATGTCTTGATCCGATGGAGCCAACTGAATGCCGTGGCGGTGAGCCGTCATAGCATCAGGAGCATAGCCGTTTGCGATCATGATCGCGTTGGCTACTGCATCGGTGCGCACGACAGATGCATCGCCTCGCTTGTGGCGAGATTCAGCGGTTGTCGCACTGACTTTCCACGCTCCTGCTGCTCCTAGAGAGACAGCGCCGGGTGTACCTGGTTTCACCACGAACACACGGTTGTAGTGCTGGAGCGCCCTGAGGCCCCGAATAGTCTGTGCACTGGCATCTTCTCTATCAGAGATCGGATCACAGGCGTAGTGGAACGTGAGCATACTCGGAGAGGCTGCGATTACGTTTTGGAACAAGAGCAGGGCTTCCACCGAGTCCTTCTGATGCGCAATTTCCTTCATGATCTCGTAGGCCACAGATGGATCAACCGGGCGGTTAATCGCATCGGGGTCGGACACGGCGATAGAGCGCAAGTACACAGCCATTGCTCGGTCAAGAGCGGCTGGATGTGCCAGAGAGTTCGTAGGTGTTGGCTTGCGCCAGCACGCCAGTGAGGATCCGGATGCGCTGAGAATCTTTGCATCCTGGGGCCGAACGCTGCCGTCTGCCTGCGCGGGTGGCAGGGACAATTCGATTCGGTTATTCGAGTCCTTTGAGACGAGAAGAAGTTCTTCGGGTTCGATCAGGACGTGAATGCGCTGAGATTGCTCATCGAGAACGCGATTGTTTGTCTCCAGATCAATGTCTGCCGAGTACAAACCATCGGTGTTCGTCGAGATGATACGCGCACCCTCAAGGGTTTGAGCCTGCCCGATCATCCACGAGAACAACTGTCCGATCAAACGCATAGAGATGATCATGTTGTTCATGCGGATGGGAGAACCTTCGAACTCGGTATCACCTGCGCCCGATGCACTGTTGAGCAAGAGTTTGACGCCGCTTCGCTTGGAAGCGAACATCTCTCGTTCCTCAGCCGTGATCGAGGGATCCTTCATCAACCGACCGAAACGTTCCTTGTCCTGGTAGAGCTTACCGTAACGGTCCTCACCCAGGGCCTCGTTGTAGAACGCGGACAAGTTGGTGAGCAACAGCGGGTAGTACGACGAGAAATCCTCGTGAACAGCCTTGGCAATCGACGTCATTGCGTAGGCGGGGTCCAACTTGTTGGATCCATCGGCACGCATGACGAAGAGATCCTTATTGCGTACGGGTTTGAAGAACGCGCCTCGCTCAGGGTTGGGCGAAGACTTCGTCATCAAGACCTGCTGCCACGGGATCACTTGATCGTTCGGCAGGGTGACGCGAATCTGCTTGCGGATCGCCAAAGCCTGCTCTGGTTCTGTTAGATCACGGACACCCAGAGTATCAATGAGGGTGTCAATGAGATCTTGCAGCGCACGAGCCTCAGCATTGTGGTCCTCGAAAAGGGCCAGGTTTGCTTCGGCTCCGTGAATCCCGCCTGTCGAAAAGGTTGCAAAACATGATGTCGGCGAACCGTCTTTTCTAAAGTACGGGATATTCGTCGGTCGCTTAGGAATGTCACTGAGTTTGTATGCAGTGATGACTCCATCATCGTCAACGCTGTTGCATTCTGGGTCGAAACTGTAGTCGGATGCATAGGCGTCCGATCCGTTAAAGTTCTTCCCACGAATGCTTGCGTAATAGGCGTATACCTCGTCGAAAGCTGCGCGAGCCTTGGCATTTTCAATACTTTCGTAGAAGAAGGTTTTCGCCAGTTCGAGAACATCGAACTGCTCAATACCCAGTTCTTGCGCTCGTTGCTTCGAGGGGTACATGAAGGACACGGTTTTGATGTCCTTTAATCGCTCATATGGTGCGAGAACACGCGCAACGAACTTCGCTGACGTCGAATCAGGTGTGAGCCTGTCGTATCGCACGCGGCTGGGTTGGCAGTCTGGCTTCGACTTGGAGCCTCGAACTGCGTCGTACACAGTCTCGGGGTAATCGACCATCAAGGCGTGCTTGAGGTCGAATCCGCCCGAGTAGGTCGGGTGATCAGCCAGGTGAGCAAGGTTGACAACATCGCTGACGTTGTATGCGATGAGTTCAATCAAATCACTCATCGTTTCGATGGTGGTTTTGTTGCTCAGTCGATCAGATTCGAGAATCTGAAATCCCAGCATCCCAAGCAAACGCTTGAGACCCACGCGTTGTTGCTTCTCATTGAAGCGCGCGATATCGAGATGGCGACCTGATTGGATCATGGCCTGCCTAATGAGATACGCCGATCCCTTGCTACCCTTACCTTTGGAAACGCTTGTTGACCTCAGATACGAGGGCATTTGACGGATGTAATCATCGGCGAACAGCATGTCGTTGTGCCTGCGAATCTCAGAGGCTGTCACAGGGATAGTCGAGCGCTCAAAAGCGAGTTTGCAGGTGTTTAACAAACCCTCACCGATACGACGCTTTTCTTCGTCTGTCGATGCCAACATAGCAAGCTCACGAGCTTTGCGGATGGGGTCTTGCGTCCGTTCCATCACGCTTGCCAAGTAGATGCTCAGCATGGTCGTGTCGTAGTTTGCCGAGTTGTATCCGCACAGGAACGGATGGACCTCGGGGTCGTACTGTGGGTCTGTATCGCATACGGGGCGATACATAGACAGGTACGTACTACGAGACGCGGGGTCGCTTACAGGGGATGCATCGCTGAGTCCAAAGGTGCGAGCCAAGAGGTGGTTCGCTTCCCACGTGCTCAGATTATGCAACCGGAGCGTGGGAATTTCACCAGGCTTCCATAGCTTCGCCCACGCTGGGTTCCGCTTGGCGATAGCAGAAAGCACCGCTTTGTGATCAAGGGGGTGCTGACGGAGTTCGTCACCAACAGGGGTTCCTCGGTCAACGAGATAGAACACGTCAAGAGCGCGGGTTTCTCGGTCGAAAAGAGCGATGGTGAAAACGTTCGCTAGTGACTCGATATCCCAAAATTGGAACCTAGCGCGTTTGTAGGTGGTCCGCTTCATAGAAGCCGCCTCCTTTCGTTCGAATGTTAGAAAAGCGTGAGCTGGCGTTGCGTGGGCCGATAATTGTCGATGTACTCTTCCACGGCACTTTCAGGGTCATCGGCGTAGATACCACAGAGGGTGTCGTAGTCCGGGTGGTCGGGTGAGACAACCCAGACGTCACCGCGTGCCCAGGTCTCAAAGGTGTCGATGTGACTCATGGCAGAGCCGTAGCCATCCTTGACAGCGGCAATAACGGTGAACCAGCTGGATTGGCTGGTGTTACGCGTTGTCATCACAACGTCGTACGGAAGGTGGCGCTCGGCGAGATCGCAGAGGTAGTCTTCCCACCAGGCAAGAGAGATATCGCCCGGTTCAATACCGTCTCGCTCCATCGCGCGAAGAAGGTCATCAATCACCGGGTTATCGTCATAGTCATTGATGTTGTCTGTTTGTGTATGTCGATCCGCATCGATGACAACCAACGCGGCTTCTTCATGGGTGAGCCATGAGCGCGGGTCTTCTGCATCGGTATCTTGGTAAACGGTGTATTCCACGCCGTCATCATCGGTGTAGACGTCATTGAGACGGATGTAACCTGATTGCTGAGTATGAGTAAGAGTCATGGCGGGAGCCTTTCTGGATATGTGGGTGTGTGATAGGGGAGCGACCCCTGCTCGGTGGATGAGACAGGGGTCGCATCGCGAAGTGATGATCATGCGGACAACATGTTATGGGATGATTCATCGTCTTCTTCGATCTCATCGAAAAGATCATCACTACGAATACCTGCTCGTAGGAGACCTCGTGTGGAAATCGGTATGTTGTGCGGGGTTCCGACTTTGCGGATTGAACCGTTCACGGGCTGGATGTCAAACCATTGGTCAAGGTTGTATTCCACGGCCAAAGGTTCTTCCCCGAGGATACGGTTTTTCGTACGTACAGCAGCTGGGGTAACAAACCATCCATACCCTTCGCCCTCACCGACAGCTTCCTGGAGAATCAGGGTGAGGTGTTTAATGAACTTGTTATAGCCCAGAGGTGGGTTAGATGGTTGATCTTTAGTGAGCCACGCTCGGTAGAGCGCGTAGAGGAAACGCCACGGAAGCAGATCCCATACCACGCGATCAAGGAACTCCTCGGCAAAAGCGCGTACAGGGTCGTTCTCGATCTTGTACTGATGCAGGGCCGCTTTGACGGCTGCCGGTTCAGACAATTCGTAGAAGTTTCCGCTCAGTACACGGTAAAGGACGTATTCAAGCACCTCAGTGCGGTGCATGTAGTCCTGCTTAATGTACTTGCGTTCGGCCCCGGTGAAGCTCTTGTCAAAGGGGATGATGAGCTGCCTGCGGTACAAAGAACCAGATTTATCACGGAAACGAGGCGTGTCATTGACACACTGAACCATGAAGCCTCGGAACTGATAGGCGATAGGTGTTTTGTTCTTGCGGTTAATCAAGATGACATCATTAGTGATGACAGCCTTGAGGTTTGCCGCTCTGTCAACATATTCGCCCACGTCGTTCTCATCGACAAGAACAGCGTTCGTTCGAATGAGAGGTTCGAGATGGAAGTCTTTGCCAAAGTCGGCGACTGGAATGGACGTCCAAGCACGCTCACCGCATAGGTTGCGCATGAGGGTCAGGAGTGTACCTTTACCGTTGTTGCCAACCTCGGATAAGAACCACGCGGTCTTATCCCAGGCAACGTTTGGCCTGATGATGGCGGAGAGAATTTCCCATAAAAGTGCGACGATCTCAGGGTCATCGTTCAGGTCAGCCATCCAGGATTCGATGTCCCAGTCGGTGCCATCGGCGTCGTTATGGATGACGGGGTTGACGGCGTTCTCATTGTAATTAACCGCTGATTTTGCCGTGAAGACGATCTCAGGGGTGAATGGGAGCAATGTCTTGGTTTTGTAGTCGAAAATACCGTTGTTGACAGCAATGAGATCACGATTGGTAGTGACCATGACGCGAGGTGCGTTATCGGCCAACATGTCGATCACATGATCGAGTTCTTTGGGCGAAATCGAGAAGTTATATTCACGAGCAAGCACTCGGATCGAAACCTCATCGGTGATGTAGATGCCAGTGTTTGGACCGTGGTCCATGTACACGGCAAGTACGTCGTAGTTGGGATCGGTGTTCTTTTCCGAGAGCATGATGCGAACAATTCGATTTCGCTTGAGCATACAGCCAGCGATCACGGCTGGAGTGAGTGTGCGTAGCGTCTGGTAAGCACGCGATCCTTTAAGGCCGTATTGCGTATTCTCAGAGATCAAACGGTTGTTAATTCTATTGAGCAGGTGGAATTCCACGTCTTGCGCATTTAACGTTTCTTGGTGTTGGGTCGCAAAGAATAGTTCAAGTTCATCGCTAATCAGTTGATTGATCGGTGGAATCATCGCCTGATGAGTCGTTTGCAACGGGGCGTCATGCGGTGTTGCATTATCCGTCATTGCCACCCCACCTTTACGGTCGAGGTGACAGAGGAAAGATTATACGTGGGAAGCAGCATGTGTGGGACCTTCTTTCGCAATGTCAGGGTATAAATCGTGGAACTTTGATCATGTGGGATGATCGGAGTTTCTTCATACACCAAAGGAATCGTATATCATTTCGAGCCGCTCCGCAAGTTCATGCGGGCGGCGGTAAGCATCAATCATGCTACCTGTTTTTGTATTCGGGCACTACCTCTCGACGCGCGATAGCGCGTATTCGCGAGGTGCAATAGCTCATATATCCATTAACGCGTCTAAATGAGCTTTAGGAGCCATGAGAATAGGTTTAGGTACCACATAGCGCTTCGTTCCTCTCAGGGTCGTAGAGAGGCTCCTGAGTGCGTTCTCGTGGGTGGGGAGATTCGTCAGTGGGGTTCGAGTCCCATGGTGACGAGACTCGGTTAGCAGTGGTCATGAAGCCGGATGTGCATAGGACGCTCTAAACGGCTGTTTAAAGCCACGAACATTCATTTGTGCACCCACATAGCTCCCAGCCTCCGTTCGGACCGTAGAGAGGCTTCTAGGTGCCTTCTCGTGGATATGAGACTTCTTCGGCGGGGCTTTACTCTCATATCGGGGGAGTAGGCGGGCCTTTGAAAGGGGTGTGTAGCAGTTTTTTCTCAGTTGTAGCATTTCTATGAAAATATCTGCTACAGGATTTTTTGGCGGTATATCAACGGTTTATTATTATATATAATAATTTTTATTAAAAAACTGCTACAACACTTTTTATTGATATATCACCAGTAAACCCACTTTGTAGCGAATGTAGCAGGTATTTAAGGGTCTCTACACGTATGCGTGTGTGCACACGCGTGATACCTGATGGGGTCGTCCATGTCAATACTGAGGACGAAGTTGTTCATATCCTGAGACGGTTACTTGACAGAGATGTTTGGCATGGTGTATCACGCGCGCATACACGCGCACACACGCGCATTTAGGCAAAATGGGGCCAAAAACGCGCTACTCGTGCTACAAATGCCATCTTTCGTTGCAATTGGAACGAAAAGTGCTGTAGCAGGTATGTTTTTGGGGTGTAGCAGCTTGTGCAACGCTTTTTGTTTTTCGTTGGTATCTCAGGGAAAATGGGGGTGTTGCACGTAGCACCCTATATATGCAACACCTGCTACAACAGGCTTTTTATCGGTTTTTGGAGTGACGGCCATCACATGAGCATGAAATGTTGTTTCATCAACATGTTGCACGGTGTGATGAAATGTGTTCGACGTCACAGAGGGCTTCATCGTCATTTTAGGTTGTTTTGAACTGTTCTGTGGCAGACATCACAAACGGCCTCATTGTTGGTTTGGTGTCTTACAGTTGCGCGTTGTTGTTGCATTGTATATGATTTGTATGTCAGGTTGATTCGGGTTCGTGGGACACCGAGATTCAGGACGATGTGGGACTGCACATGCACAGACGAACGGGAGCTGGTGGGACGGCTCCCGTTCGTTTTTCTTTATGTGCGATGCAGTGACAATGATCCACGTGATGATAAAACAAGGGCCACCCCGTTTGGGATGGCCCTTGTTCTTTTCGCGAAAGAGGCCCCTTGGGGTCTCGGGTCTAGAGACTGCTGACCTGCAACGGCCACAGTGAGCTACGATCTGCGCAACGTGTGGTTTTACGCATTTGCGCCTGAGCTTTAGCTTGTGCACGTGCGCGCTTCTTAGCGCGATGCTTGGCGGGATTCCATCGTAGAGAATGGTAGTCGGCCCATCGTTCGTCGTCAGCTTGGCGCTGCGCTTGCAGTTCAGCTCGCGTGAAGCCATTGTTCGCTTGCCGTTCTCGCCACAGTTTGTATTCAACCGAGGTGACATCTGGCATTGCATAGACGAACTCCACCGCGTAGACGCGCGCTCGCTTGAGGAAGACGACACGTTCACGGATGAGGACCGCGTGGCGGTAGCGTAAGCGATCTTTGATCATGTAATACGCCAAGCTACCGAGCAGCTCATTTTTTGTCTGTTTCGGATCGCGGCTGTAGAGCACGTGGCGGATGATCGCATTCGGCGTGTCATCCATAGGTTCGCTACCCTGATCAGGCGCTGGCGGATTCCACGGACCAAGATTCTTCGGCAGTGGTGGAACGACGACGTTTTGCCGGTTGTCGTACACGAGACCGTGTTGAATGATCATGGTCTTACTCCTTTCGCGCTTTGATATAGGCTGCGTCAACTGCCACGATAACGAGCATCGCAGCTTATCCCTATCCAGCGGTAATAAAAGCTGATTAACATTCAGCTTCCCATCCATAAGAGGTGGGGGTATCCTCGCTAAAAATCGTGAGAAACTTTTGTTTCTTCACTCTAAACCCCGGTTCGTACTGTGTACGGACCGAGAGGTGGGCCGGTTAGGGCGCTTGCTCTACCGGCGCACCTCCCATTGTTCTACTTTTCAGAATAGAACACCCTGTGTCTGTCTATATCACTGTCGTCCAGATGCATCAACAGTACCCACAGTACGGAAACGATGAGAGCCGTTGCTAGTGCTTCTACTACGCGCAATGTGCTGAGGGTTGGAGTATGCGTGATAAACGTGAAGGCGTTGAATAGCACGTGGATCCCAATGCATTGCATCAGGCTGTGTGTTTGCTCGTACATGTAACCGCACGCGATCCCAAGGGGTAGCGTGAGGATGATCTGCACGATGTTGCCGTGCAGAAGCGCGAATAGACATGCTGAAAGTGCAATCGTTACTGGCGCTGAGAATCGCTGTCGCATGACGGGATAGACAAACCCACGCATCAGGGCTTCTTCACCGATTGGTACGACGAGGATGCTCAGGGTAGCTATTGCTATAAGGGACATCTTGTCTGTGACACTTTGGATTGGTGAGGGCGCATTCAGAGCGTTCTTTACCAATAGAGCGATAGTCGATGCACCCAGATAGATCGCTATGGTCTCTAGTATCGCGGCTAAGGTATCTAACGATAATCGCCACCACGATTTGCGGATCTTCGCGATGAGTGGTGAGTTGGCGTGACGCTTTCGCCAGATCACAACGTATGTAGCTGCTGTAATGTTGGTGAACGTAAGTGTGAAAACTACTTTGTGCGTGAGAGCGTAGAGCACCGTCATGGTTACGACGTATGCCGCAATAGCTCCGCCAGCCGTGAGTAGGATACGCATTTTGTTTGGCTGCGGGCGCGATTGTGGGTTGTTGCTCATGGGGTTCCTTTCTGAGGGGCTGTACAAGGGGGTGGCATTTCACCACCCCCTTGCTCATGTGGTGTGGGGTTATCGCTCCGTGTTTTCTACCTCGTGATCAATGATCCCTTGCAGCGTGGTACGACCAGCAAAGGTGTTCAGACCCAGAGTCACTCGGAAGCGACATGTGGTGCCTTTGATATCCTTGCTGTTCTTCCGCTCCATGAGACCTGGTGCAGCGTCCGCCCTGTTCCACCACAAGAGAGCGACACCTTCTGGCGTTGTGATCTTGAGGTGCTGGTTGTCGTTACCGAGGGTATTGATCGAGCACATCGCGAGGTTGATCACCATGTCGACGGGCGGGGCTGGGAAGCCATGACCGAACGGTGCGAGTTTCTTGACATGATCCATGTACTGCGTAATTGCTTGGATCTCATCAAGAGGCGCATCCGCGTCTGCACTCAACCCGAGGGTGAGGGCTGCTGGATCATCTTGGATAAGAATGCCTTGCTCGGCGATCACTGCATCGCGTTGCTTGGGCACAAGGTAGGCCAGAGCGTCACATAGATCGGATGGAGATGGCGCGTGGACACCACAGGCGAACTCGTGGCCCTGAGCACCCATCTTGGGATTACCCACAGACGCGAGCTGCTCAATGATCGGGAACCATGTGGGGGAGCGCATGGAACCCGAGCATGATCCGTCACTATGGATATGAACAACTGCCACAGGATGTCCATGCATGAGCATGAGGTTTTGTGCAATGAGACCTAACATGCCCGGTAGAGCGTCTGTGACAAACACGTACGGTGCCCAGGGTTGGTCACTGTTCATGATGTCGCTCAGAATCTCACGCACCTGCCGTTTACGTGTTTCGTTGTATTCAACGAGACGTTCAGCGGCTTCTTTTTGTTCTTCGCGAGTGTCAGCCGTGAAAACTGCGAATCCTGTCGTGTAATCTCCGTCCACGCGACGAGTTGCATTGAACGCTGGAGCTACCGAGAACCCATAGAGTTGTTCATCCACTCTGTCATGCGTTGCTTCAATTGCTTGGAGCAAGAGGTTCATCCCTTCAAAGGCTCGCATGTACACCGGGTGGTGGTTTTGAGAGCGGAGCATGGAGAGCAGAGTAGGTGTTCGATCAATGTCGAGGCTCAGCCCATCGAACTCATCGGGTTCTTCGTACCTAGACTTCTTTCTCGGCGTGTAGCTTGGTTCAGGGGTTGCAATGAGCAAACGGGTGAACATGAGTGCTTCACGCACGAGATCTCGGTTTTCATAAACCAGACCCATGACGTCGGCTACTGTTCCGATCCCTGCGAAGGTTTTCAGCCATGTGATCGATGAGAGAGTATCCGGGTGGTAGACGGACGCATATCGTTCGACGAGCTGGTACGCGACGTGCGCTCCACAAATCTCTTTGTTCGGGTATGTCTCATCGCCACGGTTGGGGTTGATGATAATATGCGCGTCAGATTTGCCCTCTTCCACGTGGTGGTCGGTCACGAAGGTGAGGAGACCAATGTGGTTAGCATAGGTGAGTGCATCACGACTGTTGGTTCCAGCATCGCACGTGATGATGGCTGCGGTGCGTGGGAACTGCTGCATAACAGTTTCAATAACCGAGGGCTGAATCTCGTGGCCCAAGTGGTAGTCCGGGACGTGGAGATTAGTTTTCACGCCCATTTCACTCAGACCCGCGTACAGGATGGTTCCTGCGCAAATACCGTCTGTGTCAAAGTCTGGAACGATCGTGATCTCCCGATCTTGCGCTCGCATCATCTCTAGGGCCATGACCATTCGGTCAATGTCTTTGAGTAGGGGATGGTGAGGGTCATTGATCTCTTTGAGGTACTGATCAGTCCAGCCCATCCGCTCGCGCACACGGTTGAACAAGTCTTCGCCGTTCACGCCGAACATGGATTCGTCGATGTCAAGCGGGGGTGGGTCTTGTTGTGAAGTCATGCGGTGGTGTCTCCTTTCGTTGCTAGAGTTTCATAGCTATACGTGTGTGAGAATTACGGCAAATGTTATGATGCAGCCGCTCGTGAGGATGTTGGCGAGTAACCAGAGGCCGATCTTATTGACAGTTATTTCATCTTTCGGATTGATGAAAGTTTCGAACGGTAGTGTTTCATAGTCTTGATTGACGTCATATTTTTGCTGTTCTTCTCTGATGTCGCGTTTTGTTAGATACCCGGTTGCTGTTGCAATAGCTACGCATATACAGGCTGTAATGATGTAAATTGCGGCGTTTTTGTGTTGGATCATTAGATTGGCTAATGCTTGAAAGCCAAAACATCCGATCAACCCTACGGCTGCAATTGTCATTGCGAAAGCTGATCTCGATATTGCGAGATATGCCCAGTACGCTTTTCCCTTACGAGTGTTGTTTCCGTTCTGTTCATATGCTTTGTTATTGGTTTTCATCAGGATGAATGTGCTGAGATCCAATATGATCGTCACAATGACAAATGTTGTCAGTATCCATGCGATGGTGTTGTTCATGTGTATTTATCCTTTCAGTGATACCAAAACCCCGTAGCGCGGTAATGAACCGAGCTACGGGGCTTCGTCTAGTGTGGATTAGTGGCAGAGTTGTCGGCCATTGTCAATATAGACACAGTAGGTGTAGCGTCCACTGTTGGCTTCTTCATCACTGACACTGTGCTTGTAAATCTCCTCGTTCGATACCTTACCAGAGCTGGATGATCCACCTGAGTTGCTGTTATTGGAACCGGAGCTAGACCCACCGCCGTTAGAGTACGAGCGTGACTGCGATCCGCTGGTCGAACCGTAGGAGCGAGCGGAGCTAGAGGAACCGGAGCCGTAGGACGATCCACCACGGTTAGATGCACTCTGCTGAGCGGAGCGAGCAGCAGCAGCCGCCTCAGCAGCCTTAGCTTCCTTGTAGGCATTGATAGCGTTCTTCAATGCTTCCTGAGCGTTCTTCACGTCAGTCGCCTTCTGGTCAACTTCCTTCGCCTTCGCGATGGAAGCAACAGCCTCGTCGTAAGAAGAGATGGTCACAGTGGTTGAAAGGGAGTGCGATTCGTTGTTGACGTTCTTGAGAGCGTCGTATGCACCCTTGACGTTTTCATCAGAGGCCATCTGCGAGTCGTCGTCAACGGCCTTGATCTGCTCATCTGCGTTCTTCTGGGCCTCGGCAAGGTTCGACTTTGCAGCATCCATGGTGGAGTTTGCTTCGTCGGTCGCCTTGGTCAGACGGTATGCGTCACGAGCGTTCACGAATGACTGAGTCTTGTCGTCAACAGCCTTGACAGCTGCTTCTGCATCGGTGACATCCTGCTGGCTCAGGCACTTGCCTTTTTCTGCGCTTTCCTTTGCAGCCTCAGAGGTCTTGGTTTCGTCAGCCTTGGTGATCGCGTCGTTCAGTTCAGCGGTTGCGCTCTGTCCTTCGGGAGCAAGAGTGAAGCCCTGGGTATGTGCGAGGCGTGCGCCTTCGCCTTCCTTCACGGACTCATCGACGGTAGCAAGTGCGTCGTGAGCCTTGGCAGTGGACTGATCCAGCTGGGTCAGCTTGTCAGCGAAAGCTACGGAGCGAGCCTGACATTCCTTCTGGTGCTGGATGCGCGAGGTGATAACAGCGCCTGCGATACTAGCGAGAACCAGAACTGCTGCAACGATGGCTGCAATGATCTTGTTCTTCTTGGACCACAGCTTGGGGTTGGTGAAGTGGATGTTCTTAATCATGGGTGTTCTCCTTGATGATGATGTCTGTGTTGGGGTGAGGCTGTCAGATCACCCTCATCAAGGGTGCTCTTTGAGATCTTTTGTGGGCCTCAGTTGGAAAGTTTAGCGGTTGCAATAACCCTGATATAGGTGTCGGGGTCATTGTTTGCTCGAACCATCCGGTATTCGGGTGGGAGCATGAGTGTGATCATCACGTCTGGATGGACGGCTTGGCCGTCGTCATCTCGGCGCGTGAGTTCGTCTTGAATAGCGACGAGAATGTTCTCGTCGCCAGGAACGAGAGCAATTCCTTCTTCTGGCTTGATAGCCAGGGTTTCAATAGCTGGAACCATTACGACGACCGGAATGCTCTCATGCGCGATGCGCGCGAGCATCTCCTCGTCATTGACGAGCGTGGCATTGTAGCCATGTTTGTTTGCCCAGCCGTTGAGGTACAGGCTGTTTGTCACGATAGTGATGTCTTGTTCGTTTTCAGTCGAAGAGATTGCCTTCTTCGTTTCTTCGATAGTATCGGCAATCGTTTCTCCAAGCTGGAACGTTTGAGTACCTGCTTCCGTGACGACCATGATGGTCATCTGTTGCTTTTCGGCATCGTTGGTCTGAGTCATGCGGGACTCCTGTCTTTTCATCTGGTGTTTTCGGGGTTCTTATCTGGTCATCTATAAACCACGATATGTTTCTGCGAGCTTGCTCGGCTCGCCAACGGCGAGCTGCTCAAACCTGATGAAATCATTACAGGAATCATTTTTGATTCAGAACAGAACCCCGGTGTCTCCGGTAGGGACACCCGACTCCTTTCTTTATGTGGCATTTTTGGTGCGACGAAGAAAGGTTTTGTTTCATTGGTTTTCATCCAATGGAGCCTTTCTTTTGAGCGATCTATAAGCCTCATGGCGAGATGTGTACGTATGTCATGTCGGCGCGATGAGCGTGGCATGTACACAGTCTTGTTCCATGTTTTATGCCAACCTTGTTTGGCGGGGCACATGAATTTATATGGGTGGCGCACCCTCTGTATTTTCAGAGGATGCACCACCAGTGGCCCCACCACTTTTCTTATGAGCATCACTTTTGTGATACCTGTGGTGACATTCGGTGCAACCTCTGGTTGTGCCATTGTCTGATCCGACTGTTTGCTACTTCCATGAGCCTGTGTTTTTGAGCTGACCTCAAAAACATGGGTTCTTTTTACGTCAACAGGCGGTGCTATCGGGGTCGAAGCAATGAGACCGTGATTTGTCGGATACCGAAGAGGGTGCTTCGCCCTTTGCGACCCTCTTGGGTATCTGTACCCACGGTGATTGGGGCACAGCTTTGTGGGTGTTCCCCGCAAAGCAACGACATGTGGTCCATCGCCGTGGTACGCGGGTCTCATTGTCGAGACCCGGTGACACAGACGGGAGTCTGAGTCGTGTTTCAAGCGTCTGGAACAGACGCGCAGAAGGGCACCCGGAGCAGCCCCGGTGGGGGTGCGTAGGGCAAGCCTGTGGAGCAACGCGTAACAGGCGCAGTAAGAGCCTCTCGAAGCGATAGCGTAGAGAGGTGAGGGAGAGGTCGAAGCGGAGCGAGACCACGACCGAAGGGCTGTCGGCTATGCCGACCGAAGGAGAGAGCGTAGCGAACGACTGAGCCAGCCCCTCTTATGCCCTTTTATTCCCACTCCACCGCCAGCGACCTCTAGGGAGCGTAAGGTGGGCAAAGTGGCGTAACAAAAGGGAAAACAGGCGGGACCACCCCCGGTTGTCCCACGGGTCGTTGAGGCGGGACAGCCTCCGACACGCGGGACAACGCCTGCCTGTTTGCCCTGATCAGACGGGATTTAGGCAGGACACGGTGACGAGCTTGCTTGGCACCAGTGTCCCGCCATGCGGCATCAGCCGCGAAACAGGGTGACGAACCGAGCGAGCGCAGGTTTGGCACACTGTTCTGACACCCCGTCTTGTGGGGCCTGGTACAGGCCCGTGTACGCCGTTAAGGAGCAGGGCTTGCTCTGCTCCGTTGACACAATTCCAGGCTCTGAGACGGCCTTCTAGGGGCCGCCTCGAGACGTTTATTCGTCTGTGCACAGACCCTTTATACACAGACTTATCCACAGTGTGGATGAGGCTGTGGATAGTACCCGGTGGGGATCCATCGGGTCTGAACACCCCGGGTGCATGTCCTCATGCACACAGACGAACATGTCGGCGAAGCCCCCATCAACGGTCCACCAGATGAGCATGTGCATGGCGCGACGTATGTGTAGTACACATGCGGCGTGACATGCCCCTAGAGCTTGCTCTGGACTCATCTGGTGGTGGTGCATTGCCACATGGACCAAGGGCTTGCACAAGCCTTGTCACGGGCGTTGCGCACGTGACTGTAACAGGGGTGTGTACACCCCTGTGTGCCACATTTTGCTGCTGTGTATGCAGCAGTAGTATGTGCTTGGCCTGATGCAGGAATCTGCATCAGCCTGGGTCACCTCGCGATGCATCGCGAGGTGCATATGTATCACTCCGCACTAATAAAAAATAGGCACATGTGCCTGCATAGTGAGTTGCTGCGTGCCAGAAAATAGCTGGCAACTCGCGGGGTGCATGTGGGCGGGGTGCGCCTGGGAGCGCGCCCTGGAATGTGCGCTTTTGTCGCGCCTGTGCGCCTATGTGATAGCCGCCTGCGCACGGCTGTGTCATGGTGGTGTTCCATCACTGTCAGCGCCGCCCATTGATGACCATATTGCGCCTGTGGATGCGCATCTCGTGGCGCAATGGTGGCCTAAAACTGGTCACCATTGACCGTTATATGGTCACGATTAGACCAGATAAACGCCACGGTACGTGTGTGGTTCTTATCTGGTCATCATTAGACCAATAAATGGTCTTTTAGTGGGCTTTCTATGACCAGCGATGCTATGTGGTTCTTATCGGGTTCTTTATTGGCCTAATAATGGTCTAATAATGGGTTTTCTATGACCATGCATCATGGTGGCGCAATGGTGACCAAAGAGTGGTTCTTTGCTGGTCTAATAATGGGTTTATATTGGCGCGTTATTGACCAGGCGTAAATCTGTCGCAATGGTGGGTCGAAGATGGCGCGATAGTGGGTCAATAATGACCATGTAATGGCGCTTTGGTGACCACGAATAATCAACGTAGAGCGCCTGCTCTTTGGTCGCTTCTTGTTCTTCGGCTGGGCTGCGCGCTGCGTTATAATTCAACGAGCCTGTATGTACTGTACGTAGAGGCCATTGATCATGATCAATGACATAACTGAAAGATTAGAAAGAGAGGTGTGGTCTTGATGAAGACCTCTCGTCAATCCACTCGACCAGGTTTGAGCAAGCTGCCGCTCATGGCAGTGATGACTGTCGCGATGGGCGCATCTGTTGCAGTACTACCAATTTCTGCTGCAACCGCCGCGCCAGCGAATACTGAGAGTACGGCGAGCGCGACTAGCACTGCTGGTCTGCCTTCGTTTGTCGCACGTGACTATAAGATGACGTTCCACGATGAGTTCGACGGTACCAAGCTCGATACCACCAAGTGGGGCTATCAGTACGGTTGCTTCGATCCCGCTCAGCGATCCCAAGCTCAGTACACTGACAGCCCAGATAACGTCTCCGTGCGAGATGGGTATCTGAACCTGACTGCCAGGTACTCGCCCATGAAGACCAAGTGGGACGGCACTCAGATCCCGCGTACGTGCAAGCACGGCAGCACTGTTTATGATGCGCCGTTTACGTCCGGCATGATCACGACGAAGACCAAGGACGGCAAGGTGCTGTATGCAGCGCCGGGTACGGGCTTTTATGCCGAGGCGCGTATCAAGCTGCCGAGCGCACGTCCGTCGTGGTCGGCGTTTTGGGGAACGGGCACCAAGGGCGCGTATCCCGCTAACGGCGAGATCGACGTGTTCGAGTCCAAGGGTTATGATCCGACTCACTTGATGAGCAACGTGCACACTCCCCGGATTGGTGACCCGAATAAGACCACTCAGCACCAGGGCATGATGAAGGGTGACACTGCGTCTTCGCAAAGTGAGTTCCATACCTATGGCGTGCGCAAGACGGCTGACGCGATCGAGTTTTACTTCGACGGCACGCTGACTCACACCGTGAAAATGAGCGACATCAAGGGTGATAACCCGTTCCTTGACAAGGACAATAACCTGGTGTTGATGCTCAACCAGATGGTGGGCGGAAGCTACTTGGCGAAGCAGAGTAACTGGTCGGATAAGACCTATGTTGATGCGACCAAGTACGCTGATGACTACAAGAGCGCTGACGGCGCGGGCGCGACCATGTACGTTGACTATGTGCGCGTGTATGAGCCGAAGACTGAGGCTGATCAGGCTGCCACGCCTGCTGTGCCGACCCCGACACCGTCTGTCACACCTGCGCCGAGCGTAACCCCTGCACCTGCCCCGGCTCCGACTACAGCTCCTGCGCCTGTGCAGCCCAAGCCTGAGCCTACGCAGAGCGTGGCACCTGTTGCTCCAGTGACACCTGTGCCAGCCCCTGCCAAGCCAGAGCCGACTCAGCCAGCACCAGCGCCTACTCCTACCCCTGTGCAACCGTCTCCCTCTCAATCAGCCCAGCCTGAGCAGAGCGGGGCACCTGCCCAGCCCCAGAAGCCTGAGCCGAAGAAGCCTAGCGCTGATCGGAAAGTGACCACGATTGTCTACTCGCGTTATCACTGGGTTACTACCATTTGGCAGGGTTTGCGTAAGTGGGTCATCACTGTGTGGCTGTGGTGATCGCCTGATCGCTTAATCACGAGCTAGATAAGCGAGTGGTTGATCAAAAAATAAGCCCCTACGGGATAAGCACTGCACTGAGCAGTACCGACCCGTAGGGGCTTTGTGTAAGAGGCAACTCTTCGTCCCAACGTCTCAGGAAAGAAGGGTCTAACATAGACATAAGCACACAGTCAGTGTCTACAGTCCATTTCCCGAGCCTTGTGTCAAGGCTCAGTGATCAGAAGATGCGTTCGAAGATATAGTGCACAGGGGTGAGGATCCCCATAATGATGGCGAGGATCACAGCGCTGACGGCGTAGAGTCGAACCATTGAGGTCACGAGGCTTTCCTGGTCAACCCAGGTCATGACGCGGTCGAAAATGCAGTCGAGAGTGCGAATGATGCGCATGATGGTTCCTTTGTGAGAAGAAGGTATTGATCAATTCATAGTTCGGAGCGTCGATAGACGCTCTATTGCTGAGGGAAAAAGATCATTGTTGTAGGAAAAGAAAACCCCGTCCAAGCACCCTGTATAAAGAGGGAGCCTGAGCGGGGCTTGTTTGTGAACTGTGTCTACCATATTCAGTTATTGTCTGCCAGCAATAGGAGATAGTACAACCAAGGCAGTGAGGTTGTACCAGTACTGTAACCGGGGCGCTATCTGCGCCCTCACCCAGCGTACTCGTAGTCGTAGTACTCACGGGGGCTACGGTAGTATCCCTGGAGCGAGCGACGGAATTCCTGGCGCTTGCGGCGCTTGTTTGCACGGCGAGCTGCAAGGCGAGCGTGTCCGGGTGCGTCACCGCAACATGGGCAATCGCGGCCACCGGGACCGCATGGGCAGGCGTCACCGATCATGATGTCCATGGTTGCCAGAGCGAAGGAGTCTTCGAGGTTATGCATCTGTGAACGCTTGTTGCGACGAGGCATGATGGTCTCTTTTCTGTGAGTATGGGAGAGTGTGGGGGTTGGGTTCAGATGGATGTGACAGGGACGCTTGTGACCGACCACATGGAGTTAGAGCACCATTTGCGCGCATCATCCCAGTCGGGCTTGAGGTCAAAGGGTGCAAGCAGGGCCGTGATGAAGCGGTGCAGATGCTTGCTCGTCGTGCGCGAGTGGTCGAACGCGTCTTTGCATACCCTAATCGTGGGAATGCGCACAGAGTAGGGGTGGAACGTCACGAACGCAACGAGAGTGCGGTACGAGTACACGCGGTACTCACAGATCAGTTCGTCGTTCACTGTGTAGTCGTGACGGACGATGGTGAAGCGACCGCCAGCCATCGGGATGATGCCCTCGGGTCGATCATTGACAATCTCGTAGGCGGCTTCATCGATCTCTTTGAGAATGGGCGTGTGCTTGCCTTGGAAGTCTGCGGATGAGTATTCCATAATGGTTCCTTCTGAATAAGAGAGGGGATAGGGATAGAGAATTGTTCTATCAATTCCGTTATCGGGACGTCGAAAGACGGCCTGAGAAAATACACCCCTTTGCTAAGCGAGTGCTCAGTAAAGGGGTGCGTGGGGTTGGTGGCATATCACCAGGATGCCTGGTAGATGAAGGGTCCGGGGTAGCGCTCCGGGTGGGTGACGATAGGCTTGAGAACCTTGACGGTTTTCTTGAGATCCTCAATGTACCATTCGTCGTAATCGGTGCTACCGAAGAAGAATCCTGAGTGTGTCGGCAGAAGATCGTGGGCGATGTTCTTATCGATGCTCGTTCCATCGGCATTAGGCCCGCTGATGAGAATCGTCTCGCAACGCCAGACGAGATCTGTTAGAGCATCGATCGAGACCTGGATCGGTTGGCATTCATCAATACCATCTGCACATGTATCGACAAAGAACTTGTGGATCGCGTTGGCCTTGCGCCAGTACATGTGTTCATTCAGCGTGGGCTTTCCGGGGATACTATCTGCGATGCGCCGGTAGTCGAGGAACATGTCAAGTCCCATGATGTGGGCCTCCTTTATATAGAGATGTGAAGCAACCCCCGTGAATAGGGTGTCACGGGGGTTGCATATGGGGTTGGTCGGACGATGTTTCAGCCCATGACGCTCAGGCGCGAAATGACCTTGTCCAGGCCGTCCTTATCGAGTGGGTACACCACGTCGCGCTTCGAGATATCACGGTAAGTGAAGTCGGAAGGCACCACGTAGAGCGTGGGGCACCTGGGACTGATGCGGTCGGTGAGATCAATGATGGGAACATAGGGCTGTTCGTGTGAGTAGATCTTGCTATGGATCTCCAGCTTGGCATCAAGCAATGGCTTGCCGTGCTCCATAAGGAAGGAGAAGGGCGTCAGCCCTGATCCGAGTTCCCCGTCGTCTCCGCGCGTGAAGGCACGGGCGAGGATACGGGTGAAATAGGACGGATCATCGACGCGGTTCAAACCCACGTCGCGACAGGTGGTCAGAGCGTCGAGAATCGCAACAGTGCCTCCCCAGTGGGAGTACATGGACAGTCCAGTGACGAGATCTGCGCCGTCAGGTTCAGGTAATTTCTGGCGATCGGTAATGATAATGAATGAGGAGCGGTCTCCCATGATGGTTCTTCTTTCTATGTATATAAGGTATTAGTCTGTCCACACGAGGCGGTCGATGGCCTTGGTTAAGCCCTCGTCGGTGAGTGGATAGACGTTGGATGAGCTAAAGGCGTATCGGTAGTAGTCAGATACGCGTTGCATGAGGTAAAGTTTTGGTTCTTCACCACCTTCGTATTCATACCCTGTGAGGTCAATGACAGGTAGATATGGCTGGTCGGAGTAGACCAATTGGAGCAGGTCGTTTCTTGACTCAAGGAAAGACATACCTTTATCTGCATCAATGGAGTAGGGCATGATCCCCGACTCCGGTTCCTCGTATTCGTCATCTTCCCGTGTGAAGGCGCGGGAGATGATGCGAACGAAGCCTGGGTGATAATTCAAACGCTCCAACCCATGCTTTCGACAGGCTTCCAAAGCGTCAATGATCGCGGGGGTATCTCCCCATTGGGAGCATAACGAGAGCACGGTGATCATATCGGTGTCTTCACCGAAAACACGCTTGCGATCTGTAATGATGAGGATTTGAGAACGGTGTACCATGATGAGGCTCCTTAGATGGGGGATTGTGAGCAGTTAGTTGTCGTTGTTGCGAATAGCTCGCTTGAATTCTTGGCGTTTACGGCGTTTAGCCGCACGCCGCGCCGCGATACGCGCTTTGCCGGTGGGTTCAGGGTTGCAACATGCACAACCACCATCATTAGGCGAACGTGGATGTGTTCGGCTTAGCATGGGAGCGCGACCGGCAAGTGCCAGCGCTTCATTGTTTGCTGTCATTTACGCTCTTATTACTTGTTCTGTTCGATTTGAGCCTCAGCCTCAGCCAGGCGCGCCTTAAGCTTCTTGATCGTCTTACGACGCTTCTTGTCGAGCAGGTCTTCGTACGAGAGCGTGACAGCGATTCCGGTGAAGAAACCGATGCCTCCGGCGATGCCGATCCAAGCGAGAACTTCGGTAGAGGTGTACATAGGGCGAGTCCTTTCGTTGTGATGAGATGTTGGTTACTTGCGGCGCTTTTGAGCAAAGAGTACTAAAGCCGTGATAGCTCCAATAGCACCACTTGTGAATGAGCGAGAGGTTTGACATGTGGTATCGCTCGGCATAGTAACCTCGATTTTTGTCGGGTTGTTTTCTAGCTCGGCGATACGGGTTTGCAATGCTGTGATGTAAAGTTGGTTGCGTTCTTTTTCGGCCTTGATCTTTTGCTCGGCATAGTCACTAAATACAAATGAGGCTAGACCGATACCAAATAAAAAGAACAGAAAAGCGGTGACACACAAGAGAGGTGCGCCGCGCATGAGGAGATCAAACGAGTTAATTGGTTGATGCGACATCAGTCCTCCATATCTATCTCGTTTGTGTCTTTCTTGCACCTGTCAGTTAGACCGATACAGTATCCAAGTGTGAGTATGGTTGCTGTCCACATGATAAAAACACCTGGTTTGGAGACGAGTATGTCAATAAGGTTAATCGCTATAGCGTCGAAGATGTGATCCATTGTGGTCACGCCTCCATGCACTCGTCACAGTACACGGCTTCGGTGAGGTCCATGCAGGCGAGGGTCTTATCAGAGACGTGAGCAAAAACGTGCTTACCGCACTCGGTGCAATCGATGAACATGGTGATCTTCTTTCTCTATATATAAGGAGTAGGTTGAGACAAAGAGACGATGTCAATCTTTATTTCGGCGCTGCGTGCAGCGTCAGAAACGAAAACTATTTGTAACATGTGGCTTGTCTCATATAGACAGGCACATAAACAGATCACTTGGTAATTGAATATATTCGTCGCATACATGGATGTATGTGTGCTACTATTGTCCTTAGTGGTCTTCTCCCTCTCAGAGGACGCAACTACCATCGCCTGGATCGGTAGTCAACCGTTGAATCGTAAGGACTCATCGCGAGAGGAAGTGGGCATAGCCCGCTGATGAGTATGGCTTTTATTAACAGAAAGTGAGACGAGATGATGACAGCAAAGTCACGGACACGCAATCGAATTGTCGCAACTGCGGCATTGCTTGCGTTTACCGGATCGCTGGGTGCCAGCGCTGCCTTCGCAGAAGGTGGTACAGGTGGTGTTGGCGGCGGTGGCTTCAGCTCTAGCCCCGTCAATGGTTTGAGCGCGACGTTCCAGTTCTTCGATGCTCCCAAGTTAGGACCTAATGGTCCTGAATCACCTCAAGGTTGGGGTCAGGATTCAATCAATTGGTTCTTGGGTCAGAGGCACCTTGAGAATACCAAGATGGGTGCAAAGGTTCAGGCCGCATGTGACCAGGCATTGAATGACGCAAATGATCGTGCGCGTGCACATGGTGATAATAACCCTAAGTCGCGTGTTGTCGGCATCATGTATGCACTCTACAAGGAGAATCCGAATGTTGAGGCCGCTCGTGGACAGCAGCACTTCTTTGATCTCATGGACTATTGGCGTAATAACATTGACTATGGCGGTTTCTTCGAACTGTCTAGGGATACGCCTCTGTTTAAGGAATGGGTCGCAAATTTGGGTGACGATGGTATCAAGAAGGCTTCTAATAACGGCGCGGACTCTGTGTCAGCCGTGTGTGTTGCGGTGAACAGCCACGAGCCTCGTACTCTTGATATTCCGCCTACCTATAAGTTGAACATTACGACCAACCATGATTCGCATGTCATCGAGGCCGGTAGCACCGATCCTGTTTACGACGTGATTCACGCCTCCCGCGTGGATAACAAGGGCGCGGATGAGAATCTGAACGCTGATATCATTTTGAACTACGAAGGTCCCGAGGGAAACAAGTCGGTGACCAAGCAGGCTCAGATCGCCAACCATGGGGACACCAAGTCGCCTGAGTTCACTCCCGCTGACTTCGGCTGGTCCTCGTGGCCCGCAACGGGTGAGGGTAAGAAGTTCTGGTTCGATATCCACGTTGCCAAGCAAGGCAACCTGGAAGAGGCCATTGACACCGCCGACCGTGAAGAGGCTGAGTCCTGGGCTGTGAAGCCCAAGAACCCCGTCAAGTACTTGATGAATGGCGAGAATGGCTCTCAGCTTAAGGAGCAGGACGTTCTGGCTGCGAACATGTTCTACAACGCGAACATCACTGCGCACTCCAACGGTTACTCCTCTGAGATGACCATCACCGATACTGTGAACACCGCTGATGTCACGATCGGTGGCAAGGATGCGGATGATGCTGGTCGCGTTCAGGTCTTTGGTCCCGATGGCAAGCGCGTCAAGGCCGATGTTAAGATCGACCGCTCCACCGAGGGTAAGGTCATCATCTCTGGTACCGTGAAGAACATGGAGAAGCAGGGGACGTACACACTGTCTGTTCCGACCTACACGAAGGCCACTGGAGCTGACTACCGCATCCCGGACGATTCCAAGGCGTGCTACACCGCTGCTGGCGACCACTGCTTGAAGGGCAATTCCGCTGAGACCGGCAAGGTCACCCCGGATCCCGACAAGGTGTGGACTGCGGATGAGGCAGATGCTCGCACCACTGCTGATCCTAGCCGGACCAACTCTAAGGGTGTGGACCGCGAGACGTTCCTGCCCGGTGACAAGGTTTCTGCTGTGGTCAACGATCACATTGCACCGTTCTTGCAGTACAACCTGGAAGAGTACTCCATTGTTGATGACTGGTCCGATGGTCTGGCCTACGTTAAGATGGACAAGGCTCCCAAGGTCTTCTTCCAGGGTAAGGATGTCACCAAGGAATTCGAGATCACGAACGATGTCGAAAAGGGCATCACCACTGCGAAGGCTAAGCCTGAGTTCCTCGCCAAGACTGGCCGCCTGGCTGAGCCGGGTGAAGTCAAGCTCGTCATCTCCGGTGAGTTCCGTCGTGACTACGACACTGACGGCAGTTTGCGCACTCTGATCAACAAGGGTCACGTGACGTGGAACAACGAGATGAAGGCCACCAACGAGCCTCCGATTTTCACTCTGACCCCCAAGGTCGCTATCGACGTTGAGAAGTACACTCTCGACGAGGGCCTTGAAAAGGGCGATCGTGACGATGCTAAGGACGCATTGACCTTGAAGTCTCCCGAAGACGTCACCAAGATTGGCTTCCTTGTGAAGAACACTGGCGACGCTGATCTCGTCGATGTCACCTTGACCGATAAGACTCACGAGGGCACCACTGGTAACGTCACTGACATCACCTGTGAGATCCCCGCTGATCAGGCCAAGGCAAACCAGGCGACTACTGGTGTTGCGAACGGCACCACCTCTGGAACCGTTAAGGTTGCAGGCGATAAGATCGGTCTGCTCAAGGTTGGTCAGTCTGTGACCTGCACCGGCTTCCTGACTGGTGTCCAGACTGGCACCATGCACTCTGATACCGCTACTGCTGAGGGTAAGTCGATCCACAACGGTAAGAAGGTCTCGGACTCCGATGACTGGCACGCAACTGTTCCTGCCCCTGAGAAGCAGGCACCTCGCGGCGCTGTCACTGGTGAGGCTGCTGGTGCAAACACCGCTGGTCTGGCTGCTGCTGGTACCTTGATGGTTCTGGCTGGCGCTGGCGCGGGTGCAACTGCACTCTCCCGTCGCAAGGCACGCGCATGACACAGTAAGCATGGCTCAGGCCATGTGAGCTGACTTAAGTCACCCCCGTGGTTCATACTGCGGGGGTGACTTTTTATGTCTGTGGTGGTACGCATGTGGTTGTAATGGTGTAGAATGGTTGATGTACCAATGGAATCAATAATCGTTATGAAAGGCTTTGCCCCACATGTCGTCTTCTCCTGAAAATTTACATTGTTCCTCTGGATTGAAACCAACACCTCTCGTTGGTTTTGTCGGTCTCAAACGATCAGGGAAAGATACTGCTGCTCAGGCATTGGTTGATCGTGGTTGGACGCGCATGGCGTTCGCTGATCCGCTCAAAGAGATGAGCATGAAGCTGCGCGGTGTGTGGGTTCAAGTCCCTGCTGGCGTGGAGCTTGACGCTGTGATCCCCTCTGTCGGTGGTGGTCTAATAGGTCGCGGCGGTGGGTTCGCTCAGTATCATTATGTTGTTGACGCGCTCGGCATGGAAAAGGCGAAGGATCTTGTGCCTGATGTACGGACGTTGCTGCAAACCCTTGGAACGGACTGCGTACGCGGAACGTTTGGGTCTACGGCATGGGCTGAGTTGGCTGAGCAGAAGATACACGAGGCTCTGACGCGCGGTGAGTCTGTCGTGCTCACTGATGTTCGTTTCGATGAGGAACTTGATCTCGTGCGGCGACTGGGTGGGATCACGATTGGTGTATGGCGAGGTGATCTCGACTCTCTGAGCGAGGCGTTGGAGAGCGAGGGCAAGCGCGTCGGTGGGGACACGCATGAGTCGGAGACGAACACATATCACCTGCTCAATTGGTGCGATTTCATCGTGTGTAACCGTGGGTCTATTGATGATCTGCATAGGGGAGTGCTCAGCACTGTGGACAATGCGTGGCGTTTACCCCACTGATACATGCTTGCTCTTATGTGGCGCTTATCTGGTTTTTATGTGACCTGGTAAGCGCCATTTCTCTTGATACACGAGCCGAATGGTGTTATGATGGTTTATAGATGACCAGATAAGAACCATCTGGTCCGTGTAGTCCACACACAGAAAGGGGTGTCTATGCCCAAGCGTTTTATGGGGTCTGTTCCACGGCCTACGCCGAAGCGATTCCGTGTCTCTGTTCCAGAAACCGATGAGTCTGTCCTGGCATGGATCGGTGCTCAAAGTGATCTGAGCAATTCAGTGCGAGCGCTCATTAGAGAGTCGATTGAGAAGAACGGATACCGTGATGCGACGTGTTATCCCGTCGTGCAACAGCCTCGCCGTGGCCGTCCTCCGAAGAACATAGAAGATGAGGCCGATGTTACGACCGTGCTTGAACCTGTAGCTCAACCAGATGAGATGGTCACTGAACCTGTTGCCCAGCCTGCGGCTGTCCCCATGCCTGTGCATGAGGAACCTGCATATGAAGCCCCGGCTCAGACAAACGTTGAAGACGTACTCGGTACGTTGCGCTAGTAAAAAGACTGAAACGAAAGGATTGTTCCTATGACTGCTCAAACTCAAAATCTTGTGGGTGGTATTGACGTTGGTAACGGTTATGTGAAGGGCCTCATTCGCTCCGACCGCACCGATAAGGCCGGTAAGCCGATTGTTGACACTGTTGACCTGCCTAGTGGCGTGACTTTGATGACGCGCCCGAACTCGCTTCCTGACCCTGACAATGAGGCGAAGTATAAGTGCGCTGAGGACCTCTACAACAACCTCGATGTATCGTTCTCTTCGGCGATGGTCTCGAACTCGTACCGACACCTGTTTGGTACGCGCGCTCTGAGTGCTAATGGCGCGTTCGATGAGTTTAACGTCGTGGGACGGCGCTCGAAGGCTGAGCAAGAACTGTCCAAGGTGTTAATTCTGGGCTGCTTCGCTGCCAAGGCTCTGCGCGATTTTGTGGCTGAGAACAAGGCTCTGCCTGCCTCGGAGCTGAACGTTCACGCTCGCGTTGCTGTGGCTCTTCCCATTGATGAGTACATGCGCCACCGCACCAGCTACAGCGCTCAGTTCATGAGCGGTGTTCACCTGGTGACTGTCCATAACTTTGAGACTCCGGTGACCATTCGCATCACTTTTGATGACGTGGTGGTGATGGCCGAAGGTGCCTCTGCTCAGTGGGCGATCACCGAGAAGGGTGTCCCGCTCATGCAGGCTATGCTTGCTGACGTGCGCTCCCGGGGTCTGGCTCTTGAGGGTGTTACTGCCGAAGATGTTCTCGCGGCTCGTAACACTATTGGTATCGACATTGGCGAAGGAACCGTGAACTTCCCTGTGTTCACCAACGGTAAGTTCAATGCCGATGCCTCGACTACCTTTGGCGAAGGTTACGGAACTGTTCTGACTCGTGCGCTCGAATCTATGGATGCAGAAGGCTTCAACACTGGCTTTACCAGCCGGAAGCAACTCGCTGATTTCCTCCAGCATGAGCCGTCCCCCTTGAAGCGTAATTTCTACCAGAAGGTTCAAACATACGTTGCTCGTGAGATTGAGTTCTTTGCTCGCGCTGTCTCTGATCAGTTTGGCCGTGTGCTCTCCGTTGTTGGTGCAACCACTGAGGTTGTGTTTGTGTTCGGCGGTGGATCAGGGCCTGTCAAGGACGCGCTCTATCCCTTGCTCCTGGCGAAGGTTGCCGAGATGAACTCAGCGGATGCAATGCCGGTGCTCTACCTTGATGCCTCGTACTCACGCTCCTTGAACCGTGAGGGTCTGTACTCGATCGCTCAGGCGTCTGCTGTGACGGGCCGTAAGCCGAAGGCTTCGGCATGAGTAGCCCCTGGGATAACGTTTCTCGTCAGTATGGCGTTCAGCCACCTGGCGAGCCTGATGAGGTTTCTGAGGCGGTAGCAGAAGATGCTCCGAACTTGGAGCCTCGCTCTGGATTGCTGACTTTTGATGAAATCATGCACAGCAGTGGGACGGAAGTGGCTCAGGCCAAGGCACGCAAGAAGCGAAGCGCTCTTGTGACTGGCGTTGTCAGCGTGCTTATTGCGGCTTTGCTGGGTGGCGGTGGGTACCTCGTGTACCGCGCCTATACTGACTCGCAGATCGAAGACACTCTGTCTTTGCCGAGCGACACGTACCAAGATGCTCAGGTGGATCACGGGCCTGTTGATGCAACCACCGAGATGCTGAACCATGAGTGGCCGGTTGTGAACGCTGATTCGGATCAGGGGTCGAACACCTGGGATATCAACACCGAGGATCACCGGATTCAAACCATGTCTATTGCACGCATGGCTCCTGGATCGGTGTTTATCCCTGAGTCTGGGATTTACATGGAAGTGCAAGGCAGCGATAAGTTTGAGCCATCGAAGTATGGGGACCTCCAGACTATTCACGTACCAACGAACGTGCATCGCGGGGTCTGGTACTCTGATGGTGCGCCTTTGACTCAGTCGGATACAGGCGTGCTGACTAATGTCACTGTGCACTCTGACCCTGTACCAACCTCTAGCCCCTCTTCTTCGGCTTCTTCTCTTTCCGAGAACCAAGGAACGGGGAATCAGACCACCCCAGATTTTGGAGAAGGAACAACATTCATTGCTTCCCATGTTGCATGGACGAAGAAACATCGTGGTGCTCTCTACACGATGGCAACCGATGTTAAGAAAGGTGAACTGATCTGGGCGAAAGGTTTCGATGGCTCCCTGTCCACATGGCGAGTGAACGGTATGTGGACTGCTGAGCATGAGGCGTTCCCCGCTGATTATTTCAGCGCGAAGGGAGAGCGTCGTCTAGTATTGACCACATGTGGCGGACGAGTGAATTATCAGGGTTACTATCAGCAGAACGTGTTTCTTGTTGCGGTTCCTGTGCCTCTTACCCAGCAGCTTCCGCACTGATAGCTTGCCGCGCTGATCAGGAGGGGACACAGGGCGGTAAGGCAAAGCCCCGTAGTAATGGTGTGAACCATGCTACGGGGCTTTGCTCTATGCGCTCTTTAGAGAGAGAAGCGCTTTCGCACAGCGAGAACTGCGCCACCCATGAGGGTGAGCAGGCTTCCACCGAGCAGTGGGAGAGTTGCCGCTCCGGTGTGAGCTAGACCCTCTTGGTTGTTCACAGAGGTGGAACCGTTAGCAGACTTGGAGCCGCTTTGGGTTGCGGATTGAGCGTTACCATTCGCATTGACGAGGACGTCACCACCTTTGTCACCGGACTTGTTATTGTCGGTAGCAGTATCGCCCGCACCGCTTTGGTCTCCAACCTTATCTCCAGCCTGATCATCGGCCTTGTTACCATCCTGAGAGCCAGGAATCGGGGTCTCAGTGCTTCCATCAGTGGAAGGAGCCGGAGCGGGGTCCGTAGTCTCGTTACCCGGAGTAGGCGCTGGAGCAGGAGTGGTGCCATCTGGAGCCGGAGTTACTTCACCAGGAGTGGGAGTGGCCGGATTAGTTGTCGTGTCACCCGTGCCAGGAGTTTCGGTGGTTCCACCAGGCGTTGGGGTCGGATCAGGGAGCGGTCCCTCTGGAGTTGGGATGTTTGGCGTCTCAGTGTTGTCGCCCGCGTTGTCGCTTGTGCCAGGAGTAGGCGTAGGTGCCGGTTTTGGATCCTCAGTGGTGGTACCAGGCGTACCGGGCGTTGTTTCGTTCGTATCTGGTTTGGGCGCTACCGGAGAATCATTCTCGTCAGAAGGCTTGGGGTTTTCGCTCCCAGGCGTCTCGGTAGAGGGATCAGCTGGAGTTGTCTCGCCCGTCGTGGGATCTGCTGGGGTCACAGCCGGAGGATTAGCCGGATCTGGATTTCCAGGAGTCACAGGAGCCGGTGGTGTTGGCTCAGCGGGCGTTGGATCAGCAGTTTCAGGATCTGGCGCATTTTCGGCTGGATCAAGAGTTCCTGTAGCGGGAGCTGGATCCGTTGCGGGCGCTGGTGCTACAGGCGCCGTCTCGGTTTCGTTAGCCGCTGGAGCTGTTGTTGCTGTCTCAGTTGTATCTGTGGTTGCAGCTGTATTAACAGCCCCATCACAGATCAGACCGTTCTCGTATGCAATGCCTGCGTTCGTGCCAGGCGTGTACAGACGCGCATCGTCTGCTGCGGTGGGAACCCGGCAGTCAGTATTGCCGAGGTGATCTTCTGCTGCCATTGCTCCACCTGCGAGAAGCATAGTGAAGGCTGCTGTTGCGCCGATGGTTGCGCCCAGCTTCTTAGCTGGTGTCATTCCATTCATGAGGATGTCCTCTTTCTTGATCGGGATGCGACGGGGTAACGCAAGGTAAACAAAAGACCCCGTAGCGTCAGTATACCTGAGCTACGAGGTCTTTTGTACCCTGAAGTGCTGAAACGTCAGGCTATATTCATGCCTTGGCTCGCTTGGTCAGAGCAAGACCCGTTCCAGCTGCGAGAAGGAGAGTAGCTCCACCGAGCAGAGGCAGAGTTGTCGATCCAGTGTGGGCCAGAGCCGCTCCCTGATGGGTCACAGAGGTAGATTCAGCAGGAG